TACAATATAAAGTAGTCGCCCGTGAGCAGTTATACAATATTTAGTTGCTCTTCTCCTTGAGAAGATCTTCCATTTCAAGATTGACAAGATTGAGCAAATCAACTTGGTCTTCGGTGGCTTCACTGAGCTTCATTGGATGACCGAAAATCATTTCGATCTTCTTAGAAATGCGACGAGCCATATCAGCATCAGCATTTTCACCTGTACCAACAAGCTTAACCCAAAGGTCTTGTGCATGATTACGGACAGCTATGTAATCAAGAGTCTCTTTGTCCTTAATTACAACATTATCTACTGCTGAACCACCACTTACTTCAATTTCCTTATCTATTGCGCGACCTACTGCATCTTCAAGATAAGAGTATCCAAATGGAAGAACGGGGTCAAGGAAACGAAAACGGCTACCCGCGGTAATGGTGGGTGTCGCTCTCGTAACGAGATATCTTTCACATTCGCCCTTATCATTCCATTTCTTAGTAATAACTCCAATGACGTCAACGAGACTATTCACGACCTTGAGACAACGAGGATTGAGATCAGGCTTATAACCAATAACCGCACCCTTATCATCAAGTTCTTCCTTCAAGTGAGAAGTCAAAATCTCACCATAACCAAGCATTGTAATTTTACGAAGAGTTCGCTCAAATTCCTGAGACAAAGATTTATAACCAGCGCCATAAGGAATATCACCAATCTTCTGAACACCAGCCTGTGCGCAGATATATTGCTCACACAAATCCCAAGCAATTGCGACAGTGTCAAAGCAAATAACCTTAAACCGTTGCTTTATCTCAGGCTTTTCAAGCTGCCTTACAATAAGTTTGACGTCACTCCATTTCTCTACTGGCTGAATCATTGCTCCCGGACGAGCATTAGTGCCCATTTCAAAAGCAAGAATTAGAGAATCTTTCGCTGTTGTGCAAAATTCCGTTTTCCCAATCTTAGGTTCTCCAGAAAGCAGAATATATTTGCCAGACAGATTTCTTGGAATAACGCTCGGCTGTATTGCCATTAAATCAATAGCCATAGGTCAAGACCCCCTTAGAAACCAAGATCAAGACCCATAGATGCAGTTGAAGAATTCTGAGCTGGTGCTTTGCGCTGTGTAGCGCGAGCACGGCCATTCGCCTTCTGCTGCTCCTGACGCTCCTTTCTACGACTAAGACCCGCGCTTATCTCCTCAAGAGTCCAAGCCTTATCACCCTCAAGAGGAGTTGGGCAACCACCAGTGATGACAAGCTCACTCAGATTCAAAGTGCGGGTTTCTTCGTGCGGTTCGCCAAAGCCCGGATTAACTATCTCAGTACGTACAGTAGAAGTAAAGTTCAAACGACCCTCAGCCGCAACACAATCATTCTCCTGCCAATATTCACTTATTGCCGCACGAACATTCTCACTTTTGACAATAAACGGAATAACATCAACAGTATCGCCCCAGCCGGGAACGACACCCCGGATTATCATATTACCAGTTTCAATGCCTTCCTTATCAAGTTCAGGAGACATATTAGCCAACATCATCTCAATAGAGAAATCAGCCTTGGGCTTCATCTCGTCCTTACGCACAACATTAACAAAAGATGCTTGAATCTGAGGATAAGAAATCATAGAAGAGCCATCCTGAGACGGATATTCATTCATAGAAATCTTGCCAGTCAGACGGACACGAGTTGCATCAGCCTCACCAACCTGCGCAATACTATGCATTTCATCAAGAATACGCTGAACAGATGCATATGCAGGATTAGCATTACCATCGCGCTTGGTCTTATTCGCAAACAGCTTTACAGGGATTTCAAGAAGTCCCTCTTTGCTATTGACTCTTATCTTTATAGAACCACCAAGATACTCAGTGGTGCGGCCGTCCTTTTCAAAAGAGCCATTCTTCAGGTCAGTTTCACTCAATATTCCTTCAATATATACTTTATTAGTTGCTTCTCTCATTTTCTTACTCCTTATTTTTTATTTTGACTCTTTTGAACATAAGGAGCCTGACTATTCATCAGGCTCCGATATATTCAAAATTACTCTTCGTCAGCGGACGGAACAAAAACCTTGCCTTCATCAGTCAGATTAACATAAGTGATATCCTTGGCGTCTTCGCCTTCACCAACAACCTTCTCACGAACGACAAGACCCTTCTTCTTAAGGTCAGTTACGTTTGCGCCAATAGAGCGAGCGCCACGGCCAAGAGCGGAAACCAGCTCATCAATAGAAATGTGGCCACCGTTGTCGCGAATGTAGTTAAAAGTTTCAGTAGATTTAGGTGTAAGTTTCACAGTATTTTCTCCTTTTTGTTTTATAAATTTTTTATTTTATATAAATGGGAATTATTTCCCCATTCAACAAATATTATATCAAAAATTTCACTCAAAGTCAAATTTTCAATATCAATTTTGGAAAAGAATAATTTCTTTCTTTCCTTATCTTGTATATATATTATATCGCAGATTTTGAAAAAAGTCAAATTTTGACCAGACCAATTACTTCATTTTTACCGGACAACTTCAATGTCTTGACTCCTTGCGCTGTTCGACTCTGAAGCGGCAAATCATTTACTTTGATACGAAGGCGCGCGCTTGTCGATATAACAACCAATTCGCGCTCATTCCGTAGAGCAACAAAACCAACAATTCCTTCTGGCATTGCTTTCACGCCCTTTGTATAGCGACCTTGAACGGGTAGTTCATCAACAGACAATCGCTTTGCCAATCCTTCCTTTGACACAACAACAATTTCTTTTTCTGATGTAATGGCACAGGCACTTGATACTTCATCACCAAGACTCAGCTTGATGCCACGAACACCCTTTGTAGCACGTCCAATGGCATTTATTGAGTTAGTCTCAATTATGAGGAACTGGCCTTTTTTTGTGGAAAGTGCGAGATTTTCTTCGTTTATCAGCAATACATCAACTAATTCATCACCTGCAGCAAACTCAATTGCCTTTATACCGCCTGTGCGATTAGTGTTATATTCTTTGAGTTCGGTTTTTTTGACGAAACCTTGCTTTGTGATAAATATAGCATAACGTGCGCTTGTAGTTTTGTTATAAGATGTAAGTGTAAGAGCCTTGTCATTATCTGTAAAATCAAGATAGGTCTTCTTTTCGTTCTCAAAAGAAGATAAAGGCCGTGCATACATCTGTCCCTTCTGTGTAAAAAACAGAAGCACATCACCCGTCATACAAGAAGTTGAGTATGTGATATATTCACCATCCGCTAGCTTCATTTTATTACCAACCGTGTTACGACTTTGGGAATAAAGAGAAGAAATCTCATTGATATAAATCTCATTCTGATTTGTCAGACTTACCTGATATTTTTTTACTTCAACAGGCTCATCGTTTTCATCTGCTGACAAATTCAAAATCTGTGTGCGGCGGTCATCTCCAAATTTATCCATTACCTCGCGCAAACCTTTCTCAATTTCTTTTTTGAGTAAAGACTCATCTGCAAGAATTGCTTCAATACGAGCTTTTTCGACTTCAAGTTCAGACTGCTCTTTTAGAAGTTTATCAATATCCAAGTGAGACAATCGCGCAAGTTTTAAATCAAGAATTGCTTTAGCTTGGTGCTCATTGATAGATAAGAGCTTCTGAAGGGCGACTGATGCACTCTTTGAATCAGCCGACTTTTTGATTGTCTGAATGACTTCCTCAATTTGGTTATATGCACGAATAAGGCCATCAATTATAGACAAACGGTCAATAATTTTCTTGAGATCAAACTGAAAACCACGAGTATAGACTGAAATTTCATGATCAAGGTGTGCTTGTAACAATTCTTTCCATGTAAAAACACGTGGATAACGGCTATTCTCAAGCATAGTAAAATTTACGCCATAATGCGTCTGAAGCGAAGTGTTTTTATACAAATACTTGATAACTTTATCAGGGTTTGCGGTTTTGGTCAAATAAATCTTGATAAGTGGCTTCTCACCAGTCAAGTCATTGAAACGCTCGATTCCGGGGTTTTCATCACTATTCAAAATTTCCTCAAATTCTTTACAAAGAGTTTCAGTATAAAGCATATAAGGAATTTCTGATACAACGAGGCATCTTTCTTTGACGTCCCACTCAATTACAGAGCGCAATTTACAAGCTGCACCATTTCCATTTCTATGACTTTCTTTTACTTCATCTGGATTTATTAAAATTGCGCCAGTTGGGAAGTCAGGAATACAATAAATCTCGTCAAAAGATATATCAGGATTCCAAAGCAGTTTTATTAGTGCTGTATTGACTTCGCACAAGTTATAAGTAGGCACAGAACATGATGCCCCAACTCCTATTCCATATGACCCATTTACAATGTTGTAAAAGCCTTTGGAGGGTAATACCATAGGATATTTTTCTGTGTTATCATAGTTGTCACGCCATTCATTAATTGTGTCTTTATTTATGTCAGCAAATAAATAATTTGCTAAAGCTGACAACCGTGCTCCACTATATCGAGGAGCTGCCCAAGAACCAGACGCAAGAAGTGTGCCATAAGAGCCTTCCACATCAACTAGTGGATAGCGCATTGCAAAAGGCTGTCCCGCACGCATAATCACACCTTCTGCACTTGCATCACCGTGTATATACAAACGGAAACATGAACCTATTGCTTTCAGAGTTTTTTGGAAAGGCTTTTCGTGAATAAATTTATCAGTATAAAGACAATAAAAAATTTGCCTCGCACTCGGTTTTAACAAATCTTTTGCATCAGGCAAAGCGCGAGATTGAAGCACCGCGCCGCTGAATTGAAGGAAAGCATCTTTTATAATTGGAGTTAGATTTTTTTCCATTTATTTACTCCTTTTCTCATTCTTTATATATATTATATCAAGAATTCGAGGAGAAATCAAATTTCTCCTCGTTCAAATTTCATTATTCCCTTATAGTTGAAAAATCTATATTGTTAAAAATGAAATCATGCTTAGGTTTACTATCTTTTCCCATCAATTCAAGAAGTAGGCCAAAACTATTTTCATCAGGAATCAATATATCAATTCGTTGATGTTCTGGCGAGAACATTGAATCACGAGCTTGCTTTGCATTAAGACTTCCTAACCCCTTGTTTCTTTGAACTTCTCCCTTTATGGTACTACGGACTTTGTCAAAATCTTCATCAGTGAAATAATAATCATATTTATTTCCTTTTTTAACGATATATAGGGGAGAACGAACCCAACATAAACGGCCCTCTTCTATAAATTCTGGAGCTATTTTATAAAGTGCGCACATTATCAATAATCCAATTGCAAAACCGTCACTGTCGGCGTCAGTTAACACTCCGATGCGACCATAGCGAAGCTTTTTACTATCATATTTTCCGGGGATAATGTTCATTGCACTAAGTAAAAGTTTGACTTCTTCATTTTGATAAAACTTTTCTTCATCATTAGAAAAAGCATTTATCATCTTACCACGCAAAGCAAGAATTCCATAGGTCTTTTCATCACGTGCCATTGCAATGGAGGATGCAGCAGAAAGACCTTCGACAAGAAGCAAAGTTGCGTTCTGTCCCAAGAATTCCGCGTCTTTCAATTTATCACTTGAAAAGACTTTTCGTTTTTGATTTTTTTCAACTTCTTTAGAAGCGTTCAAAACTTGCTGGCGCGCACGTTCGGCCATCATTTCAGCTTTTTTTTCTTTAGCCAAAAGTTCAACAACTTTATCAAATTCGTCCTTATGCTTTCTTACAAACTCTTTTATCGCTTCAGTAAAAACTGTTTGCGTATAACCTCGAAGTTCAGGATTCTGAATACGAGATTTAGTTTGATTTTGATAAATTGGATGAGGATGCCGCACATTTACAATATATACAAGTCCTTTGCGTATCATATCGGCGTTATAATCGCCTTTAGATAAAGAATTGATAGTGCGCGTAAAAGCTGTTTTTGCACCCGTACTGGGTGTTCCTCCATCTATATTAAGTGCGCCATTGGAGAAAATATATTCAGTTTCTTTTCCGCTCGTCCATTGGGCGAAAACCTCAACTTCAACCTCATCATCAAACTCTTTATATCCATAAATATAAGACTTATGAAGCGGCTTGCTAATATTGTCTTTTGCAAAATCTTTCAGTCCATTTAGTGAATAAAAGGTTTCACTTTTGCCTTTATAAGTAAAAACAAAATAAACCTTTGGAATAAAGTAAGATGTAAGTCGAAGTTCTTCTCTAATTCGCTCACACTGAAAGGCTGGTTGATCTTTTTCAATGTTCAATACCTCTTTATTAGGAGTAAATCTAAAAGTAGAACCGGTGGTTAATATATCTCGAACTTTTTGACTTTTAGGGGAAGCAGGAATACCATCATTAAATTTTAAATAATATTCTGCGCCTTCTCTCCGACTCCATACTTCAAATATACTTGAACAAACGCAAACCGCCGATGTCCCAATTCCATGACAACCACGTACCTTCTTGTAATTTATTGTATCAAATTTACCTGAGCTATGTGCGGAACTGAAAAGTTCAATAAGAACTTCCTCGCAGTCCTTATTTGGCCCCCTAGGGACTCCAGCCCCACTGTCTACACACATTAAAGTATTGCAATCATCAGAAAGAGTAATTTCAATTTTATTCCCTCGACCCATCATTGCTTCGTCGCAAGCATTATTCAAGACCTCAAGAAAACAATTGAATGCCGCATCTTGAGCGGTTGCACCTAAGTACATACCCGGAGTTGAGCGGCAGGCTGTTCTGAAGTCTCTTACTTGGATAGAATTGGCATCATAACTCATTGTTTCATCTCCAATCTTATTTTTCTTTTTTAATTATAACAAAAATTGAGGAAGAAATCAAATTTCTTCCTCTAAATTCATTCTGTCGATTTGTCTTTTATCTCTTGGTGAATGATCAACTGCCGCGCCATAGGCTCCTTTATGTTGATATGACGCATGACCATTTTTAGTCTTAGTCTTTTTTGACTTCCCCGCAGTTATGTATTTACTTATTTCGCCATTATTAGTAAAATAGCCATCCTCTACATTAGTTGAATGACCAGTGCGATCAAGATGAGATAGTAGGTAGCGACGGTGTTTAATTTTTCTTTCGCGAGCTTCGCGCACTTCTTCTTTAGTTCGATTCATTTCCTATTTCAACTCTCATTAGCTCATTATTTCCAAAAGGAATTCCACTAAAAGAAATATTTGTTGTTAGTCCTTCTTCAAATGTCTCTCTTAGTATCGTCAAATTACCTCGTCCTCCAGTAATATCATTTGTCGAATAAGACTGTTCAATTGTTGTTAACTTTGGTTTTACAAATTGTGTAATATAACAATTAAAACCTTTATATTTTGTCTTTATCTTTAAATAAAAAGGCTTTTCATTTTCAAAATCAATACAACTCATATCAAAATAAGTAGTCCCGCAATATGGGCATTTATTTAGTTCGGGTTCGATTGGAGCCGCGCAATTAGGACAATTTATCTTCAAGGCTTTTCTTCCTCCCAATTTGGTGGAACAAAATTCGTCGCAAAATCCCAAACCCATTTACCACGCCACACAAGAAAAAAGGTAGTGCCGCACGTGTTGTCAACATAAGTATCCAAAATGGGTTCGATTTTTTGTGTCTTTACATTTTTTGCTTTGAACATTTATTCCACCACCTTTTACTTTTATTATATTATATCAAAATTTCTTTTCAAAATCAAATTTGTAGAGTTTCGGTTATATTGGTCTACTTATATAAGTCAAAGGAGGGATGATATCTATGGCTGATACCAAAAAAGCCCCTGAGTGCCGTAATAGAATTATGGCATATGTTATGAATAAACGCATTAACTATCGTGTATTAGAAACTCTGTTGGACAACCTTGAAGCAGCTATTATTGCTGATAATAAAACCGAAAAAACACCAATTCAACCAGAAGGCCCTTCAGAGGGATAAATTATACGCCAGTCTTTTAATAAGACTGGCGTTTTTTATTTATCTTCAGAATTCCATTTGTTAAGAGTTTTTTGATCGACTCGCAGAATATACAAATCATCGTCCTCCCCATTTTTCTGAATGAGAAGTGTATTGATACCAAATCTATTCAAATACGGCATAAACAAATATAGCCCTTCCAAAGTAGTGCCGCAGAAGTTCATATTACGCAGATTATGATAAATAAACTGGCGTGCTGCTTCGTTTTCTCTTTCCCAATCTATTCTTTCTATCATTCCCAACTCCTAAATTTTTGTTCTTGTTCTTTTTTGACGCGACGGCGTTTTACCCATAAAAGAAAGTCCTGAGCACGTGTAATAGCGACATAAGCAAGACGTCCTTCCTCAACCATATCAAGCGGCGCTCTATGGGTATAATAATTTGGCTCAGGAATCGTTGCGCCAATTACTACAACTTTCTTTTGTTGAAGTCCCTTTGATGAATGTATTGTGAGGACTTTGACAGTATTCTGCTTCATTTTTTCTTGGAGTTGACCAAGATTTACTTCTTTTTGCTTGAAAGTATCGCAAAAAATGCCGCGACTTTCAAGATAAGATTTGACAGTTTCAAGCTGCGCATTAGTGCGAGTCAACACAAACCATTCGCCAAATTTGCCATCTTGAAGTATATAATTTGCAACTGTTTCCAAATTGTAAAGAATTGTAATCTTTTTCCCCATTTCATTGCGCATTAGAGTAGAATTGTCATAATAACCACAATTCATCCGTTCAATGGCCCATTTTGCGAATTCGTGAATAACACGCGCATTACGGAAATTTTCAGATAGTTTATAAGTTGCTACTCCATCAGTCTGACTCAAATTTACAATAAGGTCAGGATTACTACCCGCAAATGCATAGATTGTTTGCTTTTCATCTCCTAATATTGTAAATCGTTTTGGATTTACCATTTCCAGAATAAACTCAAACTGATGATTATTACTATCTTGTGCCTCATCAAGCAGCAAATGATCGACAGGAAAGTTATTTACACAACGTGGGTTTTGTTTTACTAAATTGAATAGTTCATCAAAGTCTTCGCTTTCAATTGTTTCTCTAGTTGCAATTTGTTCAGTGTGAAGTAAAAAGTTTGCAAATGAATGAACAGTGCCGCAAAATCCAATCTGTAAAGGCTCAAGACGATTTATAATTTCTTGCGCCGCATTATTTGTAAATGTAATAGCCACAATATGTGAGGGCAATGTTCCCTGAGATACAAGCCACTTTATGCGTTCAATAAGGCAAAAAGTCTTTGAAGTGCCTGCACTAGACATTACGACAACCTTGTCTTCTGGCGCAGTTATTATTCTATGTTGCTGTTCTGTTATTTTTATTTCGTCCATTATCCTACTCTCTCATTTAATCCAAATTTTTTTGTGTCATAAAATTCAGTCCAATATTTTTCGCGTTCAGTCAGCTTATCTTTTGAAACTTTTTCCAGTAATTCAAAAGTAAAATTTTCAATCCCATCTTCTTCCATTATAGTATGAAGGCGCGAATGACTGATAGTGCCACAATGATAGGCAGATTTAGCGTGTTGAACCCAACGGTCACGTATATTTGTAGATTTACCTATATAAATCTCGCCTGTTTTTTCGCGCGTAATTTTATAGATGCCACTTGGTTGTTCTCCATTTAGGACACGGCGTGTCATTTCAAGGACGGGTTTAGCACAATAAGTATCATATATCATTTTATCTATATCAATACGGCGATTAAGTTTAGGGGCTATTTCGCGCAAGACTTGTATGTCACTTAACGCCTCAGGAGACAAATTGACTTTAAAGAAGGTCTGTTCTTCAATCTTTTTCTTTTCACGGCGTATATCTTCATTTAAAACTTCGCGGCGTTCGCGCAAAACATCAAGAGTTTTTTGGACAATATCACATTGATATTGCGCATCTTGTGTTTCTTGGTTTATTTGTTCTATTCGAGCATTATGTTGAAGTTCAACTTCATCAAGCTCTTGTCGATATTTCTCCCTTGCTTCTAAAACATTGCGCGCCGCTTCGTCTATAATTTCTTTTTCTTTTTGTAAAACTAAATTTTTTTTATAATAGTGAATGTATATAAAATTAGCAATTATTAGAATGACCACTAAGACTATACCCATCATAATTCCTCCTATATTTTCTACTATATATAAGTATAGCATAAAAAAGGCTGGAAGTCAAATTTTTGGCTTCCAGCTTATACTTTATGGGTTGGGTTCATCTTCTAATACTTGCCAACACAACATTCTTGTATAATATTTGTCTATATAACTATTACCTTTGAGCTTTTTATAGTCTTTGTAAAGCGTGTCTAATTGCTCTTTTACAGACATAGGAAAAATTCTTACATCTCGATAGGCGTGATATATATCCATTATATTTGTGCGCAAGATATTCTTTTGGCTAACGGCTAGTAAATCTATTTGTTCGCTTTGTCGAGCATTGGTTTCTTCAATTCTATCTAAGCGTTCATCAATCCCGTCAAGCCGAGTATCAATATTACCCAACTGTTTTTGTATAGGGGCGAGTTTCTTTTCAATTTCTTCTCCGACTTCTCCTGCTCGTCTCTGTTTTATTTTACTCCAAAGGCCTTGAAAGAAGCCAAATTTTTTACAAATTTTTTCAAACCCATCAGCGACAAGGTAAATAGCTATAACTACGCCACCGATAAGTTCTGGTGAAAGTTCCATTCGCTCACCTCCTCGTCTTATAGAAGTAGCAATTAGAGCATTTATTATACAGAATTTTGATGCTCTCTCCAAACTTCATCATTATGCCAACGAGATTTCGCGCGATATTTATCTTGAAATAGTTCATGCGCATTAGTAAGCGAATAGATATCCCAAAATGGTATAATATATAAGGGAATACAATTAGCTAGTGCATAACTAATTTTTCGGCGATCATGTTCTTGTTGTTTCAGTAAGCCACTGCGACCGCCAAAGACTTCATAGTAATGTTGCTGACCATTTACTTCAATAAGACCGCGCGGCGTTGAAAAATCATAACGGAACCGACCGCCGCGTAAATCCGTGTAAGATACTTCTTTTTGATAATCAATATGAGATTTTTGAAGTAAGTCACTTATAAAATTCTCATAATGACTAGCCATTATATTTCCTCTATCTGACGCCACAGACACTCAGATTTATCTTTGTCATCGCGGAAACGCACAAATTTAGGATGCCGCAACATTTTATCATCTGTCAGCTGCATCGCACTTACTTCAATAACATGGCCAGCATAAGATTCAGGATGAGACTTTATTTCTTCAGTAAGACCACTAAGAAAACCAATAGGATGAATCTTGCCATTATTATACACTGCAATTTCAAGACTACCAGCCATTCCATAAAAGAATGATTTTGTAACAGGTTCATATTGTGCGCCTTTTGAAAATTCTTTGTAAAAATTACCTTTCTTAAATTCATTGGTCTTAGTATCAAGCCAGTATTCCCACGTTTCAATCTCTTTACCAATATAAGTGCGGGTTGTTTTTGTATAACGTCCAGTAAAGAAGCAATCAATTGTGTCTTCAAGCTCTTTTTTTATTTTGAGAGAAATTTTAGTTGAACGCTTGCCCGGCTGGTAGATGCCATTCTCATTTAGAATAACACCACCCTCGCCGCCAGTCGCAAGAGTATCAGCTATCATATTCCATAATTCCTGCCCCCAATAAAATCTTGCGGCGGTTGCATAGAGATAATGATTATCTTTCACTATATCATCAATATGTGCTAAATAAGACATACGAACTTTTGCAGGCTGATTTATAAGAGATGTATTATCCCAAGCTAATACATCAAAAGCATAAAAATGAAGCTTATCATCTTTCTGGCGTGCAATTGCCTTGTCAGTAAGAGCGCCCATTACTTTAGTAACCTCGCTAGAACCTTCATGCGTCGGAAAATAAATTTCACCAAGAATACAAGTTCCAATCGGCAAGGCATCAAAAAATGATTGAAGTTGCGGAACGTGGTCGAGCTTATCAGCAAAATCACCACTTACGCCACGAGAGCGGCTAAGTAGCATCATATTGTTATCTTCGTCTTTTACAAATTTAGAGAAGTAACCATCCATTTTTCGAGCACCCATCCATTCACCAGAAAATACACGCTTACGTGCCTCTTCTTTTGGATCGCCTTTATAGGACTTTGGATGAGCATAATAACGCATCGGCTCCATCTCTTTGAAATTAAATCCATCTATATAGCCAAGCATTTTTCGGCCTCCTATCTTTTCTTTTTTAGAAACATTCTTTTTGTTTATTTTTCTTGAAGTAATTTTTTCTTTTCTTAACTTATAAGTATTACTTATAAGTAAGACACATACATATCTTACCTATAAGTATAACTTACATTTTATATTATATTTTATAATACACTTTGGCTTACGTGTTTACTATACCAGAATTTTGGAAAGAAGTCAAATTTTTAATGAATCGCTTTGCTTCAACTTCCAAGTCCTCAAAAGTTTGATTGTTGTCTATTACATAATCATATTTGTAGTTAAGGACATTTGCATCAGCATGATTTGATGCCTTTGAAGCTTCTGCTGAATCGCGCCGTATAAGTAAGGTCGTACCATTTGTGGCCTTCTTGAGCTTGTCAATTTCGGCAGGTTCGCGCACATCTACAAAAATGAAACCTTTTCGCGGATCGATTTGATAGGACAGCAATTCATCTTCAAACTCGCGCACGTATTTCATTATATCACGGAAAGGTGCATTGTTGTATGCACTCATTAGATCTTTTAAGTCTGACAGGAATTTACGATCACGTGGCTCTTTTACACCTTGCCAACCAACTTTCGTGGCAACCTCCTTTACCAAATCTACACTACTGCGCGCCCTATAGTATGGGCCAAGAATAAAGCTACACATTTGTTCAAATGTAGTTTTGCCACTACTGGGCGCGCCATTTACTATAACCACATTTACGTGATTTTCAGCTATTTCCATTTACTACTTCTCCTTCAATTTTTTTTCGAGCTTTGACGGCAAGCTTATCGACTCGCTCATTATAATCTATTCCTATGTGTCCACGCACTTTTTTCCATTGAATGTGAGTGTCTTCAAAGTAAGGAATAAGCTCCAACCAAAGGCTCTTATTTGCAACAGGCTTTTTTTGTGAGTTCAACCAATTGTATCTCTGCCACGACTTATACCACTTCTGCTCATAACAATTATGAATATAGGCGCTGTCAGTAAATACTACACATTCATCAAAACCAGTAAAAGATGTTTGATTTGTTAGATATTTCAGCCCTTCAATAATGCCGCGCATCTCCATTTGGTTGTTAGTTGCACCAATCTCACCACCACTTTGTTCAGCGATTATTCCTTTGCCTTTCTGAATTAATACAAAACCCCAACCGCCAACAGCGCCATCCTTGCCATTTTTACTACAAGCGCCATCGGCCCAAAGCTCATATATCATAAATTGTTGCTCCTTTCGCAAAGTATGCATCATAAATGTCAGCAAAAATATTTACATTACTTACTCGATTAGAGTGAAGTTCAAAAGCAATTAAATCAAGAGGGTCAATTTTGACATTACCGCGTGGTTTAGTAAATGCACCAGCATAGCGGAAGTAATGGAATGATTTAGGCCCAAATTCTCTCCAAACAAATTTTACAAATGTAAACCAATTTTTTGCAGGTAAATAAATTTTGCTATCTTTTGAGAAAATTACAGTTTTAAGTGCAAGATGTATTATGGCTTTATAATTATTGTCTGCCGTGTCTATATTTACGGTGAATTGTATGTCGCCGCCCTGTATGTAATGCGAAAAATTTAGATAAGTAATTTGACAAAGGTAATCATAATAGCTATACTTATCATTTATGTCAGCAAATTCATCAGAGCGATCTTCTCCTGTTTTGAAATCATACATAATAGAAACCTCCTTTTCCTATTTTACTATATATAGTATAGCATAAAACTGCTAAAATTTCAAGTTTCCCCTCTTTTTTGTAAAGTAAGTCTTATAAATTTACTTCTATATGAATAGAGATATTCAAATAATTTTGGGAGGTTTGACATAATGGATATGTTAGCTCTTCTGCTTGCCGTTTCTATGATTGAGTGGTATATTATCGATAGAGCCAAGTCCGCAATTTGGGATCAGCTTTCTTTCGGTAAATACATCACTATGGCGGTCAGCCTGATTGCATCCTTCTGCCTTGCCTTTGCTTTCAAGCTTGATGTGCTTGTTGCTGTTGGCCTTGTTGAGGAAGTTTCCAATGCGGGTATTATCCTGACTGGTTTTGCGCTGTCTAGCGGCAGTTCTGCTATCGCTGAGATTGTTGGCGGAATTAGCGGTAAGTGATATGATAAATGGGAGTAGAATTTTTCTACTCCCGATTTTTTCTATCCACACCTTTTATTATAATTATATAAAATATTTTGGGTTATGCTTTTAGCATAATCCATTTTTTTTATTTTTTCAAGTTTTTGAAAATTGTTTATCCATTGGATTTTATGAAAAAAATTTGATTTTTCAAAAAAATGATGATATAATAAATGTATAAAATGAGAAAGGAGATATGTCAATGGTTAAAATAGGATTGCGTTTTCTTGATAAAAATAATGACATTGGTAATAAAACATATTGGTATATTGTAAAAGATAAAAGGGTTTGGGCGGATTTAAATAAGGCCGCGGTGATAAGCCTTTCGACTCAAAATTCAACGGCATTTAAAATTACAAATGAGACTGGATATGGGTATAGAGATGCTTGGGTTGTTTGGGTTGATATTGATACAATAAAAGAGGGCGATGAAAAAGAACTTGTTGTTATAAGCGAAATTAGAGGATATGACGAAACAAGACCCAGAAAGAAGGTTTCCTTTCCTGTTTGGGGTTTTTGTGGGATAAATATACCTGAACGTTATGATAGCTATTTTTCAGAGCCTACGTCGCATAACTTTGATGCCTCTTTGGATTTCACTGCAAACAATGATACATTTTACCTTAATACTCCTGACGGTTATAAACCGCTCAAGGTTTCATTTGATGGTTCAATGTCCAATGTGACAAACACTTGCGAGCCAGAGAATTCAAAACTTCAATCTCTTTTCGGCAGCTCTAATACCACTTGTACACAAATTGATACTCTCACGACGTCGTCTAATTTTGACTACTTGAAAAATTTGATTTATAAAGAAAATTCATCTATAATAAATATACAAAATAAAAAGGAGAAAAATGAAATGAATATGAAAGTTTTTGACACCCAGTTCGGTAAAGTTGATGATGTAGCAATGTCCATTTATGGCGCAACCTTCAAGACCGTTGGCACTGATGGTCTCGCGCGTTCTATCGCATATGATCCAAATACTCAGGAGTATATCGACGTCCCCAATGAGATGATTATCGCAAAAGGCTCTTATTGCTATGCTATGCCTTGCACTGCTGATAATCTTCATATTGGCGAGTATATTCGTCATAATGGCGCATGGGCACGTGTAATTGATGTCGATGATGCCGCACGCATCGTTGTTGAAAAGATTGCTACTCGTGAGGTTGCAACCATTCTTCCCGTGCGTTCTATTTTTGGCTATTCGTTTTACACTAAGCTTATTACGCCGTTTCAGAGTGGCTTTATGACGGCTGATGCAGAACATCCTTTCGGTAATATTCTTCCACTTCTTATGATGGGCGATGGTAAGATGGATGAAATGCTCCCGCTAATGTTTATGATGGGTCAGGGTAGTACCGCTCAGTTTGATATGTCAAATCCTATGATGCTTATGATGTTTATGGGTGATAAGACTGATAAGGACTCTGATATGTTTAAGATGATGATGATGGCTTCTCTGTTTAATCAGGCGAAGTCCAAGTCTGATGCACATTTTTGTGAGTGCGATTGCTGTGATACAGAAAGGAAGTCTTACTAATGGATAGCCGCATACAGTATTTGGTCGATTACGAAAATGGGGTTGTGCTGGCTTGGTTCAACCCCGACGAGATAATGGACGATCTTCTTAAGGAAACAATGTGTCTTTCGGATAAGATGAATAATATAAATTTCCACTGGAATAAGATTTTTGAACTATTTGAAAAGTTCCGCAAGGATAATAAGACGTCTCTTGATAATCTATGTAGCAAGGCTAAGTGCAATATAGATGCCGGTGATAAGTTTGACCTTGAAGTCGGTAAAGGGCTTGCGAGGCGTAGGCTTCTCGTCAAGGTAGCATCACTGCGCGCACGTTGGTTCTGGACACTTGAAATGGCAATGATGGATAATCTGTTTCGTTTGATGGATAGATATGTGCATCATCAGAAAATTGCTTGTGACTATGATGAGGAACTTCTCAATTATAAGATGTCTGGAAATTTTTGTCTGGATAAGGAATTGAAATTCTGAAAGGGGCGAGTGTTACGCGAATTGCAAAGAACTTAGATAATTATGATTATACAAATCGGCTCAAAACCCGCAATCTTGATAATACTGATGTGCTTGATTTTAATTGCGGTGGGGCCGCGCTGATGACGTTTGATGGATTTGTTCCTGATCATGAACGTGATTCATATGAAGAAGGTATAAATGAAGATATTGAGGCTGGCCTTGCATCTTGGGAAATTATTGACAGACTTCTTTGGCGCGATGTTGATGAGATGCTTCATCTATTTGCGGGACGTCTCCGATTAGCTGATGCAGGAGAGCAGCCGCGAGAGAATGAGCGTCTTATTGCGTATCGGGTAGCACTTTCTTATGAAGAAGATGATTATGAAGGCACACTGATTGACACTGACTTTCATTTCAAGTATATGGATAGTGATGGGCAGTGGTATCAAAAGAGAGGATTCTTCAACCCAATTGAGAAATGTGATCTTTCGGCTGATTCAATTTGGGAATGTGGGCCTTTTTGTCCGCCTTATACATCAGATATTGTGTTTATGATGCTTACGAAAATTTGATTTTCTTTCAGATTTTTTATATAATATATATAGAAAGTTGAGAGAGGAGCTTGAAAATGGCTAGTCGTATAACCCCTGAACAGATAAAACAAATCAATTTAGCTTATCTTTCGTGCCATACATATAGCGGTGCGGCGAAAGCAGCGGGCGTTAGCCCGTCAACAGCAAAGAAATATATCGACCCAAATTTTCAAGCTCCGGACGCAAATATTGTAGCTAAAGTAGTAGAGCCGCTACCTATGAATACAATCAACCCGTTTGTGTGCGCGAGTGAAATTTTTGAAGCAACTCAGTTATCTGACGCAGAAAAATCTGAAATGCCATTGTTTTGGAAGGAGATTTTGATATGAAAACTTGGTTTATGTATCGAGAGAATCCAGACGGGAAATTTACAATAGTTCCTATTTATAAAAACTTTGGTGAAGATTGGAAAATAATGGGATCTTGGGCGGTGCTTCCCGCACGGCTGTTTGGATTGAGTTGGGCCGACTATTTACGTTATTGTAGGCAGTGTGGCGCCGATGTGCGAGGCAAGACGTATCAGTATCCCATTATTACGTGGAATGAGAAGAATAATGAATTTTTAGATGAATTGAATAAGCGCGCGAATCAGCTAATTAAAATTTGATTTTTCTAAGAATTTTGTATATAATATATATACAAAATAAGAAATGCGGGTGTGTCGGAATGGGTAGACGATATGGACTTAAAATCCATTGGCGATAAGCCGTACGGGTTCGAGTCCCGTCACCCGTACCAAGACGCAGCGGGCGTTAGATTTTCTACTGGGGAATACTGTGTCTAATGTAGAGAAAATCATCTTTTGTGAAATTCAAGTATATTTTAGCTAAATATGTCGTAAAAGCCGGTATAATATGGCCCATTGGTGAAGAAGAGTATCACGCTTGCCTGTCACGCAAGAGGACACCAGTTCAAGTCTGGTATGGGTCGCCATTTGGGAGTATAGCTCAGTTGGTTAGAGCACTTGCCTGTTAAACAAGGTGTCGTAGGTTCAAGTCCTTCTACTCCCGCCAAATGATAATAAGTAGTGCAATGAATTCTTCCTAAGCCAATTCATATGATAGGCCAATCAGGATAATTAGGGTTAAGTATTCATGGGGTTAGGCACGGCTCCGCTTATTATCATTACCAATTGCCGTTCTCAGTGGCGGCTTAGAAACAGTTCTCAAAGAAGTATCAAAAAGAAAGGAGAAAATGGATGTCATTTTTCGTAAGAACAGCAACTGATCGGTATGGGGATACAAATACTTATCCTTGTTGGGGCAGAATAGTGGGGTGCGCTATAGGGGCACTGCTTGTTCTGATTATAATTCTCTCTTGTTTTACCAAAGTCCCTACTGGCAACACTGGTATCGTTACTACATTTGGTAAGGTTGAGAATTATACACTGGATTCAGGCTTTCATCTAAAAGCTCCGTGGCAGAAGATAGTTAAGATGGATAACCGTGTTCAGAAGCAGAGTATTGATTTGATGTGTTTCTCTTCTGATATTCAGGAAGTCTCTATGACTTATACAATTAACTTCCAGATTAGTAAGAGTGATGCAATGACGATTTATTCTACCATCGGCACTCATTATTATGAAACCGTTATTATGCCTTGTATTACCGAGTCAGTTAAGACAGTTTGCGCACGATATACCGCAGAAGAGCTAGTGGGTATGAGAAGTGAACTTGCCTCAGCAATAGAGGAAGATCTTTCTGAGAAGCTAATTAATTACAACATAGAGCTTGTTTCTACCTCTGTTGAGAACATGGATTTCACTGATGTTTTTACTGATGCTGTTGAAGCAAAGCAGGTTGCAGCACAGAATAAGCTCACCGCACAGACTCGTGCTGAGCAGGAAGTTATTGAAGCCGAAGCCGCGGCTAAGGTTCAGGTAATTCAGGCACAGGCTGATGCAGATGCAATGGTGGCTAAGGCTCAGGCCGAAGCAGAAGCGACTCGAATTCGTGCAGAAGCCGAAGCAGAAGCCAACGCGAAGGTTGCCGCGTCTCTAACAAATGCGCTAATTGATTATACTTATGCACAGCATTGGGATGGTAAGTATCCTACCTATTATGGTGGTAATGGCACAACTCCTGTTATCGATCTTAGATAAATAAATGAGCTGGCATCTCAATAAACTGCCATTAATATGCCCAGATAGCTCAGCAGGTAGAGCAGAGGATTGAAGATCCTCGTGTCGCTGGTTCGATTCCAGCTTTGGGCACCATTTTGGGATTGTTTACTGTTTCTTGTTCCCTTAATTGCAAAAGTACATGAGTAGCGATTAAAAAACATCTAAGCGGCGTGTATCGTTGGTCATTCGAGGGCTATGTCAAGGCTTAAAAGACCACAGTCGATTGGGGTTGGTAAACCTCCTACGGGGAAGCTTCCATTATTATGGGCGAGTGGTGGAATTGGTAGACACAACAGTCTTAGAAGCTGTCGCTTCGGCGTAGGGGTTCGAGTCCCCTCCTGCCCACCATAAGTCTCCAAGGGGATGGATTCCGGCTAAACTACCACCGGCGCACAATGTGTGATATGTGGCTTTGTCATTTGTGGAGACTATAATAAATAAAAACGAAAGTAAGCCGTTTTGAAATATGGGGGATTGGTGAAATAGGTAGACACGTGGCACTCAAAATGCTATGGCGAGAGCCGTATCAGTTCAAATCTGATATCCCCTACCACAATGTTACGAAAGGAGTAAGTTATGTCACAAAATTTTTATATCAGCGATCTTCATTTTGGTCATGCGAATGTCATAAAATTTGACAAACGACCTTTCGCAACAATTGAAGAAATGGATACGGCGCTTATTAGGAATTGGAATGAGGCAGTTAGAAAAAACGATAACATATATATTCTTGGTGACTTTTGTTGGGGTAAAAGTGAACAGTGGGTTGAACTACTATCCCAACTTCGCGGCAATAAGTATTTAATTGCCGGTAACCATGACATTAAAAATCCAAGCTCAACGGTGCGCAGGTACTTCCAAGACTGGAAGGACTATAAGGAAATAGACGATAAGGGTCGGAGGGTTATTCTTTGCCATTATCCAATTCCTTTCTATAAGTCTGACTATTCAGAAAGTACCTTCATGCTTCATGGTCATGTCCATATAACTTTTGAAAATGAGTATTTGGAAAATCTACGGTATCAAATAGAGAATGACCCTTATGAACGTTCGGCAAAAAATCTTTGTCAGTTTTATAATGTGGGTTGTATGATGCCTTGGATGAATTATAGGCCGCGCACGCTGGATGAAATTGTGAGTGGATTTGCTCAATTTCATTAATGGGGAAGAAGAATATGACAATAAATAAAGGATATTTAACAGTAAAAACAGATAAGGCATCTGATGAAGTATATACACCAGCATATGCTGTTCGACCTTTGATTAAGTATTTGCAACTTTTTGAAAAAAATAAAGAACATCCAATAAAAATTTGGTGCCCTTTTGACACGCAAAGCTCGCAATATGTTCAAGTGTTTAGGGAGGCTGGTTTTGAGGTTATTTATTCTCATATTGATGAAGGAAAAAATTTCTTTTTCTATGAACCTGATGAACAATATGATATCATAATTTCAAATCCACCTTTTTCTCAAAAAGATAATGTTTTAAAACGTTTATTTGAGTTAAAGAGGCCATATGCAATGTTATTGCCAATTCCAGCCCTGCAGGGGCAAAAGCGTTTTCCTTATATAAAAGATGGATTGCAATATCTTGGTTTTGATAAGAGAATTAACTATTATACTAATGCAGATTTTTCTCAAGTGCAAAAAGGGGTTTCTTTTGGTTCTTGTTATTTGTGTAAGCAATTTCTTCCAAGAGATTTAATTCTTGAAGAGTTGGAAGCGTAAAAAATGCGGGATGAACTCAGACGGCTCTGAGACCGGTCTTGAAAACCGTGGGCAGGTGAAAGCTTGTGGGGATCGACACCTCCGTCCCGCGCCAATATGCGGAGTAAATTTAGAAGGTCTAAAGCTCCCCTGCTAAGGGATGCGTGGTGAAAGCCATGGGGTTCGCGTCCTCTGCTCCGCGCCAGCCCCATCCTCAGTTCCATAGCTGATGAAGATGGATAGGCGATGAAGTATAGCAATAATATGGCGTGAGAACTACGATAGTGCTTCAAGAGTAACCCGACAAATAAAGAATGTGGAGCGACGAGTCAACGCAGATAGTGAGATAGCTATGTAACTATTGTGACAACAAACGGCAGTAGGCGGATGCGGGTTAGTTGCAACACTCTTGATAAAATGGGAGCGTAACTCAGTCGGTAGAGTTTTATAGCGTGAAGGGATATGCTATTGAATGCCCTTAGTCGCCAGTTCGAATCTGGCCGCTCCCATTAAAATATATATTATGGAGAGCAGTTATGGCTATTGAAATTATTAAAGAAGGACGGCCTTTAGACCAATCTGAAAAATATACATACAAATGTGCTAAATGTGATTGTATATTTAGCTATACAGAAAAAGATTTAGATTGGAAATCAACTGGTTTTATATATGAATTCTTTGATTTAAATTCTCTTGATATAGCTAAGAAAAACGAATATAAAGGTAGCTTAAATTGCCCTTGGTGTGGAAATAAAAATACACTAATTACTAAATATGTATAATTAATATGGCTCAGTAGCTCAGAGGCAGAGCGTGCGGCTGTTTACTTGACCTTATCGTTTTTTATGAAAAAGATAATGAATAGTAAGCAAAAAGGAAATATTACAGAACTTGAAACAATGTTAGCATTTCTAAAACTTGGTTATAATGTTTTAACTCCATATGGAGATTGTGAGAGATATGACTTCGTTGTAGATGTTAATGGAAAATTTATTCGAGTTCAAGCTAAAACATCAAATACTGAAGATGATGGTGCATCATTTAAATTTTCTTGTAGAAGTTGTAATAGAAAAGATGGTAAAATTGTGCATCATACATATTCAAACGAAGAAATTGATTACTTCGTAACTACTTTTAATGGAAAATGTTATTTAATTCCAGTTGAAGAGTGCGGAGCTGATAAAAAACTTCGTATTCTTCCAACAAAAAATGGACAGGTAAGAGGTATTACTTGGGCAAAAGATTATGAATTGGAGGAAGTAGTAAAGAATTGGTAAGCTGATGTGTAAGCAACCGCAAGGTCGAGATATCGTAATTCTCCTGAGCCTCCAAATTATGCGCCATTAGCTCAGTTGGAAGAGCACGGCACTTTTAATGCTGGAGTCCGCGGTTCAAGTCCGCGATGGCGCACCATAAAATTCGGAGGAAGTAAAATGAAGCTAACAGAGAAAGGGGCAATCGCATTTGCTGTTGCATTAGAACATTCTCCTAATGAATTCTTTACAGCAGCTAGCCTATCAGCAAAGAGTGGTATCTGTATTTCTGCCGCGGCTCTCAATGGAGTCGCAAATCAAGGACTTATGACTCGACTTGGCGGTTCTCCTGTTAAGTTTAAATTAGCACCAAATGCAAGGGATTTGTATAATAAAATGCGTGAAAGTAGGCCAGCGAACGAAAATTTACGCAAAGCACAGACTGTAAAGAATGATGAGTTTTATACTCAATATCAAGATATTGAAAAAGAGATTCTGCAATATGACCTGCGTGGTAAAAAGGTTTTATGTAATTGTAATGATGGTTTGACAAGTGAGTTCTTAAATTATTTTGTCAATAATTTTGATTGTCTTGAACTTGATGAACTTGTTTGTTTGACTTATAATAAAGATGGAAAGGCATATAAATATATCAAGCATCCTAAAATTGATCTTATAGTTGAATCACTTGTTGGTTCTGGTGCATTTGATTCACAGGAAGGTCGAGATGCTCTTGCCGCCTGTGATATTGTTATAACAAATCCTCCCTTTAGTCAATTTCGAGACTTTGTTAATTTGATTTTATCTTATAAAAAAGATTTTTTGATAATTGGTAGTAAAAATGCTATCACTTACAAAGAATTTTTTCCACTCCTAATGAGTGGTAAAGTTCATATTGGCAATTTCAATGTTTCCACTTTTAAACAGCCAGATGACACTGATAAAAAATTTGGTAATATTGGTTGGTTTACAACTCTTCCTGTTGCAAAAGCCGCGCAACCAATTCCTTTAACAGCAACTTATGACCCACAAAATTATCCTACTTATGATAATTTCCGTGCAATTGAAGTAAGCCGCACAGCTAATATTCCTAAGGACTATGATGGTGTAATGGGTGTTCCTATTTCATTTCTTGACAAATTTTGCCCTACTCAATTTAAAATTGTTGGATGGAGTCGTCATAATGATGAAGGAATGGATGGCGGATATTGGACAGGCGGTTGTTCAGACGCTACTATAAATGGTAAACAAGTTTATCGTAGAATTTTGATTCAGAAAATTTGATTTTTATCAAAATTTTCGATATAATATATATAGAAAGTTGAGAGAGAAACTTCTAAAGGTTGCGAATTAGCTATTCAATACAAAATCTCTCAAAATGATAAGGTTTTCGGTGTTTTACTTATCGGCTTTCTATGTAAAATGGTTCTAACAAGCCAGCGTGCGCGCGAGTAAAAGTTGTTAATAGGCGGTTGGCATACGTGATAAGCCATTGCCCCAGCGAGAAGATTTAATAAATCTTCTTTGTTGGCGGTGTTCAATTTCGGGAATGTGGTGTAATGGTAGCACACTTGATTTGGGGTCAAGAAGAGTGGTTCAAATCCAACATTTCCGGCCATAAAAATGCTGAGTTCCCATAGTGGTCGATTGGAGCGGTTTTGTAAGCCGCAGACTTCGTGTCCGCATCAGTTCGAATCTGATACTCAGCTCCACTATAAGAGAGTAGCCTAATAGGTAAGGCAGCAGTCTCCAAAACTGAAGATTAAAGGTTCAATTCCTTTCTCTCTTGCCAACAATTTCATTTTTCATTTTTCAAATTTCCTTTCTTAAAATTTGACTTTTTCAAAAAATCTTGGTATAATATATACATAAGATAAAGAAAAGAAAAAGTCAAAAGGAGGACGATGCTAGTGCCACCTACACGTGGTGTCCTCTGTTTTCGCTAAGAGCGCTGGCATATATCTAATTAAATAATACTAACTCAGTGAAGACGGAATTCGATGTTCCGGCTGAGAAATTCCAGCTAGCACAGCAGAAACGAAACAAGGATACTTGTGGATACTGGACTGGGAGGCTATCGAGAGATGAGTCGAAGTAGAGCAGTTGCTCAAGTGGGAAGAAGAGCAGGAATTGTGCTGAGTGAATCGCAAGCAAACGCAGCCGTGGAGTGGCGAGCGCAATAGACAGCTTGGTGAATAGCCAAGCCGAATCCAAGTTAGGCTTTAGTTGGTGACTGTGGTAATCCTTGGAAAAGCCAATAAGCTCGTTCTGTTGAGACGACAGGGAATGTGAAATCTGTCTTTGACACTCTACAGCATCCGAGTAGCGGAACACAACGGGGACTTTAGATTAAAAAGATATTGATAGTCATGAAAACTGTTATTATTTTCTGAATATCCCGTGAAAGGTAGAGGTAATCAATCCTCTGGCGGATTAGGCGACATTAGACACTTGGGGTTATCCAAGACTAACAAGTCAATGTTGTTGCTGGGGTAAGAAGTGTATAGGCGACGGCCTGTATGCTCAGACTTATCTCCCGTGTGGCAGAATATGCTTGAAGATTTATCGAGGTAGGGCGAAGGCCCAGTAATATTTAGTTGGATTTATATGGCAGGAAGAGAAGGTTCTCCGTTTGGCCTCATAAGCCAGACTTCGTAGGTTCGATTCCTACTCCTGCATTCATATGTCGTATTGGTGTTAGTGGCAGCACGATAGCCTTCCAAGCTATATGGAGGAGTTCGAGTCTCCTATACGACTCCATTTTAGAAATGCCTTGAACGACAGGAGGTTTTGCTTATGGACATAACAAAATCTAATGAGGACTTTAGTCCAACGAACAAGGCAAAGAGTTGGGCTTCTCTATAAAAAGCCCTCGTTTAAAAATTTTGAAAGGAAGTAAGAAAAAATGAAGTATTATAGTGATGTTCTTCATAGTCTATTTGATACTCAGGACGCGCTTGAAAAAGCTGAAGCTGAGAAGAAAGAAAAAGATGACGAAAAAGTTCGTCAGAAGAAAGCTGCAAGAAAACAGAGGGAAGAAGATAAAGAACGTTTTCTTGAGCTGAGAAAGAAGTTCAATGAAATTAGTGCTGAATATACTAAAATTGGCAATGAATATCAGAAGTATGCTGATAAAATGATGGAAATTTATTCAGCAGATGCTGTGCTAAATTGGCTTGCTGACGCTGTTTTCTATGAATGTACGACTAAAAATAAGAAGGCAAATGATGTGTCTACTACCGCAAAAACGGCGCGTGAGCCTGAAAATTTGGGAGAAATTCTTATTCGTATTTTTGAGGATATGCAATAAGAATTTTAAATAAATCAGGTTACTTGATCATCAGGTTTCCTGCGGAGTTAAAGCTAAAACGTTAGCGGTGAATATGGCCATTCCCGCAAGCTCGGCGATTTGTTAGGCAATCGCGCTGATGTAAATTATTGATAAGGGAGTTTTGGTATAATTTATTCACTGGGGCTTTCCAAAAGTCGGACTCAAGCCTAAACTGAGTTCGCAGTGCTGAGGTCGGTATTCGCTCGGAGAGGATGCGTTATTGAGCTAATTAGATTAGCATCAATGTGAGGCAACGGTGGCCAACTCTTAGAGAGCCACGCGATAGAGTTATGTTAAAAGGCAATACCCAGTATCGGTGCTACTAGGGTTGATAGACAAGTAGTAAAAGTCAGGTGAAGATAATACCGGCTGACATAATTGGGACGTAGCCATAGGCGTAGGTCGTGCCAGAACTAAAGTGTGCGGCACACGAAACCCAAGTCAGATGCGGGCGATTGAAACGGCGCCCTCAATCCATATAAGGTTTTACAAGAGATTTCCCTTGCGTTAGGCTAAAAAATCTCTTTTCTATATAAATTTAGAGGTATAGTGTAATTGGTAACACATCGGCCTTTGACGCCGTATTTATAGGTTCAAGTCCTGTTACCTCTGCCAACAGTTCCACATTAGAAAAGCCTAATGGGACTTTTTTATATATATCAGCTACAAAAAATCTACTTAGAAATGCGGGTAACCGCAAAACACATCAAAGGAGGAGCCTATGGAAGAATTAGGTCTGTTTTTGGGTTTGGGAGATGATGCTAACTATCAGCTTGCTAATCCAAGCCTGTTAGCATATTACAAAGAACTCAATGAGCGTCGTCTCTGGCTCGATTGCGAGGTAGATGATGAAGCGATAGGTGATATGTGCCGCCAGATTATTCACTGGAATAAGGAGGATGACGCAATAGAGCCTTCAAAGAGAAAGAAGATTATTATCTATTTTGTCAGCCCCGGTGGTAGTTTAGACAGCTATCTATGGCTCAAAGACGTAATAAATCTGAGTATTACTCCGATAGTTGGCATTATGATGAGCCGCACAGCTAGCGCAGCCGCTCTGATATATCTTCATTGTCATGAACGCTATGCTCTTGAGAGTTCAAAAATCTTGTTTCATTATGGTTCTATTTCCCTCGCGCAAGACGCCGCAAATGCTATTGAGTCAATGAAGAAATACGAGCAAAAAATCAAAAAGTTTGTTGATGTAATTCGCGAGCACTCTGACTTTTCAGATGATTATATTCGTGATAAGTTAGTCAAGGATTGGGAGCTTACGGCTGACGAAGCTCTTGAACACGGCATTGTCCAAAAAATAATAAGCGATATCAGCGAACTCTGGAACTAAGGAGGTTTGTTATGGATAAATATACTGGCTATTATGAGTGGCATCCATCAGAGCAGGGGCTTGAAGACTTCTATTCAGGATTTTTTACACCAGCGGGGATGGGCTTGGTTGAAAACCAGTATTTGATTATCTATGACACTGATGGTAAAGTTATAGATAAATATTTTTGTAAGAATAATGAGTTTGAGAAAATTCATTATATGACGCTCCAAAGTGATTATTGTGGAACTATTAAACCCCGCAATGTATATCAAGAGCTTGCTGTTCATTCTCTAATGGATAGGCGTGTTCCTGTGAAAGTTTTGGGTGGTGTTTTTGGCTCGGGTAAATAACTTGCCCCTTCTTAGGGTGACCTAAGAATGAAAATCGCGTGAATTGCTGGAAGCCTAAGCCGCAAGGTATGGTAATCAGCAGCCAAGCCGTTTTAGCAACGGAAGGTTCAACGACTATCCCGGCAGGGAGTAGGGAGCAATCCCGAAGCGCGCGACAACTTTTGTTTTGTTTTGTTTTTATTTTAATAAAGGAGGTGAGGTTATAAATAAGTGGACAGATGAGCAAAAAGCAGAAATTATTGATGATTATACCAAAAAGGTATGACTTTAACAGAGATTGGAAAAAAATTTCATTCTAAAGGAGATACAATTAGTAAATATCTAAAGTCTTGGGATATTCCCATCAATCGTAGAAAGAAAAATCAGCTTATGAATGAAAAGTTTTTTTCTATAATTGACTCAGCTGAAAAGAGTTATTTTCTAGGTTTATTATTCGCTGATGGCTCAGTTGTTTTAAACAGCGAGCGGGCGCCATATATTTCTTTAGAATTAGTAGAAAAGGACAAAGAGATATTAGAAATTTTCCGTTCGTTGTTAAATTGTCAAAATGACTTATACTACAATAAGCGAGATAATCGGGAGAATGGAACATATACTTTTGGAGTAAGAAGTCAATTACTAGCTGATGATTTAGCTAAATTTAATATCATTCCAAATAAAACTTATGAAACAACCCAAGTAATTTTCCCAGAAAATTTTCTTATTGATTTTCTAAGAGGGTATATTGATGGCGATGGCTCTATTTATCAAGATGCTCAGGGATGGCATTTGAATATTACTGGACATTCTAAAAGCGTTATTTCTCAATTTCAAGAACAATTAGATAAACTTATTGAGAAAACAAAGCCAAATGCTATTACTTGCTATCAAAATGTTTATAAAGCTGTTTGGAATGGACAAGATGCTAAACGAATTATAAACCTTCTCTATTTAAAGAATGATGGCATTACACTATCTCGAAAGCGAGAACGAGCTAAGTTAGCTCAACAAGACAAAAGTTGATGATATAGTCTAATCCCTTTTAAAAATATCGGGAAACCGAGGGTATAAATGAAGGATCTTCTAATGAGTGGGGCTTGTTTTAGTCTCATTGAAAAAGGTATTTTTGAAAAACTTGTTTATATACGTCCAAATGTCACGCTTGAAGGAGTGCCAGATATTGGTTATCTTAAAGGCGGAATGGATGAAAAGCTTGAATGGACTTTAGCCCCATTATGGGATAAGTTCGGTGGCCGCGAAGCTACTCAAAATCTTGTTGCTTCTGGTAAGATTGAGCTTGTAGCCTTACCTTTTATCAAAGGTCGCAGTTTTGAGAACAGTATTATCTATGTAAGTGAAGGTCAGAATATAACCCGCAAAGTAGCTGGTAATATTATAAGCCGCGCAGGTGAAAACACTGAGATTTGGATAAATGGCGACTATCACAGTCAAACTGACCGTAGAATGTTTGAGATTGATAATGGTATGCGCGCAATGGAAGAGACTCTGAAGGGTAATTCATTATATGAAACCCTTTATCTCCCAATCACGGAACGTTCGGCTGTTGCACAGCTTGCTGGAATTGTTTGCAATACTGAAAATTGAACACTCTTTTTTAGAATGAAATTTCACTAAATCTACTTACTATTGCCACAGGCCAGTTAGTTCCGTAGTGGCAACGGCTTTGAAAGGCTAACTGTTTATATATCGTGAGGGGCAATTGCCCCTCTTTTTTTATATCTAAAGGAGGGCTTGTAGATGGGAACGGTTTATAATGATGTATTACATACTTATTCGCCTTACGGCCCAAACAACTATATGCCGCGCACAGGCCGCTACAAATTCAAACAGCGACGTAATTATGAGAGTAATATAAGAGCTTTGCGAGAAAAAGAGAATGCTTTTTATAGCGCTATATTAGGGACAACAGTTTCCTCTTTTGGAGAATTCGTGCGGCAAGTCAAAGAAAAGCTATCAAAATTTCAGCAAGATACAAATGCTTTGCGACAATTGGATAATGACAGGCTTACTCAAGCACTTTACCGTAAATATGGCTTTTCTACAAAAGGGCAATGGGATCAAGATGCCACTTTTTCTCGTCTTGTTGTTAAATTGGATGCTTCTGTTGCTGAGGACACCTTAGATACTTACATCAAAAAAATAGAAAAAACTGTTATTGCTGAACTCCAAAAAATAGGTCAAGTTGGAAAGACTGATTTAAAGCTATCGGTTAGTGGCAATTTGAAGACTGGCACACTTACTATAGACTTTGGTCTTGAAAAGGGCGCGATTGAGAAAAAACTAGACGAAACTGGCTTGCTAAAAGGCGTTGTCAATGCCACAATGGGGCGTAAGTTGAAAGTTGAAGCGCAAAGTCTTGAATGGTTTAAAAACCAAATTTTGAATGATCCAAATTTGATAAGCTTAACAACTAATAAAAAAGAATTTGTTTGGGAAGCTAATTCAAAACTTAGGACGAAAGATAGAGAAGGCAATGCGAATCCTTTTGCAATAAGTAAAAAAGGCTTAGCAAAAAAGAATATTAGTCAACAGCAACAAATAGAGGAAGAAATCAAATCTTTTATAATGACTACGATTGGTTATGGCCAAACATCGCAAGATTTCCAAAATGTTTTTCAAGAAGCTTGGCGCACACAAATTTCTAGCCGGAAATTGGGTATTGCAGGATATACTTGGAATGGCGCGATAGCTAATATAGTTGGTGCTTTTGGCGAGTTTCAAACTTATGTTTTATTCCAATACATTTCGCATTTGTTTGGGAAAAAAGCACAAGGTAAAATAGCTGACGCTTTTGCTAGTGGCGAGCAAATGAAAGCTGATATTCAGTTTTTCCAAGGGTTTGGCATCCAAGTAAAAAATTATTCTGGCTATGGTTCTGAGCTAAAGGAACTCAAATTTAATATTCATCCAAATAAACTTATTCAATATCCACAAATCAGCGAATGGATTGGCTCAAGTTTTTCAGAATATATTGCGAATTATTATTTCAATAAAGATATCAATCGCGCGCCATTTGCAAGCATTATTGATGGACTAAAGCGAGCTTTCGCTGAAATAGCTTCAATGGGGACAACAGATGATGTGCCCGACACTGTCTGTCTTTATAATTTAGGCGGTGGTTATCTAATCCCAGCATCAGATTTACTTGAGCAAGTTTATTTACAGTCTTATCGCTTAGACGATACTCAAGTTGTAATTACATCCGCTTTTGAAGGCTCTACAAATAAGGAGTTTCATAAAAAGAAAAAAGGAAAAGATGGAAAACAACAAGAACCAACTTTTTTGAAATACTGGGAAAAGGATGGAGAAAGTTGGAAGCCAAAGGATGAGAACAGAAACCTCTACGCACAAATGCTCAATTCAAAAATTTCAATCCGCGCGGTTGTCCCTTATGAACAATTTCTCCGCGAGGGTTATAAATTATGGTGATTCAAAATGCTTTATTTCGCACAATGCGGCAGCCCTGTCAACTATGAATCCTTTATTGTTGACGCCGAAAGTCTTTCGGATGTTGTGGAATGGATAAAGGACTTCTCTTCAATTGATGAGGAGCCGCAGGACGAAGACCAAACATATGCTTCTGCTATATCTGGACATTTGTGGTATAACATTGAACAGTTTGATTCTCGTAATGAGGAGCATTCTGATGTTTTATCACAAATGAATGGAATCCCGCTCTGTATAGAGTAAAAACTTGATTTTCGACGAAATTTTCGTTATAATAAATTGTAAAAAGTTTTACTGGGAGAGATACATATGGAAACTAAAAAAGACATAAACGTTTCAATATCCAAAGAAGATTTTATCGGCTTGTTGATTTCAGCTGTTGAATATGATGATTGGATAGATATGCTGGATAAAAATGGAATTTCTCTCAACGCTCCTGCACTCGATGGCGTAACTCGTAAGATAATAGACTTCTTCGAGAGAGTGCTGGATGACGATGAGGGAGTAATAAAATACTACCTTTGGGGTATTGCTGGGGGGCATTATAAATCTGAAAAGAGAATGATAACTCACACAGGCAAACCCATACTTATTGAAAGCGCGGAAGATGTTTGGAATTATCTTACAAATAAATAAGACACTTACAGTCGTGAGAAATCACGGCCTGTTTTTATTGGACTAAAGAACGGTTTTAGCTACTTTACAGAAGAGAAAATCTGTGAGGTGAGAAACAATGGTTCGTGGTGGTACACACCGTCATAATTTCTATATTCCATTCGACGCGGCGCAAATTGAAAAAGTATTTGTGTCTTACTCTCAGAATGGAGAAATAGTTTTGGAAAAATCAACAGATGATTGCGTATTCAACTCTACCAAAAATTGCCTTCAAGTTGATTTATCCCAAGAAGATACTTTGTCTTTTGCCGCGCCCGGAATTATTACGACACCAGAACGGAGCCTCGTGATTATTCAACTCAGAGTCTTATTGGCAAATGGACACAGTTATGTATCCGCACCAATCAAAGAAAGATTGTTTGATGTTCTGAAAGGAGGACAAATCTAATGCTTAGAACTATTGATGAAATAGAGCACATTAGTGAGGACTATCAAGTCAAGTTCTATGATTATGAGAAGACTTTCTATGGCTCAACCTCCAATCCTGATGAATCCGATGATAATGTCATTATATATGATGGCGGCGGCGTCTCTGGCTGGACGAAGGAGAAATGATGGCGAAAGTAATAAAAATCACATTTCAACTACGTCGCGGTCTGCACGATAAATGGATTGAAGAGAACCCAATACTCAGTGAAGGAGAGCCAGCCTTTGAGACAGATACCTTCCGTCTGAAAATTGGCGATGGCAAAACCGCGTATCAGGCTTTACCTTATATTGGTGGAGATGGGAGTGAGGATGACGCCCGCGTGGTAAATGCGGATACTCACTATGATTTTCCATCTATAGGCAAAGCCAATACGATATATAAGGCAGATAAAGAAAGAACTCTCTATCAATGGGATGAAGAAACATTGACTTATGTTTCACTAAATTCTTTTGAAAATGTAAAAATTATCCACGGAGGGAACGCTGATGGCTACAACTACATTTAATACTCGCATAGTCCTGCGCAATGATAGCACAGCAAAGTGGCTTGAGAACAAAGACCAAGTCTTGCTCAAGGGCGAACTTGGTGTCGAATTTGAAGCTGATGGCGGCGTCAAGATAAAAATTGGCGACGGCGCAAAAACTTGGGAGCAACTTGAATATTTCGGTGGAGCAAGCGCCGCGCAAGTCTTTCAAGCCGAGTCTGCTAATGCGGCAGGTGATATTGCAGCAATTACTACCGCAGTAGGCGATGCAAAACTTCAATCTGGCGATTTCGCTATTGTAAGCCACGATATTGATGGCACGCATAAATCTTATACAGCCTATGTTTATGATGGTAAAAGCTGGAAAGCAATGGATGGTAACTATGATGCATCCAATGTTTATTTCGGCGATAACATTACAATGGCTGGCTCTTACAGTCAAATCGGTAATTTGACCAAAACTCAAAATGGTACAGCAACTTTCGCTGTCAAAGGTAAGTCTGTTGCTGAAGCTTTTACTGAAATCTTCTCTAAGAGACTTCAGCCCGGTGCTCCTACTCAACCGTCTGTTAGCTTGACTTTTAGCCAAGCAAAAGCTTATGAAGTCGGCACTACTGTCACTCCGTCTTGGAGTGCGACTTTGAGCGCTGGTTCTTATACTTACGGCCCTGCTACTGGTATTACTGCTACGGCTTGGGAAATTAGTGATACGGCTGGCAATACTGCTACTACAGCAAGTGGCTCTTTTGATGCTATTACTGTTGCTGATGGTACCAACTACAAGATAACCGCTAAAGCGACTCACGGGGCAGGCGCTATCGCAAAAGATAACCTTGGAAGTCCATCTAGTCCAGAAGTTAAAATTGCAGCTGGCTCTAAAAGTGCGACCTCTGGTGCAATCACTGGCTATCGCAATACTTTCTATGGCACTAAAACTACAAAGGACGCTCTTGATAGCGCAGCAATTCGTAGCTTGTCTAACAAATCCAATACTGCTTGGGCCAATGGCAAGTCTTTCACCGTGCAAATTCCTGTTGGTGCAGTTCGTGTTGTTTTTGCTTATCCCGCGACGCTGCGTGATGTCAACTCCGTAAAGGACGTTAATGGCTTGAACGCGGAAATCAAGAGTGCATTTGCTAAATCCACCATTGCCGTTGAAGGCGCAAATGGTGCAACTGCAATTGACTATAAAGTTTATACGACTGATTTTGCTGAGCCTGTCGCAAAGGCAAACAGCTACACTGTCACAATTTAATAAAGGAGGGAAAACATAATGGCACTGACATTTGGTACTCTTGATTTTGCTGTTGCTTTTAGCCGTCAGACGGCATTCCCTCTGGATGCTAAAAGTTATTTTGAAAGTTTAGAACTTGCTCAAGCAGCTGCGGCAACCGCGGAAGAAGCCGGCAGTTCTGAAACCGTTTATTATTTTGGTCAAACTATTGCTGTTGTTGAAAACAGTAAGGCTACTCTTTATGTAATTCAGCCAGACAAAACTCTCAAAGAGGTTGGCGGGAATATTGCCATCAATGAGAATGTTTTTGTAAAAGACGGCGAAAAACTTGACCTTCTTGGCTTTGCTGGCGCTGTTGCTGGTGCTCAACTTGTTAAAGGCGCAGATGGAAGACTTAGCTGGGTAAAGCCTGACACTACTACCGTTGAAGGTCTTTCTACTAGTGTAACGGCCCTTGAACATACCGTCAATGGTTATACTGATGACGGTGGTATTGTTCACGAGGGACTTGGCTCTAAGGTTTCTACTTTGGAAACCAAGGTAGGCAATATCTATACAAAAGCCGAAGTTGATGCAAAAGTTTCTAGCGTTATGCGCTATAAGGGCAGTAAAGATACTTATGCAGAGCTGCCTTCTGAAGGAAATGAAATCGGCGATGTTTGGAACATTGTAGGCGCCGATGCTGCAAATGGCGTGCGCGCCGGTGATAATTTTGCTTGGAATGGTACAGGCTGGGATAATCTTGGTGGTGCAGTTGTTCTTGATGGCTATGCAACCAAAGGTGATCTCGATGGAAAAGTTGATAAGGTTGAAGGCTCTCGTTTGATGACTTCAGCCGAAGGCGAAAAACTGGCTGGTATAGCGACTGGTGCGGAAGTCAATATTGTAAAGTCTGTTGATGATACTGAATTTATCCTTAATGAGAATGGTAAACTCAATATCAAGGCTCTTGGCCAAGACAAAATAACAGGTCTGGCTGATGCACTTGCTGGTAAGGTTTCTACTGAAACTGGTAAAGGTTTGTCTTCTAATGATTATACTGATGAAGAAAAAACTAAGTTAGCCAACCTTGAAACTGGTGCACAAGTCAACATTCTTGAAGCAATTTCAATTGGCGGAACTGATGCTCCTATTTCTGATAAGAAAGTCGATATTCCTGTTGCTACCGCTGAGAAACTTGGTGTTGTCAAGGGCTCTTCTGCGAAAGACCAAATTTCCGTTGGTGAGGACGGTATTATGTCTATCAATACGGTAAGTCTTTCTAAGGTAGTTCAAGCCGCTGATGAAGTTCTCATCATAAATGGCGGTAATAGTGGCCTTACTATAGGAGAGTGATATAAATGGCAAACACTACATTCAATACAAGAATACAGAATAAAATAGACACTTTTGCAAATTGGCAAACCAACAACCCTAAGCTGCTGAATGGTGAAATTGCAATTGTTGTTGTCCCAGCGAAAGCTGGTGCCGTGGCCCAAGAGCCGGCCATTTTGTTCAAGGTTGGCGATGGCGTAAAGTTGTTTAAAGAATTGGGTTGGGCAAGCGGTATCGCGGCCGATGTTTATGATTGGGCGAAAGCCGCCAGTAAACCGTCTTATAGCGCTGATGAAATTGATGGGTTGGAAAGCTATATTGCGGGTCAAATTCAAGACACCGATACTCAATATAAGATTGAAGTCGATGCGGATGATCCTCATAAGTATTACTTATACTCTAAGAGCAAGGGTGGCGCTTGGGGAACTGCTCCTATAAGTACCATTACTATTCCTGCCGATAAGGTTTATACCCTTGTTGAAGGTACTTCGAATGGTACAGTAAAGTTTGATGGAACCGATGTAAAAGTTCACGGCCTTGGTTCCGCAGCTTATACTGATTCCACGGCATATGATGCAAAAGGCGCGGCTGATACGGCATTAGAAGCTGCGAAAGAGTATGCTAATGGCAAAGATACATCTATTGCCGAGGCCAAAGCGGCTGGTGATAATGCACAGACCGCGGTCAATGCGCTGAGTGAAAAAGTTGGTACTGTTCCTAGCGACAAGACTGTCGTTCAAATGATTGAGGATGCAAAAACTGCTGCATCTTATGATGACACCGCAGTTAAAGCATCAATTAAAATAAATACTGATGCTATTACTAAGTTGAATGGCGCTGATAATGTTGACGGTTCTGTTGATAAGAAGATAAAAGATGCAATCAATAAGTTTGCAACTGACATTAGTGACAATAATACGATTGACACCTTCAAAGAATTAATCGACTATGCGGCTAGCCATCAAAGTGATTATTCCACTCTGTCCGGTGAAGTCCAAAAGAACACATCTGCTATTGCAACCCTGAATGGTAAGGATACTGAAGCTGGTTCTGTAGCGAAGACGGTAAAGGATGCGATTGATACAGCGAAGACCGAATTGCAAACCAGCATTGGCGGTAAGGTCGATAAGGAAGAAGGGAAAGGGCTTTCTACCAACGACTACACGACAACTGAGAAGACCAAGCTTTCTGGAATTGCCGAAGGCGCTCAGGTCAATGTCATTGAAGAAATTCAAGTCAATGGAACAAAAGTCACTCCTTCTGGTAAGAAGGTCAATATTTCTGTCCCGACTGGCGCGTTGGCAAGTAAGAGCGAAGTAGCCAAAACAGACTTAGCTGCAGCTCTCAAAACTGAAATTGAAGGGAAGGTCAATTCAGCCGATTGTGGCGATATTATTTCTCATAATGCAAGTGAGTTTGCTATCGCCAATCACAATCATAAAATTGAAGATTTAACTCAAACAGATTATATAATTTTTAACTGCGGTTCTTCTTCTACGGTAATATAAATCTATGAAAACCCGCCTCGTTTTTTAAACGAACGGGGCGGGCGTTTCTATTTTAGGAGGTTTTTCAATGGCTCGTGAATTTCTTTCAAGAATACAAAATAAACGAGATACTAGTGCAAGCTGGACAAAAAATAACCCCATAATTCTCAATGGCGAAATTATTCTGGTTGACACAGCGGAAGGCGAACTCCGCGCGAAAATTGGCGATGGAACTAAAACATATACACAGCTGCCATTTTCGGATGAGGCATTGAAAAGCCTCATAAATACGGTGGCGCAAAATGCAGAGAAAAATGTGATTGTTGGTATTCAGAAAAATGGAACGGATATTAGTGTAAATACTTCTACTCGTAAGGTAAATATCACCGTTCCAACAAAGACGTCTGAGCTAACTAATGACAGCAGTTTTATCAAAGGTCCTTTTCTAACAGAAGATGAGGTTGATACGATTTGTGGAACGGCTGTGGCAAATACATCTAATTTGACTTACTAATTGGAGTAAAGGAGGAATACAAATGGCGCAAACCGAGAAACCCGTAGGCACTACAGGTGCAGCACGCCTATGGTATAATTTTATACAGAAATTAAATACTGCGAAGACTGAGCTTCAAGCGGATATTGGTAATAAGGTTGATAAAGAAACTGGCAAAGGGTTGTCATCTAATGATTATACTTCTGGTGAAAAATCTAAGCTTGCTGGCATTGCGGCGGGTGCAAATAATTATAGTCTGCCCAAAGCTGGGAGTTCTCTTGGCGGTGTCCAAAGTGGTGGCGATGTATCTATTGCAAATGGCTTGATTTCTTATAAATCTACAATGCCCATAGCAAAAGGTGGCACTGGAGCAACTACAGCGGCGCAAGCCTGTACGAATTTGGGAGCTTTGCCTACGGCTGGTGGTACGATGACTGGCCCACTCAAGCTGACAAAAAATGTTCACTATGGCACGACTGAACCTTCTAACCCAGCCGCCGGTCAAATGTTTTTGAAAGAAGTCAATGTGGCGCAACTTGTCTATCCGGTTGGTGCGATTTATATGTCAACTGTTGCAACTAATCCAAAGACGCTTTTTGGTTTTGGCACTTGGGAGCAAATTAAGGACACGTTCCTACTTGCGGCTGGCTCAACTTATACAGGCGGTGCAACTGGTGGCGAGGCAACGGTAACTCTAACAACAAAGCAAATACCTGCACACAACCACTCAATTTTTTATCCGAATGCAGGGGCCGGAAATGACTATGCCCCGATTGGCTATCCGAATGTCGGTAGCAAGAGCACATATTGGGCAGTTGGTTCCTATACAGGCGACGTCGGCGGAGGAGAAGCCCACAACAATATGCCGCCTTATTTGGCAGTTTATGTTTGGAAGAGAACTGCATAAGGTAGGTGTTCGAAATGGCGCAGATATCTTACCGTGTTGAAAATACGATTTATAGCTGGAGTACAACATCTTATCTAAACTATACAACATCATATAATTCGCTAACAAATCAAACTACAGTTATTTTTGAAAGTTGCGACCAGTCCTATTGGGGCACAAGGAATTATGGTACAAGTGTCACGACAAATATTGCAGTTACAGCGGTTGATAACACTTCTAGCGTGGCGACTTCTTATCTTAAAATTGATGGATATACAGACGGCGGTACGAAACAATTTATTGGAACCCCATCTCCTGCTTCTGTCGTGGTGACGCACTCATCAGCAAGTGGGGCAAAACAAGTCAAGATTGACGTTTCTACGGCAATTTTCGTAGCAATGAGCGGCAGTATCCAGAAAACAGCAAATGGTTCCGGTACAGCAACTGTTACTTCTGGTACTCACTATCCTGAGCGAACTTTATCAATCAGTGCAAAAAATGCAACTGTAACTTGCCAACGTACAAGCTCACCTGCTGGTGCAGGAACTGGCACATTAACAAATGGTGCAATGATTTATGACAGTGATGTTCTGAAGTTTACTTTTACACCAGCAACTAATTATACAATTAAGACGCATACTGTAAATGGAACTACATTTACATCTGGCCATTCACATACTGTTAGTGGCAATGTCACTGTTGTAGTAGTTGCTGAGCCGTCAATTTTTACATTATCTCTCAACTATGATAATGGTGTAAATTTAACAGTCAAACGAAATGGCACAACCTTAGCGAACGGAGCTATATTGAATAAAGGAGAAGCTTTGACTATTACTTATAGTTTAAAAGATGATAGTACAACCTCTATTCAAGAAGCGACTTTAAATGGTTCCACAATTTCGTCTGGTGCAACTCATACTGTCAATGGCAGTGTTGTCGTTCGAGTTTATTCCCAGACGAAACAAACTCAATGTATGGTTTATCAAGCTAAAGTATATAATGGTTCAAGCTGGGTAAATGTGGGTTTGGTTGAATTTTATGACTCGAAGTGGAAGTATTATGGATACTTGGGCGCCGGTTCTGGTGTGTGAATAAAAATATAAGATAATTGAGGTTTTACAAAAAGGAGATCAATTCAAATGATAGGTGTAGATCTAAATCAATATCGTAATTTACCCGATTACGCACAACTTAAAAAGGACGGTTATGAGTTTGCCATTATCAAACTGGCAACTGGTGTAACCTTTACTAATCCTCTATTTCAAACCCAGTTCAGCGGTTGTAAATCAGCCGGCCTCAATATCGGCGTTTATACTCGTGCTGATAAACAACCCACGAGTGGCACACAGGAAGCTGCCTATGCACTCAATATACTGGGTAATCGTCACGTAGATTTTCCTATTTATTATGATGTAGAGGGAGAAACATTAAATCTTTCAAAAGACAAACTAACTCAGCTGGCTCTTGATTTTGGTGAAGCAATAAAACGCGCAGGATACCGTTGGGGTATTTATACATCCCGCGCACATTTTAAGTGTTTTGACCTTGACAGACTAAAAGAGGCTGGCGCATCTATATGGTGCGCCGCCTATGATAATCAAGCTGGTATGGAGTGCGATATTTGGCAAAAGTCAGATAAAGGTTCTATTACAGGATATTCTGGACCAGTTGATGTGGATGTTTTGTATAATGAAAGCATAATACAGAAGGAGGAAGATAAAATGAGTTTGAATTTGATAAAATGTTTTCAAACACAAGGCGCGTGGTATAATCAAACCACAAATGGGACTCCTGTTGGAGTATGTTGGCACGATACTGGTGCTGGTAATCCAACATTGAAGCGCTATGTTCAGCCATCTACTAATGACCCTGATTATAATTATTTTATAAATCTTATCGGTAAGAATAATAATGGCAATCATTGGAATCGTATGGCAGCAAATCAGGCAGGGTTAAATGCTTGGATTGGTCAGCTTGCAGACGGTAGCGTTGCTACTATTCAAGCTGGCCCTTGGGAGAAGCGTCCTTGGGGCGTTGGTTCTGGTAGATATGGTTCACTTAATGGTGATAAGAATGTGCCTAATGATAAATTTTGGATCCAGTTTGAGATTACATCGTTGCTAGTCTCCGCGTAAAGCGATTTGCGTGTAAAAATACATATCGAATTGCTGGAAAACCGTAAAGCTATTCTTGCTACAACGTAAGGATGAAATAAGCCTAAGCGTGAAAGCCGCGAAAGCAGAAAGAAAAGAATAGATGGCGTATGGTCAAATCCTAAGCGCTATGTAATTGGCAATCAGCAGCTAAGCCTTGAATAGAGGAAAGTTCAACGACTAAGTGCCTTGCAAGCGATTGGCAAGGACAGTGGTATGCGGCTCATTGAGCCGAAGATATAGTCTGTGCTTCGAGAGAAATCCGAAGGAGCGAAAGCTCAGTGCGGGGTAGCGCCCAAAAAGTTTATTTTGAATGGAGAAAGAAATGACTTATAAAGAATTTATTGACAATATTTTAGAAGAACGAGGACGTTTTTCGTGTGGAGAGGAATATCACGAAAGGCATCACATTCTTCCTAAGTGCAAAGGCGGTACAGATAATAAAGAAAATTTGATTGACTTATTTGCTAAAGAGCATTTTATTGCGCATAAATTGTTGGCTGAAGAAAATCCTGAAGATATAAGTTTGGTTAGAGCTTATCAATGCATGACAATAGCTAGAAATCCAAAAACCGCACGATATATTGCTTCTCCTGAAGAGTATGAGGAAGCAAGAAAAATGTTTTCAGAAGCCCTCAAAGAATTATATAAAGACAAAACAAAGCATCCGAGCTATGGCAAACATATTAGCGAAGAAAGAAAACAACGAATTAGTGAAGCCAATAAAGGAAATAAGTATTGTGTTGGCCGGAAAGTTTCAGAAGAAACGCGCAAGAAAATAAGTGAAGCTAATTCGAATCCTTCCGCTGAAACGCGTGAAAAAATGAGCCAATCTCAAAAGAAGCTCACACGGTGGAATGGAGCAAAGAATCCTAAAGCTCGAAAAGTTGTTCGTCTTTCTGATGGGAAAGTTTATGATTGTATCAAATATGCCGCCGAAGAAAATAATATTCCTCTCTCCACTTTCAAAAGTAGATTACACAAAGGTAAAGGTGATTTTGTGTATTTCGAAGACTATCAAAATAAACAGCACTAAACACAAACAGATGTGATGATTACGCGCATAACCAACCTTGCCGCAGATCTTATTTTGAGCAGGCCTATCAGCAAGCTGTCGAATTTACCGCTTACATTTGCCAACTCTATAACATAGACCCGTTTGGCACCGCCAATTACCGCGGCCATGATATTCCGACAATTTGTTGCCATTATGATAGCTATAAGTTTGGTTTTGGTTCTAACCACAACGACGTCTATCAATGGTTCAATCGTTTTGGTAAAACTATGGATGACGTCAGACGTGATGTTGGTGCACTGATGGGTAAAGTTGTCGTTCCTGATACTCCCGACCCGGTCATTCCTTCTCAGCCATCTCGGCCTTCTAACCCTTATCCGACACTTAGGGTTAGCGCACATGGCGCTGCTGTCAAAACTGCGCAACAACGTCTTATCGCACACGGTTATGATGTTGGTTCCGCTGGTGCTGATGGTTGGTTTGGTGAAGGCACTCTCAAGGCCGTCAAGAGATTTCAATCTGATAAGGGTCTTACCGTTGATGGTATAATTGGCTCTGCTACTTGGACAGCACTAAACAAAGAACCAGAGAAGAAAGAAGAACCAGTACAGCCTGTACAACCAAGTGAGCCAGCTAAGCCTATCCAACCATCTACTAACCGCCCGACAATCGGCGTTGGTGATAGTGGAGTTTACGTAAAAGAAGCTCAATCAATGCTGAAAAAGCTGGGCTATAACATTGGCTCCTATGGCGTTGATGGTGTGTTCGGTAACTCTACTAAGGGTGCAGTTCTCAATTTCCAAAAGAAGTGCGGCCTCGATGCTGATGGCATTGTTGGCCCGAATACTTGGGCCAAACTTGATAAACAAATTGCCGCGCTATCTGATAATTCGACCAGCTCTAGTAGAGTTCCATTTCTTGTTCGAGTCAATTCAAATGCTCTTAACATTCGTAAAGGCCCCGGCACTAATTATGCTATTGCTCGTACTATAACCGACCGTGGCACCTACACAATAGTTGAAGTATCTGGTGATTGGGGCAAGCTCAAGAGCGGCGCTGGCTGGATAAATCTGAATTATACTACCAGAGTTTGATACATGACACTCCTGTTCATCAGGAGTGTCTTTTTTTGAATGAAATTTGATTTTTTTAAAATAGTATGCTATAATATATATAGAAAATGAGAAAGGAAGTATAATATGACACCTACTGAACTTGGGAAACTTTTTCTTGAATATTATCCTGTTGACGAACACGGTATTTCTTCAATTGCTCTCATTGAAGATTTGGAGAAAATTTGCCCTGACTTTCGCACTAAAAACGGGTGTCAGTGGGCGCGAACAGCCACTTCTTGGCTAGGGAGGCAATTCGAGATTGAACGTATTAAAAAAGGAGGACGGGTTTATTCTGTTCAATTAATAGGTTTTAGAGAGAATCAGCAGAATCATAGTATTCCAAATGCGATTAAGAAAAACCTACCTAAAGAGTGCACTGTTCTTTGTATCGGGACTAATATTGAGATAGACCATAAAAATGCCAGATATAATACTGAAAATTATCAAGAAAATGATTTTCAACCATTAAATAAAACGGTTAATGACGCAAAGCGTCAGCATTGTAAAGAGTGTCGTGCAACTGGATGTAGATTTGATGCACGACGACTTGGTAGTAGAATTTCTTTTACAAAAGGAGATATTCATAGTGAATATTGTGAAGGATGTTACTGGTATGACCCATTTCAATTTTGGCAGGAGGCAACAAAATGATTTATAAAAATATGTCTTGTTTTGATTTTCTAAAAGAAATTCCAAATAATTCAGTTGATTTAATTCTAATAGACCCTCCCTATGAGATTTCAAAAGCAACGAATTTTCAAAAGGGAGAACCAACTGGAAAAGATACTGATAGATTTAGAATTTCAATGGATTTCGGAGATTGGGACAAAAATTTTACTGGATTAGATAAAGTTTTTAAAGAGGGATATAGAATACTTAAAGATGGTGGAACTTTTATTAGTTTTTATGATATTTGGAAAATAACTACAATAAAACAATATCTTGATGATGCAAAATTTAAACAACCGCGTTTTATTGAATGGATAAAAACTAACCCTGTTCCTATAAACAGTAAAATAAATTATTTAACCAATGCAAGAGAAATTGCTATTTTAGGAGTAAAAAAAGCAAAGCCAACTTTTAATAGTTCTTATGATAAAGGAATTTACGAATTTCCTATTTGTCACGATAATGGGCGTTTTCATCCCACGCAAAAACCTCTGGCTTTGATGAAGGCGTTAGTGGAAAAACATAGTAATCCTAATGATATTGTTGTAGATTGTTTTGCCGGAAGTGGCACAACTGGCGTTGCGGCATTAGAACTCCAACGTGATTTTATGGGGTGTGAAATAAATCCAGAATATTTTGAGAAGTCGCTTGCTCGTTTACAAAAAATAACTTGATTTTTTCTAATTTTTTTGTTATAATATATATAGAAAATGAGAAAAGGAGCTAATGAAATGACTTCAAAAGAATTGGTAATAAAGGTACTTGATAATCATGGCTGTCAGGATGTATATGCTATTGCGCGCGATGCTAAAAGATTATTCAAAGAAGACATAACTCCTTCTTCTGCTGGCGCAGCTCTCCGTTCGTTGGCAAAGGAAGGTGAGGTTGGCTCCTCACGAGATGGTAATGGCCGCACAATTTATTGGCTGGCCCGCACAAATAAGTATCACTGGGACGGGTGTTTAAAGGGGGAGAATGAATAAGTGAATTACAAGAATCGCAGTTATGATGTTTGGGAAAATGGTAAGATAATTTATAATGATGTTCAGATGGACTTTGTTGTTAAACTGATGCAGGAAAATGGCGCTCCACTGGTAGTAACGCCGCACAGCGAATTGATTGATCTTGGAACTGGACGATGGCCATACAATCTATCAAAAGAGGAATTGATTCAGGAGAATTCTTCTCTTCTTGATGATTTAATGAAGTCTCAGGATGATCTAGCTGATATTCGCGCACAGTTAAGTGAAGCACAGGCTGCTCTTCATTATATGAGGCATCTTTATGAGCAGCTAGAAAACAAGTATGCAGAAGTCAAGCGTGTGTATAAACAAGCGGAGGAGGCACTAAAATGAGAACATTGAATCGTAAGAAGGCATTACGAAAAGTAAATAAAGTTGTGCGTGAATTCAATGAAGGAATGAGACGAGACAATTTGTGGCGTGGCCGCTTTTGGATTAGACAAAAGGAATTTTATGCTAAGCCTTATCCTGATAATTCTGGGCTTCAAGGCGTTGTCGTTCTTGAGTTTCATGACCTCAAGACGGGCTACATTAGCGATAAGATTTTTGATCTGATAAATTTTGAAGCTCCTTTTACGTGGCATATATGGCGTGATCTCAATACATTCATAACAGAAGAATGTGATGTATGGCGTAAAGAAGGCCGCGAAGCACTTTATTCTGATACGACTATATATAGAAAGTGAGAGGACGAAATGCTTGATGTAAAAATTTTTGCGCGTCAAATTGAAAAGGCGGCTGAAGAACAAATATACAATTTAGCGGCCTCGCCAATAGGAGAAAACGCACATATACGAATAATGCCGGATGCTCACGCTGGTAAAGGATGCGTAATAGGGACTACCATGCTGGTAAAAGATAAGATTTGTCCTAACATTGTCGGTGTTGATATTGGTTGTGGAGTTATTGCTGCAAAAATAGATAGACCGCTAACTGCTGACGAGCTACTATTTTTACGGGAGCATCTTGTCGAGGAAGCAATACCATCAGGAAGTGCCATACACAAAGAAGCAAGAGTATGGGACTCATTCTTTGGGCTTGGCGCGGCAATCCTTCGTAAGTTGAGATGTAAGGAAATTTATGATAATCGTGAATTTGATTATTTTGTTAAGTCTATGGGAACGCTCGGAGGGGGAAATCATTTCATTGAAATAGACGAAGACTCCGATGGTAATCATTGGATTGTTGTGCATACTGGTTCGCGCAATTTGGGTCTTCAGGTAGCAAAATATTATCAGAATAGAGCAGAAATGCGAATTCTTGAAGAATATACCTATAAGCGTGATGCAACTATCGCTACGCTAAAAGAGGAAGGTCGTCAGTGTGAAATTTCAGGGGCATTAGCCTCTATCAAAAAAGATGCACCGTCTGAGTTTGATTATTTAGTAGATGATGACTATAATAACTATCTTCGCGATATGGCACTTTGTCAGAAGTGGGCAAAATATAATCGAGCGAATATTATTTACGATATTGCCGCGATTTTAAATCGTAAAATTACAATGACAATTGAGTCAGTTCATAACTATATAGATTTTTCAACTCAAACACCTATCCTCCGCAAGGGCGCAATTTCAGCTAAGTATGATGAAATTTGTCTTATTCCACTCAATATGCGAGACGGTACGTTACTGTGTCGTGGAAAAGGTAATTCTGATTGGAACTTGTCAGCTCCGCATGGAGCTGGACGACTTATGTCTCGCGCTCAGGCAAGGAAAGAATTATCTTTAGATGAGTTTGAAAAGTCAATGGATGGCATTGTATCAAATGTTTGCGCAGAAACCATTGATGAAGCACCTTTCGCTTACAAGAATTGGGAAGAGATTGAAGAAGCTGTGCGGCCTACCGTTGAAATTATTGACCACTGGAAGCCAATTTTTAATTTTAAGGCGATGTCTTAAAAAATTTGATTTTTCATAAAAATTAAGCTATAATATATATAGAAAATGAAAGTGAGGGAAAGAAAATGAAAAGAATTCTGATACTTACAGCCGAAGGCGCAACTCAGTATTTTATTCGTCAGAGCACGACTGTGCGGCGATGTGATAAAAGTGAGGTTCTTTCTCTTATGCTCAAGCCGCATTTGTTTAAAGTTGAAAGACGCCGTGTTAATGGAGGAGACTTGTGTGCAAATGTCTCACGTGATGTAGATAAATCATCTAAAAGACATTTTGATAAGACGTGGTATGCGGCATATGTATTGACTTGTTTTAACTGTCTGTTCCTTGGTTTCAATAATTCGCTTCCCGATGAAGATTGTGAGCATTTTGACACGTTATGGGAGTATGCTAAAACAGGTAAAGTGTCATAAAGGAGGTATATTTAATGAGTAAAAGCCCAGCACTTGTACATCAAATATTGCGCGATTGGCGCGAGGAAAGTAAAAGTCCTCCTTTTTCATATAGTTTTAATTGGGCAAAAGGTCAGATTGATATTTACACAGCGCGACCCGGCCTTTTGATTGGTAAGGGTGGTTCATTGGCTGAGAAGTATATTGGGGAAATGAAAGCCGCATATCCTTCTTTCAATATTCGGCTTCACGAACTTGAATTGCATTATGTTAAATAAGAAAGGAGCATATCAATGATAAATCCGCAGGAATATGTAAATAAGGCATATCAGCTTGGTGAAAAGGTTTATGGCAATCGTCTTATATTTGCCGCGCACTATGGTTCTTTCAATTATGGCCTTGCTGATGAAGAAAGCGATTGTGATGTTACTCTTATTGTAATGCCATCAATGGAAGAGATTGTAAGATGTGAAAGTTCTAATGCTGCATTGAAATATTCTCCTGAAGGCAATATTGATGTAATTGATGTTCGTACTTTTGTTAGGCGGCTGGCTGAAGCTGATCTCAATTCTCTTCAGTATCTTTATGCGCCTTATCATAAATGGAATGAATATTGGGATGATATTTTTTCATCTCTTCGCGGCGAGTTTCTTTGGGATATCGCTATGATAAATTCATATGAACTTTTCTATAATATACGGGGTGTAATAGCCCGCGCGAGTAAGCGAATGGATAATGTTAGTGAGAAAAATCCCTTTAATTCATCCTGCTCTAAAGCTGTTTATAATGCAATGCGAATGATTGACCTTGCAAATGCATTCGCCGATGATATTGAGGAAAATGGTCTTGGCACTTATAATGACATCAATGTATTTTCTTGGGAGTATGGTGTTCATAGTAGAAAGGACTTGATGGCAATGAAGCGCGGTTTATATTCATACACGGCTGCCCGCGATTGTATTGATTCATGTATGAAAGAAATTGATAAATTCCATGATATATTTATCAATGAGGACAATGAAACCATAACTTTGAATAATCGCGCGGTACAGCGCCTTGAGCGAATGATTGAAGGCGCGCTCGCTAGACTTTACTTCAATGAAGCAGCTATACCAAAATTTTGGTCGTAAAAATTTGATTTTTTCTCGAATTTTCGATATAATATATATAGAAAATGAGAGAAAGATATGAGCTGGATAGCTTAGTGGTTAGAGCGCCTTCGGCGAACGTGAGGAGGCGATGGTTCGAATCCATCTCTGGCTCAATTATATGAAAGCGACATATAAAAAGAATGAAAATGTCGTCGGACGTACCGCTCCGTCCATTACGAACAGAGCGGCCTCGCAAAACGAGGGTGAGAGTTGAGTTTGTTGGTTTTACTTGAAACCACCGTCGGGGTAAGTGGCGTTACATCTTATCAAAAAAATCCGTCTGACTGCAGTAAGGGCGGTTGGTTTGTAGGTTTGCCAACAGGTATAAGTCTAGATACCAATAAGTGCCTACCAAAGAGGAGCAATATGGCTGAAGTCCTCCAGCGTGGTTGATATATTGAAATGCCTAGGCCATGCACATATATGTCAGTTTAGTTTAATGGAAAAATACCGCTCATCAAGGCGGCGAATTCGGGTTCGAGTCCCGAAACTGTCCTTGGTTTGACAGGCCAAGAAATTTGTCAGGTGCGGCCCTTTGTCGTCGGTCGAGACTCCGTCCGGAAAATGAGCTACGTCTAAGTAAGAAGCGTAAACTTAGCGCTGATGTGCGTGATGCATTGGTTGCGTGTCCAAAACACGATAGGTTTGGTTGAATTTTCTACACAAAATTCGATTGGGTCGGGCCGCCCACAGGATGGCCGCGGGTTCCACTCCCCGAACGAAAAACAATCGGGAAATCTCTTGTTTTTTTCAATTTTGTCAGTAGTTAGTCGCATTGATGAAATTGCTTTTTGGAGTAAAGCTGTGAGTAGCTAAAGAGATGACAATTCTTTTTCTACTCAAAAAGCCAAGTATCCGCCTCTGCTTGGACATTCGCGCGAGTTGTGTGTTAATGAAGTGCGTGGAAGGCAGTTATATAATGGGAACTGCTATATAGTTGGTTTAGGAGAGTTGCCAGCTACGGGAAATGGCGCATTGGACGAACTGGTAGAGTCACCACCCTTTCAAGGTGGAATTTAGGGGTTCGATCCCCCTATGCGCTACCAATAATTTTCAATTTCATATTCCCTTTTCTTAGAGTCCCGCGTAGATTAGCTACGCGGGATTTGATTTTTTAAAGAATTTTTATTATAATATATATAGAAAGTGAAAAGAAAGGAATTTTAAAAAAATGATAAAAGCAATTATTCTTGATGACGGTTATCATTCCAACGATGTAGTAATAAAGTTCGGGGAAAATTATAAGAGTGTTTCTCTTGTATATTTTTTGAATCTGCTCTGTAAGCTTACACTGAGTTCTTCAATTTCTACAAGAAATCACCGCATCCTAAAAATAGATCTTATCTTGTATATGTCGCGGGAAATGAACAGAAAGACTTTTCTTGGATAAAAACACGAACGCCCGCTGAGAGGAAACTTGAGAGAGTTCTTGCTGATATTGAAAGATATAACAGGCAGTTGGACGCATATATGCGCCAGAAAAATAACACAATAAGAGAGATCGAAAAGCTTGAGATTTCTCTCAAACAAGCGAAGGATGATTTGGAAGAGCTGAGGAAGGAGAGTGCGCAGAATGAGTAGACTTATCATAATGACTGGCCCGTGTTGTGCGGGTAAGACTACGTTTGTCAGTAAGATGAAAGAGGAAGGCGAACTTGATGGGTTTGACATTATTAGCCCCGAAGAAGTTTATGAGGCCATAAATGGTAGCGCAGCTGACCGCTCTAATAGAGAATGGGCTTGGCTCTTAATTTGGCATCGAATTCTGGCTAATATGCTGAGTGGTACTGACACGCTCGTTGATGCGAATGCACCGACGGAATGTGCGCGGACTCAGTATTTAGAGTGGTTTAGAGGCTTTACGTCTCACGAACTTATTTGCATTGACACTAATGTTTCAACTCTTTGTCAGCATAATGAAAAGCGCGCTGAGCGTAAATTGTGCGGCTGGGACTTGATAACTCAGTGGCGCAACTATGAAAACCCAGCAAACGACCGCCGCATTGACGAGTGGGATTATTTTATGTGTTGGACTTCCAATGAAGATGGTAGTTTTACTTTGACTAAGAAATATAAGAAAGGAGAATTTTAATGAACATACAGATTTCTGCTCCTTATCAGCCTTGTGCATATCATTGCCCGTTTTGCGTGGCGCGTGGGCATAAGCACGGTTATAAGTTTGAAGACCTTTATAATATTGATGAGCAGCGTTATTTCAATCGTCTGTCTAATTTTCTCACCAACTATTGTGATAAGACTGGCACATGGCCTACTATCATAATTACAGGTGAGTGCGACCCTTCTCAGAATATGAGATGGGCAACTAAAGTGGCAAACCTGTGTAGTGATTTGGGTTGCAAAGTTGAGTTTCAGACGCATAATCTTTCCCTAAAAGAAAGTGATATTCCGCGCGCGATTGATGTTCTGTCATACTCTATAACGGACGTCCGTGAATATCTGTCAGCTTGGCGTTATGCAAAGCCTAATTGGTGTATCAACCGTATGGTAATGATTTTACGTGATGGCTTTGAATTCTTGAATAAAGATAACTTTTCTCCGATGGGTTTTGACCAGATTACGTTCAAAGCACTGAATTATGGTGAGAGTGATAGTATCAACAATTGGATTGATGAACACACTCCAGCATCTATTGACAATTTTTATGAGATAATGGAAAGCCGCAATGGTTCGACCCTTTCTGTCCGTGTCGATACCACGTGCCAGCAGGCCGAGGGGCGCTATTATGTGTTCAGAACTGACGGTTATGTATATGATAGTTGGGAAGCGGCAATTCCTCTTGCGGATTGCAACATTCATTAAAAATAATAAGAACATTTAAATTTGAAATTCCTCAAAATTTTTGCTATAATTATTATAGAAAATAAGGAAAGGAAATATAAAATGAACAAGAATGATTGGATTCGATATCAAAAGGCGCAGCCGCTCAATGGAGAAAGAGTTTGGGTTTTGCCTTATAGCCCCTATGTGCCGTGGCCATATCTTGATTTGGTAGAGCTGTGTGAGTATCAGTGGAATCAGTTGGTATGTGATTTTGAGTGGGTAGTTCTCCGCACTGGAGAGAGGCTGAAAACAAGTGAAATGGATTATTGGTGCACGGTTAGTGTGCCAGAAAGGTGGTAAAATAATGCTGAGATTCAAGGCAACTTATTGGGATGAATTTATGGGTGAGAGTGGCGACGAGCATACTGTCTGGGGCGTTTGCGAAGGGCCGTCTTTCTTTGAAGCAACAAAGCGCATTGAAGATGCGTTTGGTAAGGACCTCCTGAGTATTGAAGTTATGGCTAGGGACGATTATGAAGATGAGATTTTTATAATTGATTCTGACAGTGAAAACTGGGTCAGGGAAGCACTTTCAAACATCCAAGAGAGATAAGTAAAACGAATACAAAACAAAATTGAAAGGAATTTGTAAAATGAAGAAGATTATATCTACGATTTGTCTAATTCTTTTGTGCGGAGTTATGCTTGCACTGATGACTGGTTGTGGTGCGACTGCCGCACAGACCGTTGAGATGGAAGGCGTGGCGACACCTGCCCCCATAACGCCAGAACCGACACCTTCTACTACGCTTAAATCTCTTAATGACCCTATTGCTGGTAATTGGATTATGTATCAGGCTGAAGTAAATGGCATCGCTGTTGGTCCTGAAATAATTGTTGATTGGGGTTATACTCTGACAATTGATTCTGACGGTTATGCAGTTCTTATAACAAGTGATGACACCATTTATAGTGTTGCTGAATATACAAAGAGCGATGGCCAGTTTGATTGGTATGATATTGGCGCAATGGCTATTATTTATGATACTAAGAATGATGTACTTGCACTAACCAATTACTCTGATGTATTTTACTACGCTAGATAATTTCTTTTATACGGTTCCCGCACAAGTAAGTCTTTTCGTAGGACAGAAAGTGCGGGAACTTGTTTTTTTATAAAAATTGAGTTATAATATATATAGAAAATGAGGAGGGAAGTAAAATGAAATATAGAATGACAGTGTATGATAGGGAAGGTAAGTTTTATACATCTACTATCTTGCGTCCTAATATTGGAACACTCGGTCAGTATTATACATTTAGAGAGCTGGTTGAGAACGAAACGATACGCACTATTTGCCCTAAGATGATGCGTGTTTTCACACCGATAAATGATGATGGATATGATGAAGTTGAGGAATCTTTTGTGCTAATGGCGGAGGATTGAATAATGAAAGAGAATTTATCCAAGTCTGAAACAGCAATGCCGCACGACCAGTTAGCTCAGTGGTGTGCGCTCCGTAAGAAATGCCAGAAATTCACAAACAAGAAAACTTACACGCGGAAAGAGAAACATCGTAAGCGGATTGAAAATAGCGAAGCTTGAAAAAATAAAAAATTTTTGATATAATATATATAGAAAGTGAGGGAAAGAGAATGAAACATTATAGGTTTTACGGCGCGACTTGCTATAGCTTTGAAGCTCCAGTAGGCAAAGACCAGATTGTCAGAGTCGAATTTATGCCGGAAGAGGACGATACGGAGGACGTTTCGACTTTCTATATCGGACTGCTCGTTTATGATAAGCGCAAACGTAATCACGCTCTCAATCGCTGGTTCGGCCTTGTTAATTTGGATGAGGATGGGTATGTACGTGGCGATGAATATCCAATAACTGGTAAACATCAGCTTGAAACCTTTGCTATCGCGCGCAAGCTATTTCTTGAAGGGATTGAAGCCGTGCGGCGTGTGTATTGTTCTTCTTCTCTTACCTTTATGGTTGAAGCAAGCGAGGAAAAGCGCGCGCGAGTGTATGATAGATTTTTGAGCCGTTATGGGTGGCGGGCGCATGGCGCCAATGATTACGCCGCTCAGTTTGGATATAGTTGGAAATGGAGTAAGTATTATCTCCCTAAGGACTGGGATGAACTTTTGGAGCATAAAGACAGTTTTGCTAGAGAGGAGAATGATTATATTGAACTCACATTTGATTGAAATCGTATCTGAACGAAATAAGATTGGAGTAGCAAGATGATAAATGAGTCTGAAAGATGTTATACGGCAGCTGAAGTTGGTAATATGATTTCTACCGTTGAATGGCATTATGGTGATGAGTGGGGGCCGAATGGAATTACGGCGCTCGAGGATATGTTGGGTATTGATCATTTTGGTGATGAAGTAGCCGAATGGGCGCGCACTGACCACTTGCCGCAAGGTTATATTAGTATCAATGAATTGCTTAAAAAGATGATAGAAATTAAACAGCAAGATTTGGATGTAAAAAACCTTGTAAAAATATTGACGACTTGGATTCTAACAAACCAAGATAACACGGTGGTGATAATGAAATGACGAGGGGAGTTCTCGCAATCGTATCTGTATTATTGATATTTTTTATTCTTGCTGCTTGTCTAATACTGACAAGTTGCGGCGGGCAGCCGGAAGAAAAGAATTGGGTTGTTCAGTCGTGGGCACAGATTCAAGGCGTTTGGGAAAGTGAGTCTTACACCGATCAAAATGGTGAGATACATTCATTAGCTTATAGCGAAACACATGAACTAATGATAAGTGGAGATTCAATTGTTTCAACTTATTGTGGTAGTTCAAATACTGGCCGCATTTGGCTGTGGGCGATTGATGATGAAACATATATATATCACACGACTATTGGCTTGACAATTGGATTTACAAAAGATACTTTCGGCGCTACATCTGATGGTGGAAATGTTGTATGGTATTGCCGCACAAGTGAGTCAGAAACTGGATTTGAAATGTCTAATAAATAAAGCAGGCCGAAAATTTCAAGTAAAAATTATAAGTTGAAAATTTGATTTTTCCTCAAATTTTCGCTATAATATATATGTAAGATAAAGAAAGAAACAAAACAAAATTAAATGGCGCGTGCGGCCATACCGACGAGAAGGAGAAAGAAAATGACTACTAGAGAGCTTTATGTTGCAGTTATCAATGGCGAGATGAATGACGAGATGGTTGAGAAGGCTACTGCTCTTCTGGCCACTATGGATAAGGCAAAGGAAACCGCGAAGAATAAGCCCAGCAAGGCGGCTCTTGCTAATGAGAAGTATCTGACCTATCTCAAGGCAAATGTGCTTACCAGTGAGGGTAAGATTGGTTCCGAGCTGGCCGATGCACTTACCACGGCTTTTGCAGAGGACTTCAGTGAGAAGCCTTGCTCTGCCACTAAGGTTGCGAGCATCCTCAAGGCCAGTGTTGCTGATGGCACTGTTATCAAGGATAAGACCAAGATCGACAAGAGCGAGCGCACCACTTACGCGCTGGCTGAGTAAGACCAGCAGCACTTATAGGTACGATTGTCTTAGAAAGTAAATAGAATACGCGCTCTGTCAATTTGACAGGGCGCTTTTCTTATAGGGGAAAGCAAGGCCGCACAAATGAGCGAACGCGCGTGTAAGTTCGAGAGGAATCGTCGCTAGGAGCCACGAAAAATTTGAGAAAAACGTATGTGTGAAGAACTGTATTCTGGGAGGTATTTTGAAATGAATTTGACTGATAAAACTGATGCTAGAGCGAATGAAACAATAGGCTCAGAAACAACTTGGATAAAAACTTTTTGTAATGATTATGCTACGAATTTTCCTCGCGCGGGACTGTGGTATAACGCTATGATAGAACTAAAGCCGTGTGCGTTCAAGATTTGGATGTATTGTGCAACTGATGCACCAAATAAGGAATTGACGCCTAAGTTGATGGAACAGTTATTTGGAATGAAGCGCGCGACCTATTATGATGGTATTACAGATTTGAAAGATAAGGGCTATTTGATAGAAAACAATGGGTTATTTGTATTTAGTATTGATAAGGATTGGACCAAATAAAGGAGGCGGCATCTGACTAATAATTTATTTCAAATTTCAAATTTAGACAAGGAAGGAAATATAATGAGTGAACAAAAACAATATCAGACAACTGAGGTTCGAGTATATAGCCGTCGAATAGCTTCGAAATTATTTGCGCAAGGATTTACTCCACTTTATACCTTACCCGACAAAAGGAAAGAGGGATATATAAATTGGGTATTTTTGCGAACGCCAAAATTTCAAAAAGAATTTGATAATATTATACGAGCCTCTAAATAATAGGCGGAGGGCTAAATATGACAGAAGACAGAAGACAGAAATATGAACCTTTTCTTTTCTATGGAAGTTGGAGAGAAACGTTGGAGGGGTTTGCAGAAGGGATATCTCCAGAGTTCGCTAAAGAAGCGTTATGGAATTTAATGTTGTGCGCGACTGCGGGTGATATTGAGACAGATAATAAAGTAATTATTGGATTTATCAATGGTTGTTGTATGCCAAATATTGATAAAGTAAAAGAACGGTATCGGCAATCAGTTGAGAATGGTAAAAAAGGAGGCCGCCCACGCACAGTAGATAGGAAGGAAGTTGCGAAATTAAGAGAACAAGGTTTGACAAATCAAGAAGTTGCTACTAAGTTGAAATGTTCAGTTAGTTCTGTTGAAAAAGCAAATAAAGAGAACAGAGAGGAAGAACAGAGCCGTAAAAACCAGAAAAACCTTGAAGAAGAAGTAGAAAAGGAAGAAGAAAAAGAAAAAGAAGTTGATAATTGTTTTTCAGCTAACGCTGAAAAAATTGTCTTTCCAGATTGGAATAAAAAAAATGATTGGGAATATCTTAAAAGTATTCCTACTTCAACAAGTGCGGCTGATAATTTGGGATTCTAATCCGTAAAAACCAGAAAAAGGGTATATTTATGGCCGCGCGGTTGTGGGTGGAATTGTAATATAAAAAGTATAAAAAGTATAATGAAGTATCAAAAAGTTGGTGGGATAGCCTGTCCATAAAAACCAGAAAAACCCGTAAAAACTAATCCTTTTCGGTTTTTCAGCTCGCGCGGAAGTAGGTAAGGTTATTGTGTAGGTTGAATTTTCCAAAAATTTGGAAAGAGTATAAGTCCAGCTTATTTCATGACCTTGTGCGATGGCAACGCCGCACCTGTAAGTAGGGCGAATAAGTAAGTCAAGTCAAATGTTAAGGAAGTAAAACAGAATGTCAAGTCATTTGACACACTTGACATTTGACTTGACATTTATCTTACTTGCAATTTTACCTACACGTGCGCCTTCACCAATTTTGGTAGGAACGCCGCCCTGTAAGTAAAACAGGAATTTTGGGATGTTAGAATTTTCCAGAAATTTGGTAAGTGCGGCGTGCTAGAAAAATTCTAGAAATTTTGGGGCGAGAGAATTTTCCAAAAATTTTACCGTTGGTGGAGTAAGAAAAATTGTGAAAAATTTGTGAATTTTTCAGTTGACAGAAAATTTTAGGACTGTGAATTTTAGGAGAGTAAGTAAATCTCCTACACTTTATATTGTAAGTAAGGCATATAAGTAAAGCAGATAAGTTAACTTATAAGTAAGACATATAAGTAAGACTTATAAGTTAACTTATAAGTAATACCTATAAGTTAACTGTGTGTTTTACTTATAAGTTAACTGACAGTCCAACTTATAAGTTAACTGACAACTTAACCGAACCCCAAACCGCTTCGCGGGAGGGAGCACAAGTCAACTGGATTCCAAACTGTGTGCCCTACCTATAAGTTAACGGGAGGGTTGCATATGGGAAAGCGACTGGTTCGGCGGAATGTGCTGTTGTACCGTAGCCCTCAACTGCGTAACTAACCTATAAGTCAACGAACACACAAGCGAACGCCCACTCCACATCGCTCGGTCGTCTAATGGTCGAGGCCTTGTGCGGGGTATGGGGAGGCGTTTTTTATGTAATTTTTGGATTTTTTTTAAATGGAATGTCAAGTTTTATGCAAAATCAAGTTTCTTTTTATAGAAAATATACAAAAAAAATGAATAAATATGCATTTTCTCGTGAGACCGCGACTGTGTGTTTGACTTATAAGTAATACTTATAAGTAGGGCCTACTTAACCTTTCCTCCAGTTTTGGGGGAATTTTTTTATGCCAAATTTTAGGAATAAAATGGCGCGGCACGATCTGTTTATCAAACTATCCTGTCGGAGGAAACTTACTCTAATCCCACAATTCAACTTATTGATAGTCTTGTTCGCGCACGTATTGTCAAAACTTTTCTAAAATCCAAACCTTCTCTCGAAAATTTTTCGTGGCTCAGAATGAATAAAATCAGTCGTAATGGTGCGGCAATGTTCCAGACGGGACTTACAAATACACCTTGGAAAATTTTACCAGCTGTGGTAAATTTTGGAAAAGTTGTAAAATTTTGGGAGCCAGCCGCTAGACTAGTTGGTTGCCGTGATTCGCATTTCGCGTCATCTTTGTGCGGCACAACTCAATGGTCAGAAAAGTTGCTTTTTTTTACAATGTAGCATTTTGTGATTTGTCATACAATAAAAACAGAAATCGCATATGGAAAATTTTGGAAGCGCCGCACAATTATTTTCAGCTTTTTGTTCTATAAAAATTCGGTGGCCTTAATCTTTAGGCGCTTTGGCTTTCCAGCTTTTCCCAGCTTCTTCCAAATTTCCAAAATTTTCCAGCTTATGGTTCAGCTTTTCCAGCCGCGACAGCTGCTACAGCTGCAGCTTTTCCAGCTTTTTGGCATCGGTTCTCACGTGCCGCTACAAGTGCGGCCGCACAAGTAGATATGGCTTTACCACGGAGTTATGCGCAACTGGTAAAATTTGGGAGAATTGTTAAAATTTGGAAGGTTGGTAAATTCTGTAAGAAATGTCAAATTCTGGATGAATTGTCAAATTCTGGCAAAACTTGAAAATAAAAATTTAGACTACGTTAGTCTAAAATAAAAAGAAAAAGGAAGATTTTTCAATCTTCCTCATCCTTCTTCTTCGCTTCGCGCTCGGCGGCTTTTGCCTCACGGCGTGCCTTGTCTCTTGCGATTTTCTTTTCTTTCTCTGCGGCTTTTGCGGCCGCCTTTTCTGTCTTTTCAGCAAGCTTGAGAGCGTAGCCCTCGCGCCGTGCGTAGCAGTCGTCTCCATCTTCGTCTTTCGGAATTTTTATGACTACCTGCACACAGCCTTCTTCCCCATCATCAGCCACGACAGGGAAACTAAATACACTTGCCCCTTCAAGCCCCACATCTTCGCCCATTTTCTGCGCATAGTTCATAAAAAATTCTACAAACTTCGCACGAAGGATGTTCGCATTTTTAACAGTCATTTTTCAACTCTCCTTTTCTTATTTTGTAAGTAAAGTATATCACTATTTTCTATAAAAATCAATAGTTATTTTTCAATAATGCCACGATAATTAGACTATCATAGTCTAACTTTGTAAAGCAGGGATTATCCCTGCTTAGTTTGCTTAGCTTGCTCTTCCTCGGTGTCGTCTTCTCTCCAATAAGAAACTTCCCCATCAAATTCGGCTTTTTCAAGAATAAAATCTAGGCTATCTCTTGCTTCGCGGAAGTCTTTTTCCCATTTGCCATCTTCCAAACTGTATGCATACAGACTATCAAGAATATCCGCGGCCCGCCTTAACACTCCCTCTTCTTCCTGACTAAGAACATACTTCATTGAAATACAAGTGTGAACTCTCATTTTTAAAATCTCCTTTTCTTAATTTCTGAATAAATTATAACACAAATTTTTTAAAAAGTCAAGTTTTATTTTTGATTTTAGACTAAGTTAGTCTAACTATGCGATTTTTGTGAAAAAATTCACAATTTGAACAAAAAAAGGAAACGTTTTACAACGTTTCCATTTTGTTCAAGAAGGCTTCAACCGTTCCAAGCTCACGGAAGGGAAAATATATAATTCCTATTTCATATTTGCCTTTTGTCCGCTTGTGAATCTCTGTAAAAATTTTACTTTCTATTTCTGCGTCAGAAAGTGCGGTATGTTCTTCATCAAAATCAAAATCTTTTGCAAGGAATCGGAACGAGGTTTCTGCGCTTGTCTTGAAATATTTGCCGCTTGCCGTTATCCATTCATTATCGACACAAGCCTGCTTGTATTCGTCATTGTTGAGCAAGTGCCGCGCCGACAAGCCCCACAAATCAAACAAAGGATAAGTAATACCATGAAAACGGAAAACTTCGCCTTCAAATTCTTTGCGGCTTTCATATGTTCTGCCGTTTGCGATGTTTTCACAAATGCGCTCCTGCAGGGCAAGCCAAGAATGAAACTGCGCGGAATAAAGATTATTTATGTAAAGCTCTGTAAAGGGAATTGCTTTCTTGAAGTCAAACATTGAATTATACGCGCCAACTGCCGCAACTTCTGCAAGGTCTGTTTCAAGAACTGATACCGCGCGTTTCCAGTCGATCAACTCAATTTCCCCACGCTCTAGCCGCTCAAGATAAATTGGGCGCTTGCTTGCGTAATATGCCGTATCAAAGACAGCAGGAACACTGAAAATTTCACTTATTAGAAAACTGCGGCGGCGATATACATTGCCCTTCGCGTCAATTATCTGCCATCCCAAATCATAAATAAGCGGCTTCGCAATTGCCACTTTCTGCTTCGCGTCGGCAGGCAGGTCTGCGGCGCAGGGCAGTGTAGCAGTTTCGCAGTCAAGAATCATATAGTATTTGCGGCGGCGGTCGAGTCTCTTTTCCATTTTTTTCAATTCCTTTTCATAAGTTGTCAAAGGTTCGCCTTCGCTCCCTTGCAAGTATTATTATAGCACCACCGCGCAAGAAAGTCAATCGTTAGTTTTTTCACAAGCCCCGATTTTTAGACTAACTTAGTCTAAAAAAATCTATAAAAAAAGGGAACTTTTTCAAGTCCCCTTTTCGGCCTTTTCGGCTTTCTTCGCTTCGCGGCGCGCTTCATCCTTGGCAATTTTCTTCGCCTTTTCGGCGGCCTTCTCTTTGGCCTTTTGCGCTTTCTTTTCCTGATTCATAGCATACTCTTCACGGCGGCTATAACTGTCATCCCCGTCCATATCCTTCGGTATCTTGATAACAACCTGCACGCTTCCTTCTTCACCGTCATCAGCGACAACGGGGAAGCTGAAAATATTCGCAGCTTCGAGGCCAACATCTTCACCGTTTTCCTGCGCATATTCCATAAAGAACTTTATGAACTTTGCCCGCATTGCGTTAGCATTTTTTACAGTCATTTTCAAGTCTCCTTTTCATTTGGTAATTGTATTATATCAAAAGCCGCGCCAATTGTCAAATAGTTTTTTCTATAAATTTAGACTAAGTTAGTCTAAAAACGTAAAAAGACTGACGTTTCCGTCAGTCAATTTCAAATACCCCGCTAATGGGAATTACTTCATGGAGTTCATTGAATGTTGTAACATCCCCATCACAAAGGCGAACGGCGTTCCATTCTCTATAGTCGCTATCTTCAATAGAACTTATTTTCATATAGATATCATCTATTTCATTAGAAAGAGTGAAGCAATCTCCGCGACTAATCATTCTATATTCTACGGACTTATTGAATTTCCTACGAATTTCCATTTTTACTTACCTCCAAAAATTCTTTCAAAAATTTGTTCGGGCGTCCAGTCTCTATGTATTTCAAAAAGATTTACACAACACGCGAAGTCAAATTCTGTCATTGTCTTATTGCTTTGAAGTCTTTGCTGAAGCGCCTTGTCAAATCGAATAAGCCGCGCGAGTTCTTGCCTGCGGGAATCAATTTTATCCCACAAATTCGCTTCAAACAAGCCATAAGTTTCAGTGGATGTGTCATTTAAATCATCGTATTGTAAAATTATGTCATATGCCATTTTTATTTCCCCTTTCGTTTTGTAAATATATAATACCATATACCGCACGATTTGTCAACAAGTAATTCAATCTGTTTTAGACTACAGTAGTCTAACATTAAAAAGACGCCTTATGGCGTCATCGCATTATTTGTTCAAAAGATTCAGTATGCCCACATTCATTACAAGTGTAATAATATGTTGTACTCATTGCCGACTTTGCCGCGGCTGTAAATTCATAAGTGCCGCCACATTCACAAATCCCTTCATTCCATCGTTCTGCTTGCCCTTCGTCTTGATGATAAAACGCCAAAGAGATTCCAAGGGCAAGCGTAAGAGCAAGAATTATACTAAGAGTCTTCCCCATAATAGTATTACAATTTAAGACCATAATCGGGGCGATACAAATAAAGAAAAGTCCCCAAAGAATATAAAAGTAGATACTTTGAAACATTAAATCAATCCCTTTCTTAATTTTGTAATTGAATTATAACACAAAATTGCACGCGTGTCAATCCCTCTTTTAGACTACATTAGTCTAAAAAGAAAAAAGAGGAAGTTTTATTCTTCCTCGTCAAAAATACATTCAGCAATAATTTGATGGTAATACCTCATTTCGGATTGCCAAGTGAAATATAAATCACTAATGCATTGAAGTTCTTTACTATCTTCTTCATCTAAAATATTTTTTCGTGCGCAGTGTAAATCAGCCGAAAGAGAAAGCAAATCATCGGCAATTTTTCCTATGCGTTCAGAATATTTCATTATTTTAGTATCTCCTTTTCTTATTGTGTCTAAAGTATATCATAAATCAAAAAAAATGTCAAGTCTTATTTTAGACTAACTTAGTCTAAAACCCAAAACGGAAAAGTCAATTTGACTTTCCCAAAATTTTCAAAATTTCTAACATTTCCTTTTCGCTAAATGAATTTTCTCCCCATTCTTCACGATTGCGCGCTTCGTCATCAAAAAGAATTGCATTTTCATCATAGAATGAGCATACAGCTGATTTCGGCGTCCCATAAGGAACAACACAAATTTCATCAAAGTGAACGCTTTTCAAATGAATAGAAAGCCATTTCTTTTTTGCCTGCTCAATTTGTGCAAGATATTCTGCGCTTGCCTGCTTGCTTCCCCAAGAAACAATACAAAGTTTATATCCCATCTTTTTCAGCTTATTCAACTGCCGCGCAAGTGTGCGCATATTTCCAAGAGGGTCTGCATACAGATAAGGGCCGACTAATTTCATTTGCAAATTATCAAGCCAACAAGGAAAAGAATAAAAGTCAACTATTGTTCCATCCATATCAAAGCAAAGTGCGGGCTTGTGATTATACATAAATTATAATTCCTTTCGTTTTTGTAAAACAAGTATAACACAATTATACGATTTTGTCAAGTTGTTTTGCTTGTAATTTTAGACTATCTTAGTCTAAAAACATTCAAAAAGAAAGGCAAGTCTGCCTTTCAAAGATATGTGAATTTATCTGTTGGCTCATAAGGTATAACTTTATAAGACGAATTTTTGAAGCCCAGTGCCCGCGAAAGCTGTTTGTTTTCTTCTGCTATGCGCTTGCATTCTTTTTCATCGGTAGAAGCTCCAATTATAATTCCATTGTCATAATGGTAATCATTTGCGTAATAATATACAAAATAAATTTTCATTTTTTATTTCCTTCCTTAAATTTCCATAGAAACTTCTTCATATCCATTATCAATGAAATTCTGCCATGCAAGTTCTCTCATTTCTTCCATAAAGTCAGCGCGAATGGCTTCCTTTTCATCTTCACTCATGTAAAACAAGCCAACATGAGTATAATTTTCAGAAAGCCAATCGTTAAAATTATCGTCGTTTATTGCATCGGGGTAGTATTCATTTTCTATGGTTTCTTGCATTTGCTCTTCATTGAAAATCGTGCCATTATCCCAATTCACATAAAGTTTAACTAACATTTTATTAGTTCCTTTCTTATTTTCTATGCTTATTATACTATATGATTTTTAGTTTGTCAACAAGTTTTTCTTTCTGTTTTAGACTAATTTAGTCTAACTTTTCCCCTAAAAAAGAAATGGGATTATCTCCCATTTCTCTTCGGTTTACTTCTCAACGAAGTAAACCTTGCGCTTGCCCATCTTCGGGAACTTGCGCTCTTCCACGCTGATAAGGCCATCCTTCACAAGTCCGCGAGCAATCGCGCCTGCCTTGTTGTGCGTGATTTCAAGAGCTTCGCCGAGTTCGGTTTCCGTCATACCGTCACAGCCGTCAGCCGACAGCGCTTCGATAATTCCCGCGCGGATAGGCGCGTTCTCAGTCGCAGACTTCTCCGCGGCCTTGCTCTTGCGCGTATCGTTTCGGCGGTCGAGACTTGCGAGAGCTTCCACGCAATATGCGTTCAGCTCGTCGGTGAGGTCGTACTTCTCCATCATGGTGGTGTAGAATTCGCGTGCAGTCATTTTCTTGTCGTTCATGGTATTTCCTTTCTTAATGGCGTTAAGGTCGCCGCCCTTATTAGTGGGGGGGAACTTATCTCCCCTTCACGATTATTATTATATCACAATATCACAGAAAGTCAACAATTATTTTTCTGGAATTTAGACTAACTTAGTCTAAATTTGTCTAAAAAGAGCGGGAAGCCCGCTCAATCTTCAATTATAAACTGATAATGCACCATACAACAAGGTGTGTCATTTCCTACGAAGAAAAGCTCTCCATTGTCAAGATAAACTGCATTTCCTTCATCGACTTCATCTGTTTTTATAAAGAAATTGTTCGGATCAATTTCCTTTACAAGAAGAACGCCGCGTGAGAAGTCGCTGAAAGGTTGTACGTCATTGCCCTTGCGTAAATCCTGAATTATCATTTTCTCAGTCTCCTATCAAATTTATTTATTTCTTACTGTGTTTATATAATATCATATAACTTTCAGTTTGTCAATAGAATTTTCTTTTCGTTTTAGACTAACTTAGTCTAAAATTCCAGAAAAACCAAAAAGTGGAAATTACTTTCCACTCATTGGACACACGGTTAAGCCGCGCTCTACTAAGTATTTGATTGCTTTTTCGCTGTCCTTGTATTCAAGAATTTTCTGGATTGATACTTGTGCTTCATAATACCACCAAATAACTTTGATGTTAATATCTTTTTGTTTTTCTTCTTTTGCAAGGCAATAACAATCGCTTATTTTTCCCCATTTTCCGAAACGGCGGAAACCTTTTTTATTTCTGCTAACTGAAAGATATTTTGTATAATCCTTATTATAATATTCTTCTAATAAATCCCAGTTTCCGTTTATCTCTTTTTTCTGTGGAATTTCTTCAGCAAGGCATAAGCCTAAAGGAAAGTTACTTATACGTTCATCATTCCAGAAGATATCAACCCATCCATAAAAAGTTTTCATTTCGCTGTTTCCTTTCCAATGCCAAATATAAGCTTTACAATCCACAAAACAAGCCACATCAGAAACGCGGTTTTTGCGCTGAACGCAAACGCGATAATGCCCAGCTTGGTGAGCGCCCACCATAGTGCCCAAATAAGCCCCAAGGTAATACCTGCGCTAATTGCGGACAAAAGCGCAACAATGAGAATTCCAAGAATTACAGCAATTGTTTTATTCATTTTATCAATTCCTTTCCGGTTTTGTAAGTCAAGTATAACACATAAATTTTAGTTTGTCAATAGATTTTGGGAGAAAAGTTAGACTAAGATAGTCTAAATTTTCCATAAAAAGACTGGTATATTTTACCAGTCTTCGTCTATATATTCATCTATCGTGGGGTCATCCTCTGCCTCGCAAGGCGCGATATCATCAGACCCGCGCGGCGTAAAATGGCAAGTAGTGAATAGGTCATTTTCTTCGGCATAGTAATAAACACAATCAGAACATTTCATTGTTTATACCCTCCAAGTTTCAAATTTATATTTTAGTGGAAAAACAAACGTAGAACCATCAATTTCTAACATCTCGCCGTTTTTTAATTTAACGGCGTTAAGTATATCCCCGTAATAAGATTCAACAGATTCTGTCCTTATAAAAATATCATCATCCCATAAAAATACTTCCCCAAGTTCAATCTGGTTAAAAGGTAAGCTTTTAGGTTCATTGCCCATTATAATTTTCATTTTATTTTCTCCTTCTATTTTCGTTTTGTAAATATATAATATCATATTATATATAACTTGTCAACAGAAATTCTAAGAATTTTTAGACTATGTTAGTCTAAATTTGTAGAAATTCCAAAAGAGCGGGACTTAAAAGCCCCGCCCGAACATTTTTTCTAGCTTTCTTTCATATTCAAGCTGCGCGAGTCGTTCCTCTTCTTCTTCCTGCTCAGCTTCTTCTTCCTCTTCGAGCCGCAGGTCATTATACCAAGCATAATCATCACACTCTTCAGCGGGATTGCCGTCTATACAGCAATAACCATTTTTATAATAGGGGCAATCTATATCGCCTTCGGCGGGGCAAGTATAAGATGAAAGTTCTTTCATTGTGGTATCTCCTTCACTCAATTTCTGTACCAAGTATAACATATAATTGCGTGCTTGTCAATAAGAAATTCTGGTAATTTTAGACTAAGATAGTCTAAATTTTGAGCGGGAACTTTTCAGTTCCCTTTGTTCCAATCTTCGGAAATACGATCAAAGACTTCTTCAGACGTAAGCCAACCTTCAACACAATCGCCATTGTCATTGCGAGTCAGACCCATTATTTCGAGAAGCCCTTCTTCATGTCCATAACTGCCGCTATGACAAATTGCATCACAAATCAAATTCTCTCCGTGGCCGTAATATCGCACAGAAGGCATCCCTAGAACATAGTCTATTCGATAGGGAATTTTTGCCTCTTGCAGAAGCAACTCAAGCCTAACCATTTCGGTATAATCTATTTCGATTCCGCATGAATCCTTCTTCACCAGTTTCATTTTTCAAAATCTCCTTTTCTTATTGTATTTATATAATATCACAAAATTTTTCGTAAGTCAACCCACAAAAAATTCCAATTTAGACTATGATAGTCTAAAAATTCTGAAAAAGTTTGAGCTTCATCAGCTCAGACAAATTCTGCAAAAGAGCGTTCCACAGCTCCTGCATCTTCACGGCGACACTCAACCCTTATCAGGTTATCGCCTAGATGCTCTACAAAGCAGGGAATATTAGCCTCTAGCAGATTCATTGCTCGAATAAATTCGGGCGCGTTCGCATCTTCAACATAAATTTCCTTTATATACATTTGGTAATCAATTCCTTTCTCTCAATTTCTATATTTATTATAGCACAAATTTTCTATAATGTCAAATCCATTTTCTTTCCAATTTAGACTATGATAGTCTAAAACGAAAATTTTTGTAAAAAAAGGAGCGGGAGTTAATCCCGCTCAATTCCAGCCGCGCATTTTCCAGCACAGAGCATTGCCCGGCTGTCCGTAGCAGATGTTCGGATGCAGGATAACTTCGCCTTCGAGGATTCCGAGCTTTTCGCAGAACTCCTCAATCAGCACGTCGGTAGCTTCAATGCGCGCCTGCTCCAGCGTATCGGCCGACGGAGCTTCCAGCTCTCCCCAGCTAATAAGGATACTATTCACAATCGGCGGCAGGCGGTGAGCGTTCGCGGCAACGTAGGCGCAGAGTTCACGGTAATTTATGGCGGTAGTAGTCATTGGAAAATCCCCCTTTTCAAGTATGCCTAATTCTACCATACATTTGCGGGAAAGTCAACGGCCAGAAATTTCCAATTTAGACTATGATAGTCTAAATCGCTAGTTTGTGAAGTAACTAACGAATTTCGGTAAAAATTTCACAAAATGTAATCATTTGTGAAATAACTAACGAACTTTTCCAAGAAAAAGGAACGGTCAAATGACCGCTCCAATTTTCCCCATTTTTTGCCATTTTTCTATTTTTTTCCAATTTTCTAAAGCCGCGCGAAGAAGTGCCGCAGGCGCTTTTTCTCCGTTAGCTGTAAATAAATCACTAATCTGTTTCGTTGTCGCGGGATAAAATGTTATCAAAACACTGCGCTTTCCGCGCACAAAAATAATTGCATTGTCTGTTATATCAATGTTTGCGGCGCGTTCGACGTCGTGAAATGTAGTGCAGGTTTGTCCGATACCAAGTTCAGATATAAGAAGCGCGCGGTCGACACGCTCTGAACTAACGTGCCGACTCGCGCGCCGCGCCTTATACATTATGCGTTTGGTCGTAGAGCATACCGCCTATTAAGCCGACAGCTCCAAAGAAGGCAAGGATAGCGAAGCCAAGTGTAAAGTACATCATTCGCCCTCCTTCAGCATTTGGAACTTGTCATACAAGTCCCATCTGACATACACGACCAGCTCAGGCCACCGAGGGCTGTCATAGCTCAAGCGAGCGCAGAAGCTCACGACCTGCGCGGCGTCCAGCTCATCTTCAGACCACCACCGTTCATACACGCTGTATCCATCCTGCCCGTTGTGGGTCGTGTTTTCCAGCCGATAGCCAGTCGTCGCTTCGTAAAGCGCGATGTGGTTATCCTGCTGGTTCAGGCTTTTCAGTTGTCCAAGTGTCATTTTAATGTTCCCCTTCCTAAAATTGGGCGGCTGATTAAAGCCGCCCTTGTTCTTCTTATCAAATCGTCTCCGGCAGAGTCATTCCATCAAATTCGCGGATATCATAGACAGCTTCCGGATCGTAAACGTAGCCATAGTTTTCAGTGTACCATGCAAGGAAATTGTGCCAGCCCTTGTTGCTAGTCTGGATAGAACGTTCTTCCTTCGGTCTGCCGTGCTTGTCGAAGCCTGTCAATGTTCTAATTTTGCCGAACTTCTCAAGCCCTGCAAGGAAAAACCATACAGGCATAAGAAGCGCAGGCGTGTGAACTTCCGGAGCTATTCCCGTTAGTTTGGACGGCTTGCCCGTCCAGTCAAGACGATAAACCACGAAACGCGGCTTCCCGTCATTTCTCTGATATTGCAGGCCACGGTAAAGGCTTTCAACGCGTCCGCCGCAGGTTTTGCACTCAAGCGGGCAGAAAACCTTCTGTCCGTTAATCATTACCTGTACGGTATTATCGACGTAACCGTCAAGTGCAACATCCATTTTCTGACTGCGTTCGCGCGTCATTTCAAGTTCAAAAGCACGGCCACGCGCGCCACAATTCACGCCTTCCGCAGGCGCAAGCCCTTCCGATTCTTCCCAGCGCTGAAGATAATAGTTAAGGTTCTTCGCGCGTTCAATCTGGTATTTGTTCATGTGCAACTTCCTTCCTAAATTTGTTATTTGTTCCCGCTATGCGGCGTCCACTCCGCGCGGGCTGTGTTCAGTTTTCAAGGTTCAACTTTCGCTTCGGGACTGGCCTCTTGCCCCTTGGCAATTATGATTATAGCACTTTCGGCGCGAAAGTCAAAGATTTTTAGACTGAAAACCGCACAAGAAATCACTTGTTTTTTGAACCGTTTTTGTTCAAAATGACGAACAAATTATTACCAGACTTTTACCAAAACTTCCCTAAAATTTACAAATGACAAATTGTGAAATATTTAACAAGCTGGGGCGCCCATATTTTGGTAAATGGGCTTCCAGTTTCTTCCAGCACGTCGGGGCCTCCAAACAAATTTCCAAAAATTTTAAATTTCAAATTCAAAAATTTTAAATTTCAAATTCAAAAATTTCAAATTTTAAATTCAAAAATTTCAAATTTCCAAAAATTTCAAATTTCAAATTCAAAAATTTCAAAATTTGACTTTCTCCCCCTCTTATGCTATAATTATAAGTAGAAGAGATAAGTAGGGAAAGAATTTAGTAAAGGAGTCTTATATGTATATACATACATCTAACTTAGACGCTCAACCGCGTCGAAAATCAACATTATCGCTCGACTGGACGCTTGAAACAGCAGTCGAGCGCACAGATTTTTTGGAAACCTATTTGGCCAATCGAACCGTCCCTCTCTCCGAGTCTGACCTCGAAATGTGTGGAAACTATCTACTTTGGGGACGTGGCTCAAACGGCCTAAATGCTGAACAAGAAGGCTATGTTCAATTGGAGCGCCGCAACTCTACGTGGGCTTCTAGTGCGAACGCCCGCCAAGTGTCCTCAATTGAAGAACTAACAGAAAACCCAACTTTTGATGAGGCGCAATTTCACTCACTAGCCGACACAACTTATAAAACACCCAAACCAAACTTTTCACGTGAAGAATGCCTACGCAAAGCCCCGCCTGAATTTATTCCAATGCTGCGGGATTTGTTTGGGCGCATTGACCGTGTTGAACTATCAATTGGGTTTTATGATAGGGCGCACGGCAAACGCAAGACAGACTTGCCCGAGCGCCTAACACGCAAGTTTTCACCCGAAGAACTGTTTGATTTAGAAGAACGCGCGCTTAGTTGGACAAATGGCCAGTATCTCAAGAAGAAGCATCTTTTAGTGGAGCTGAGACGCGAACAATATACCATAAAGGACAGTTTTTCTAATAGTCTAATGGCACGACCCACAAATAAGTTTGTGGAGGAGGTTTCACCGACATTTTGCGGGCCAGAATCAGCGGAGGACGGATTTTTGGTTCTCCCCATTGGCTTGTCTGACTCTGCAAGACAAACGCAAGGCAAGAGCAAGTCGGTCAACTGGTTTTTGGAATTTGAGGAACTCGCCGCGAAAAAAGACGACCCGGCCTATCAGACGCAAGCCCGCAAGTTGGAGAGCCGACTAATCGAGCGAGGAATTTGTCAGCCACATAAGGCAACTAAAAAGACGCAAGAACCCCAAGGAAACGCGTCTCAAAAATCGGCCATGCCATTCGGCTTTCTTACAATTGACTTCCGCAATCCGGCCCACATTTGTAGATTGTTGGATAGCCAAAAGCTACTAATAACTGACCCCTCTCTCTCACGAGTGCGCGATACCCTTGATTTTTATATGCGGCAGGCCAATTTGACCCCCATTCAACAAAAAGTGCTTGAACTCAAACTGGCCGGTAAACAAAATATGGATATCAAGGAAATTGTCAATAAAGAATTTGACCGCTCTTATCAGGCAAATTACATTTCCACCATTTATCGGCAATATGTAGCCCCCGCAATTGCGGATGCTGCAACTCGTCATTTGGAAATTGTGCGCGCTATCGCTGAGGGGCCAGAACGTTTCAAATGCTGCTCGGTCTGCGGCCGCCTGTTAGTAGAGAGCGAAACCTATTTCATACACAAGAGCCGCGCAAAATCAGGGTTTTCAGCTCGCTGTAAACAGTGTGATCATGACTATCGGCAAAGGAGAAAGTAAATGAAAGAAAAAGAAAATAAAGTTTCTGTGAAACAGTTTCAAGAATTCTTAGACTTGTTCTCACAACTTCAAATTTATGACCTAATCGCGCTGTGTCAGATTATGAGCACTCCGATGGGTTATGAAAAACAAGAAGGGGAGGAACGCGCACGCCCACGTGAGTTAGCTGACATTTTGGAGGAAGTGATGGATAAGTTTCTCGCACTTCCGAGGACAAGCCGCAAAGACCTGTTGAAGGTAATGCGCGTTGCTGTTAAAAATCCATCGCCTGAACCCAAAGAATTCACAAAAATAGCAGCCGCGAAATCAGGCAGGTTAGCTACTCCATCGAACGATTCAGTTGAATGTGTTGATGGCAAACCTGCTTTACAGACTTATCCTACTCACACGTGCGGCGTTGCCTCAAAAACAAGTGAAGGTGATACCTAATGCCCGGACTCGGACCACAAATGATTCGCCCACGAATTGAGACACAGACTTGTTCATGGTGCGGGTCGCTTTTGGGAAGCGATGAATTTGCTTATACAAATTCTCCTTTCTATCCTAAAAAGCGCCTTCCGATGTGTAATTCGTGCATCAAACAGTATTTGGTTGAAAAAGATTTTCAATGGGATGCTATTGACCGCATTTGCCAGTGCGCCGACATTCCATTCGTCCCACGAGAGTTTGAGCGAGTTCATAACGAGAAAGGCGATGATTGTTTTCCCATTTACGCGGCACTTTTTGCGACCTCTGAATATGAGGGGCTTGGATGGGATAATTATTACAAGGCTTATAAACAATTGCGCGATAATGGCCAGTTGATTGATGAACTACCCTTGTTGGCAGAAGACAAGCGCGCGAAGTTGATCGACCGGTGGGGCGCCAATTATGATGATGAGGCATTAACATATCTTGAACAGCTTTATCAAGGTTTACAGGCCACACAAAACATCGCGGGTGCTCTCCAAAGCGACCAAGCCTATAAAATTTGTAAAATTTCCTACGAGATTGATTGCCGCATTAGAGAGGGAGTTGATTTTGATAAGCTGTTAGGCTCTTATGATAAGCTTGTCAAGACAGCCGAATTTACACCGAAAAATGCAAAAAATGCGGCTGACTTTGATACCACAGGGGAATTGATTAAGTTCTTAGAGAAAAAAGGCTGGCGTTGTAAATATTATGATGGCGTTACAAGAGATATTGTTGATGAAACAATCAAAAACATCCAAGCCTATAACCAGCGTCTTTATACAAATGAAAGCGGCCTTGGTGAGGAAATAACTCGTCGTATTGAAGCCCTTGAACGTGCGAAAAAACTTGAGGGTGCGGAGCAGTCTTTCGAAGAGCGTTATTATGGCGAAAGCACGGATGTTAGCGATAATGAAGCTGACCTCTATGAAACCGAAGGCTACAAGGAGCTTCTTTCAATGGACGGCGACGATTTTGAAGCAGAGGTTGAAGGTTATGACTCCTAAGAAAATTCCTCTTTTGTTAAAGAAAAAAGAAAATATGTTCCAAGCGCCCGATCGACCCGTGCGTGATGGCATTGAGCTTGAGAAAGGAGTCGCCCTTTCAGAGCAATATTTGGAGGAACATTTAGAGAATATTGAAAATGTAATGGGTACGTTTATTGCGTATCCTGACATTTATCTTGATACGATAGCGACAGAGAATTCACCTTCTTTGTTTTTCTATCAGCGTATTACCTTGCGTGCTATTATGAGATTTAAGGAGATATATATCTGTGCCTGTTTGAAAGGTGATACTCCAATTCTTACAGAACACGGAATGGTTCCCATAAAAGATTTCGATCCAACAGAGCGAGTGTGGAGTGATGGCCAGTGGCGAAAAGTAGAAAACCTCAATCGGCGTGAATGGCATGGAAATTTGTGCCAAATTTCGGCTGATAACTGCTTTGAAGATACAATTACAACAACTGATGACCACAAATTTTTGGTGGTACCGCGCAAGAATAATGCGGCCCGTCCGGGGCTGTTTTGGAAAAAAGGATTAGACTTTTTTGGTATTCCAAACTACAGTGAGCGGAAGGAATTCTATCGAAAAGCTTTGCGTGAAGTCATTCCTCGATGGGTTGAGGCAAAAGATCTTACCGATAATGATTGGCTTTTATCGTCAATTGACCTTGAGATGCGCGATGTTAAAAAGTTGAAAACGCCAACACCACCTAAGAAAGCAATTAATCTAATTCCGCCAGAAATTGAGTTGAATAATGATTTCTATGAATGGCTTGGAATTTGGCTCGCAGAAGGCGGCTGGGACGAACATCGAGTTGTTTTTACAATTTCAACCGAGGAAGAACGTCTCAAAAATCGCATTATTGAGTTATCTGAAAAAATTTTCGGGCTAACACCACGTGTGTATGCTCAACCTGAGCATCACAAGCAAAATCTTTCGATCGGTAGTATGCATTTAAGTCTGTTTTTCTCTCAACTTTTCCAGTGTGCGCCCAATGAAATGAACCAATGGAACAAATGGATTCCACAAACTCTAATTCATTGTGACCCGCACAAACAACTTCAGCTTGTAAAGGGCTGGCTTGATGGAGATGGGTATTATCGAAAAATTGGTAATTCACCACGGTATAAGGGGACTACAGTTTCTAATCAGTTGTGCGAGGGCATCAAGAATATCCTCTATCGAAATTTTGTAAATCCATCTATTACAACTGAAGTTCGCCCCAAAAAGGCAAAAGTATATAACATTAATTTTAATGGTGCATTAGCTTTTGAATTTGAAGAAGCAATAAATAATAACAGACCCATTTGCATAGATGAGACAATGCGACTTGGAGAATATTATCCTGTCAAGTATGGCAATAAGTTTTATATGCGGAACAAGGTTCGAGAAGTCAAAATTTTACCACCAGATGATGAGGATGTTTATTGCCTTCAAATGGAGAACAAAACATTTTGTATCAATGGTGTGGAAGGGCATAATTGTCGCGCATACTCGAAGAGCTTTATCTCAATTTTGGCAATGATGTTGGAATGTATTTTTATTCCGGGTAAAATGTGTGCCCCCTTACTTCGTGAGGAGTATTGAATAAGTTATCTCAAAGCTGGAAAACCGTAAAGCCTCTTATACCTTCAGGGCACTTCTCCCAAAAAGGTTACGAAAGTAGAAACAAATAAGAGGATGGCATAGGGTGCAAACCTAAGTGCTGCTAATTGGCAATCAGCGACTAAAATAGAAAAAGGAGTATTTATAATGAGCGCAAAGAAAAAAACACATGAACAATTTGTGAAAGATATTATAAGTAAATATAATATACAAAAAGAAGATTTTACTTTTTTATCAGAATATCAAGGCTATGATAAGCTTATTACCTTTCAATGCAATAAATGTGGGAAAGTAAAAACCGTTACGGCTGGGGCTTTACTAAGGACTTCATCTCATAAGAAGCATATATGTCAATGTTATGGTTATATGCAAGAATGGCACGAAGAAAATCAATTTTTACAAATTTGGATAAAAAATCAATCTAAATATGATATAGTGGAATACACTCCGGGATTTTTAGAAATTCAACTAAAATGCAAAAAATGCGGGACTCTTCAAAAACGTTCGGCGGAGAGCTTAGAAAAAAACGATGAATGTTTAGGTTGCGAAAATAAATGTAATATTAAAAAACCTCGACAAGTTTTTGAGCAAGAGCTAAAAGATTTTTGTGGAGAAGAGTATCAATTGATTGGAGATTATAATGGTTCTGATAATTATTGTTTATTAAAGCATACCCTTTGTGGAAAAATTTATCGGACCAAACCTCATTATCTTCTAACCGGAAAAGGTGGAACCTGTCCTATTTGTCAAATAAAATCAAAAGGAGAAAAAGCAATTATTGCTTTTTTAAATCAAAGAAATATTACTTATTATACACAATATAGATTAGATGAATTTCGACGTGCGCCCTATGATTTCTTTTTGCCAGACTATAATTTATTGATTGAATTTCAAGGTATTCAGCATTTTCAGCCAGTGCCACGCTTTGGAGGAGAATTAACTTATCAACGGCAAAAAGAAGTTGATGAAAAAAAAGTAGAAATAGCTAAAAAAGAAAATAAGCAGCTACTCATTATAAATTATAACCAAATCAATGAAATAGAGACTATTTTAGCTCAACGACTATCCCTTCATGGGAGTAGCAATAATATTATTGCGAAACGATAACTATCTCTTAGGAGATAAAGATATAGTCTAATCTTATATGAAAATATAAGCCTTTTTGACACGAAGATTTATTTGTGCCCCTAACAAAAAACAAGGCGCACAAATAGCTAAAGAAAAGATAAATGAAATTTATGACAAGTGGCCTCTTATAAGGCGAGAAGTGGTAAGAGGCGATATTGACCCAATGCCGGGAAATTTTGGTTCAGATTATGTCAGCTTGACATTTCGTAACGGCTCTACATTTGAAGTTTGTGGCGCGTTGGAAAGCACCCGTGGATTGCGTAAATATGGTGGTTTGATAGACGAGATTCGTGATCATGAGGAACAACCGATAAGTGAAATTGTCCTTCCTCTTCTCAATGTCTCACGCCGTCTTCCTGATAATACTGTAAATCCACGTGAACCAAACCAACAAACAATTTTTGCTACAAGTGCGGGCACTAAGATGTCATTTGCTTATGATAAACTTATCTCAGTTTTTGAAAACTCGATTATTTTGCCGAGTCAGTCATTTACATTTGGTTGTGATTACCGTGTACCCATGATGCATGGGCTTGTAGATAGGAAATACATCAACAATCTAAAAATGGACCCATCTTTCAATGAAGAAAGCTTTGCTCGTGAATATATGTCCTTGTGGAGCGGGGCTTCTGACGAAAGTTGGTTTAATTTTAGCAAAATGGAAAAGCATCGCAAAATAAAAAATCCAGAATTTCATGCGAATTTTAGAGCCGGGGTCAATCAATTCTACTTTATTTCGGTAGACGTAGCAAGATTGGCCGGTTGTCAAACTGTTGCGTGCGTTTTTCGTGTAAATATTAGAAATGATAGATATTATGCAACGCTTGTAAATGTTATTGTGCTTGGTAAGCAAATGGAACTAAAAACATTTACTCAACAAGCAATTGACCTCAAAAAACTTATTAGGGACTATAAACCAAAAGAGTGCCTTATAGATACAAATGGTTTAGGCGTTGGCCTTGCCGATGAAATGATAAAAGTCCATTATGATGAACACGGTGAAATGCTTCCAGCATATGGTTTCTTCAATGATGACTCTTATAAAAAAGTACAGCCAAAAGACGCTATTTGTATCTTATATTCAATGAAAGCCAACGGCCCATTGAATAGTGAAATACATGGGACAACATATGCTCGCATAAATGGCGGTATGATTCAGTTTCTAATAAAAGAACAGGATGCGAAAATTGCTTTGCTCGCTACAAAGGTAGGACAGAAGATGAGTATTGAACAGCGCGTCAAGCGACTTATGCCGCATGAAATGACGTCGAGCCTTTTTGAAGAAATGGCAAATCTTCGTTTGAAAAGAACAGGCTCTGGTACTGACATAGTGCTCGAACAAATCAATACTCGATTCCCTAAAGATAAATACTCTGCTTTTTCCTATGGTGTTTGGCGTATCAAACAATTAGAGGATGAAGCAACTAAAAAGCGTCGGCGCCGCACACCCGGTGTAAAGCGCCAACTAACCTTTTTTTCAGGAGGTCGCTAATGAATGGCGAATGAAGTAAAGGATACGATTGGCGCACGTCAGGCAAAGAAACGAAATTTCAACTTGACTACTCTTGAGGGCGCCAAACTTCCAGTTGTACCGACTAGTGAAACTAGTTGGACGCAACTTTCATACGGTATTCCGCGGCGTTATGGTTATTTTGGGCGCGATCGTTATGACGAAAAAGATATCAAGGACATTATCGAAAATGGTGATGTCCTTGCTCAGCAAAAACTTTCTCGTTATTTTTATGAGCGTAGCCCGCTGTATCGCCAACAAATTATACATTACGCATCTATTTTGAAATATGTTGGGATTCTTATTCCGCACAGTAAAAGCGGCTCTCTCTCCACTCCTAACATAAAGAAGAGATATGAGCGTGGTTTAGAGTTTGTGGAACACTTCAATTTACCTAAATATGGCTTTGAATGGTCAGAAAAAGCTCTTGTGGATGGCTGTTATTACGGCGTTATTCAAGACATTACAAAAGATAGTATTTCAATTCTTGATTTACCTATGCGCTATTGCGTGAGCCGCTTCAAAGACCCAAATGGAAATGATTTGATTGAATTTGACGTGTCATATTTTGACACAATTGCTGATGAAGATTCTCGTGAAATTGCGCTTGACACTTATCCACAACTGATAGCAAATCACTATCGTGCGTGGAGTCGCCGCAAGAGTGTGTCAAATAAGTGGGTAATGATTCCGGCTGACATTGGCATTTGTTTCCCAATGTTGAGTAGTGGTTTGCCTTTCTTTTTGCCAATTTTGCCGTCAATTTTACAGTATGAAGATACTGTCGAAATTGAACGTGAACGGGATCTTGAAGAAATTAGGAAGATAATTGTCCAGAAAATTCCGCACAATACATCCACTAATGAGCTTTTATTCGAGCCTGATGAGGCCCTTGAAATGCATGAGGGTACTGTTGCTATGATGGGCGGTAATAAGAATGTTAGTGTTCTTACAACCTATGCGGATGTTGATGCAATTGTTTCTAAAACTTCATCTGAAGCTTCGTCTAATTCAATCGAAAAAATGCTGCAGAATGTATTTAACAAATCTGGCGTAAGCCCGCAATTGTTTGCATCTACTGGCAGCACTACCCTAAAAATGTCCATCAGAAAAGATATTGCTTTTATGATGACAATGGCTAACAAATATGCTACTTTTCTGACCGGCATTTTGAATAAATTGTTCGGCAATTCTAATATAAGTTTTAAATATGAAATTCTTCCTGTCGGAGAGCAAAACTGGGATGACTACATCAAATCTGCAAAAGAACTCGCTTCTCTTGGCTATAGTTGGCTTGTGCCGTCTATCGCGCAAGGTATTTCTCAGCGCGATCTCAGTGATATCAAACAGCTTGAGAATGATGTTTTGAAGCTCCCAGAAGCCTTGATTCCGCTTCAATCTGCCTATAATGCAATTACAGGTGAGGTTGGTGCGCCAAAGAAGCAAGAAGAGGAAAAAGCCGAACAAACAATCAAAAATGAAAAATCATTAGATAATACAGCGGGAGGTTCGGTTAGCTAATGAGTAAAAAGATTACTCAGTTCGAAGTACAGCTATATGGTGATTTACAACCGTACAACCAAGTCCTCTCAAAGTGCCGTTGCCGCATTTTTTATAAGTATGAAAACCGCAATGGCGGTTTTATTACAGATGAGTTTGCTGATAAGCTCGTCGCGACTTTGCCTTATGTCCCTGTAAAGGGTATTTATGACAAATTCAATGATGACTATACTGACCACGGTAAGAATCGTGATGAAGGTCGTATTTATGGTATTGTGCCTGAATCATATAACTTTGCGTGGGAGCCACACATTGATAGTGATGGCGTTGAACGTATTTATGCGTGCTGCGATGTCCTCGTCTTTACGGCTCTTTATCAGGAGGCTAGAGAAATTGTTTCTAAAGGTCAATCAATGGAGCTTTTTGCTCCTTCAATAAAGGGCGGCTGGAAAACAATTCATGGTCAGCGCTTGTTTGTTTATACTGATGCTTGTTTCTTGGGGCTTCAAGCCTTAGGAGACGATGTAGAGCCTTGTTTTGAAGGCGCGGCATTTTTTACTTTATATTCTAACTTACAAGAGGCAGTTGACAAGCTTGAGCAATTTGCTTTAGATAATTCAACTGTCAACAATGGAGGACAAGAAATGGATAAACTCAATTTCAAACTCAGCGATAGTCAGAAGTTCGATATGCTCTTCTCTGCGCTAAATCCTGAGTATAATGAGGAAGGCAATTGGAGTGTTGCTTACTCTATTTGCTCCGTCTATGACGAATATGCTATTGCGTATGATTATGAAAATAATCGCTACGTGCGGGCTTATTACACCAAGAACGATGAGGACGATTCAATTTCTCTTGGTGAGGTCGTCGAAGTTTATATTGTTGATGTAACTGAAAGTGAAAAAAAGACTCTCGACACTATTCAAGCAATAAATGGCGGCAGTTTTGAGAAGGCTGATGAAATTTATTCCAAGAATGAAGAACTAACCAATCAGGTTTCTACTCTTGAGGGTCAAGTTTCTGAGTTCCAGACTCAAGTTGAAACTTTCAATTCTGAAAAAGAAAATTTTGAACAGCAAATTGTAGAGCTAAATAACGCAAACGCTACTTTACAAACAGAGAATGAAAATTCTGTCGCAGAACTCTCTACTTTGAAGGAAGAAGTTGAACAGCTTCGCGCATTTAGGCTCAACGCCGAAACGGCTGAAAAAGAATCAATTCTCCAAAAGTATTCTAAGTCTCTTCCTGAAGAAACTCTCAAGAAATATAGCGAGAGTCTTGAGAAGTTTGCGATTGCTGATTTGAAGAAAGAATTGGCCTTTGAAATGGTGGAGCATAATCCAAATTTATTCAATTTGGAAACTCCCGCTCAGTACGTCCCGAAAGAAGTTCATACGGGCGGTATTGAGGATATCTTATCCAAATATACTAATAAAATGGAGGACTAATACATATGGCTATCAAAAGACTCGTTATTGATGGTTTTGGCCAGATTGAGTTAAACAATGTGGCTTTCCGTAGAGACGGTCGCGTTGAAGCCCAGTGCGCCCTTGACGCCGAGGACTTCGCTAGCGTTCCTGCGGAAAATGGTATGCTTTTGGCCGTTGATAAGGCTAATCGCTGCATAAAATTTTATAATGCTTCTGAGGATCTTCCTCTGGCAATAAATTATAGTTCTGAGCACCTTTATGATGAGCGCGCCAACGCTCTGAGAGACTTTAGTCTCAAGCCCGGTCAGCTTTATCCTCGTATGGGTTATCCCGCTATCGGTGACTTGTTCACTACTAACACTCTGTGCTATGACGATACCGAGTATACAAGTGAGGAGGCCCTTTTGACTGCGCTCAAGGCTTGCAATACCGCTGTTGTTTATGCTGGTGCTTCTACCAATGGTGCTTGGAAGGTTTCTGCCACTAAGCCGACTGCTGGTGTCATTGCTAAGGTTGTCAAGGCTTACAGTATGCCTGATGGTCAGTTCGGCGTTAAGCTCCAGATTCTTGGTTGCTAATTGAGGAGGTATTTTGAATATGGCTACTATAAAAGAACTGAAAGACCTCGCTCTCCACGCCGCTAAGGGTACTGCTCCCGCAAACTTCACTCAAGAAAATGTTGAGGATGCTTTCCGTGGTGAGATGGGTAAGCTCGCTTCTTCTTTGAACGAGTTCAATCGTAATAAGTACGATATTTTTGAGATTATAATGAGTGCCGCCGATGAAATCGTTCCTAATAAGGTTATTTCCGGTATGGCTCCATTTGCTGAGGTTCAGCAAGTTGCCTTCAAGCAGAAGGCCGTCTTCCGTCGTCGTGTTGGTCAGAACCGCGCTAAGCTGTTCCTTACCCGTGCGGCTGCAGCTGGTGTTTATGAGACTTTCCGTCTTGACCACACTGATTTCACTGTTGAAACTTATGCGATTGGTGGCGCGACCACTATCGACTTCCAGCGTTTCCTTGATGGCGCTGAGACTATGTCTGAGCTTATGGATATCGTGACCGAAGGTATGGTTGACGTTATTTATGGTGAAGTTCAACGTGCGCTGAAGGATGCTATCAATGCGGCTGGTCGTCCTGCGGCTAACAAGTATTCTGGCAACTCCTTCGATGGCACTGAAATGATGAAGCTTATTTCTGTTGTCAAGGCTTACGGCTCTAGCGCTGTCATCTTTGCTCCTCCTGAGTTCGTTGCCGCTATGGGTCCAGATGCTATCGTTCCTGTCGGCACTAACTATCAAGGTGTTTATCATCCTCAGGACATCGATGCAATTCACAACACTGGCTATGTTAATCTGTTCCGTGGTACTCCCATTGTTCAGATTCCTCAGTCCTTTATTGACGAGAGCAACACCAAGACTTGGATTGACCCACAGTTTGCTTACATTCTTCCTGCTGGTAAGGAAAAGGTTGTCAAGGTTGTTCTTGAGGGCGGCCAGCAAATGTACGACTTCCAGAACCGCGACGCTTCTATGGAACTTCACACCTACCGTCTGATGGGCGTTGCTATTCTGGCACATCACAACTGGGCGATTTACCAGAACACTGGTATCACCGAGACTGTTGATTCCCCTTACGATATATAATTGAGTTATAAAGAGGGAGGGAGTTTCTCCCTTCCTCTATTTTTTATTTTTAGGAGTAAAGGAGTTTTTATTATGGATAAGAAAAAGATTGCTATTACAAGTCAGGTCAATGGCCGTGTTGGCATCAATGTACCTGAGATGCGCTTCAAGAAAACTTGGGAAAAGAAAGGTCAAAAGGTTCTTGTGGATGCAGAGATACTGGAAGAGATTTTTTATGACCCCGGCGTTGAGTATATGTTCCGTCAGGGCATTTTGTATATAGAGGATATGGACTTCAAGAAAGAAGTTGGTTTGGAGCCTAATGATGCGAAAGAGCCTGTTAATATCGTCAAGATTGATGATGCAAAGCTTGCTCGTGCACTTGGCCCTATGCCGGTTGGTGAATTTAGGAAGTTCTTTGAGCCGCTTACAACTGAACAGAAGCATCAAGTTGCTGACTATGCTATCACTCACGAATGTACTGATTTTAACAAGAGTGAGATAATTCAAAAGGCCATTGGCATTAATGTCATAAGCGCAATTCAGTTGAATAGGCAGGCTAAGGCTGAATAAGGAGGTTATATATGACCCCTATCAAAAAAGTATATAATGCGTTTCTTGTTAAAATTTTGGATGATGAATGGGCACAGTGGCTTTGGGAAGAAGTTCATCAGGATTTGAAAGAACTTTATCTTAGTGCTGCGGTTTGGTTCAAGTTCCCTCGCAATGATATTAGTTTAGCTGATGACACTCACATAGCGGGCGACCTTGATGATTCAGAAATCCAAATTTTAGCTGTACGTATGAAGGTTGAGTGGCTAAACCGCTCAATTATGACTTGGGAGAACATCAAACCTCTTTATGAGGAAAGAGATTTCTCTCAGGCTAATATGTTAGATAAACTTTGTTCAGCTCTTGAGAAAGAAGAAAAGCGGGCAAACCGTTTGGAAAGCACTTATTATCGCTCAAGAGATAAGAAATCCTTTGACTATTCTAAATTGGCAGGTGGCTAATATGGAATATGCTGAGGAAATGAAAGAAGGCTATGATAACAAGCTAAAAAATAAAATTTTTCATCTGCTTTGTGAGTATGAGGAGAATGGAGAATGGGAAAAGTTTTTGGATAGTATTCTAATTGAACTGATGGGCGTTGATGAAAGTGAGCGCTCAATCAATTATTATATTTTATTCAAAAAACTTTCTAGCTTGAAATATCTTAGCTACAAATATTTTCGAACAACAATTTTTGATTGTATGTCTCTTATAGGAGGCGGTTTGTGATGGACTATTTTGAAGACGTATATCTTAACCGTCTGAACCGCTACGGGATAGATTATCAATCCCGTGTTCAGAATAAGCGCGAAAAGGAGTTTGAAGATTATTTGCTCAAGTCTGTTTATCGTGTTGATTTTGAATATGAGGATGCTATACATCCCGGAATCCTTGAAAAGTATAAACAAGATGAAACTCAAACTTTGCAATATTTGCTGACTCGAAGAAAATTAAACATTCCAAATGGCACTATTCTTATGATAGAAAACAAAGACGGAATTCTGAAACCTTGGATGATTTATTGGATGGAGGAAATTTCAGCCAGTGGGTATAACAAATATATTGTATTACGAATGTCTCATTACATTCAGTGGGTATCCCGCGCTGGAAAGCAATGTTCTACTTGGGCTTATATGTATGGGCAAGAGGACAATATGCTCAAAGACGAACTCAAGTCTAGAAGCCGCTCTGCTGGTCTATATACCGAAAATCTTAAAATGAGTTTCTTCGTAATGCCCACAAATGCGGATTTACGAAAAGACGATTATTTTGAGACAGGTGAGGGCAACCTCAAAGAAGGCTATCGCGTGACAGGTTATGATATACAGTCTGACCTTGGAGTTGAATTCGTCACTGTTGATCCTGTATATTTGTTTGATCTAACACCTGCTCCGGAAAAAACCGAAGAAGACAGTGAGGATGATTTCTTCTGGTTGAATGGGGGTAAGGAGTAATGGGAGTTAGAAATTGCGCTGATATTGGAGAGAACCTTCAAAAGATTATAAGTCGCTTGATGGATAATCAGAATTTGTTGAAATATTTGTACTATTCTGATAAAGACCCCTTATCCAATCCTGATTTGACTGATGAACAAATCAAAAAGGAAATTTTTGAAAAAATCATCAAAGTAACACCCCGTATTGGCTCTAAAGAGACTGCACAGTCATTGATACTTGTACGGTGTAGTCAAGGAAGTCGGTTAGGCGCGAACAGTGAATTCAAGTTGATAAATTTCATTGTTGAAATTTATGTTCCTGATACTCAGTGGCTCATCAAAGGACAGAATTTGCGGCCTTTCGCTATAATGGGAGAAATTCAAAAGTCTCTTGATGGAAAGCTTATTAATGGGCTTGGTAAGCTAACCGGTGGTGATTTTCAATATAACTTCTCAAGTGAAGAAATGACCTGCTATTTTCAAAATTTTGAGGTTGTAGCATATGACTAATGAAAATTTTTTCATTGGTGAACCTATTCATTTCAAAAACTTATGTAAAATTTATCCCGCAAAAGTTAGAGAAGTTATAACAAATGAAGAGCTAGGTTTATACCAACAACTCCTATTCATAACACAAGATGAATTGCGAGACAAGTGGTTTGAAGAGAAAATTGAAGGCGAACCTTTTACGCCATTTCAGTTTGTATTAAATTATGCGCGAGCTGGTGAAGGCCGCGAAGAAACGGTAAGTCGCGCTTTTCAGTTTTTCATTCACGAGCCGGTTTCTTTCTTGTTTGATATGAATATGATTGTCATTGGAGATTTGAAAGAGGAGCTTAAAAAAATTGATTCCGTTGATGAATTGCGGCTTTTGAAAGAAGAAGATTATTTTGACTTTCAAAATCTCTTGCGCGAATCATTTGGTGATTCACCAGTTGGCCCACCTGACCCACCTGATCTTGATCCACGCATTGCACGCATAAAAAGATTAGGTCGAAAGAGAGATAAACTGGCCGCCAAGAAAGGTCTAAAATTTTCTGATCTAATGACATCTATTTGTTGTATGGGAATTGGGATAACTCCACTTAATATTGGAGAGTTGAGCAAATGCGCAATTTCGGCATTACTTCAGAGCTATCAAGCCAAAGAAAAATTTGACTTAGACGCTCGGAGTTTACTTGCCGGAGCGGATAAAAATAAGGTAAAAATTGAATATTGGATAAAAAATTTTGAATAAATAGGAGGCTATTTTTGATGGCTAATCTGTTAGATAAATATGGCATCAAAGAGGTCGCTGACGTAGTTTTCTATAAAATAAATCCTGACGGTAGCCGTGGTGCGCCTGTCCTTTATTTGGACACCCTCAAGGTTAGCACCATTGAGCAGACCGCAGAAAACGTCGCGGCTCGTGGTGGTAAGGGTAATCCTGAACTCATAATTTGGGACTTCAATAAAGAAATAACCCTTACTCTGCAGGATGCTTTGTTCTCAGCTAAGTCTCTTGCTATGATGTTTGGCTCTGAAGAAGTAAATGCTACTACTTTGGTCAAGACCTTAGCAAAGGATGAGGTAACTGTTGAAAGTACAAAGTATTACTTTACCGATATGAATGGCAAGAAAGTCGAACTCAAGCAGCCGCATTGGTATAAAGCAACTGGTGAGGAAGATACTACTACTGATCATACCGATGCTGTTTTTGTGACGGGTGATGTTGACATCACTGGCTACGAGTTCTCTATTGATGCACAAAAGTTCCCTGATACTTATTATGTCACTGGCGATACCTATGCACGTAGCCAAGCCACTGGTGAGGATGAATATCTTCAGTTCATCGTTCAGAAAGCTAAGATGCTGTCTGAGGTCACTCTTACCATGGAAGCTGAGGGCGATCCCGCTGTCTTCGATATGAACCTTAAGGTTCTTCGCCCAGCGGACGGTAAGATGCTCAAACTTGTTAAGTATGACTTTACTGCTGCTAGCAGCGATGGCTAATTTTATAAACCCCTGAGTAGGTGGTGTCTTACCACCTACTCATTTTTTTATTTAGGAGGACAGGAGATGGATTACCAACAATTTTCCTTGAAGGAACTTTATCAAGTTTCTTTAAAGGCTAACTATGAGTTGGAAATCAACGGTCAAAAGTTCTATCCCGGAGATGTTATTACAACTTTTGACCATATTCAACTTGCTAATTTTGGAGAAATACGTCAATTCGTTGCCGCCCGTGGTGGATTTGATAATCGCGCCCAAGTAATTTGGGATACTGTTCAAGAAGTTCCATTAACATTTACTCAAGGGGTTTTTTCTCGTGAGCAAATGGCAATTATGAATAATTTACGGATTGTGTCACAGGAGAATTCGACGCTTATACTAACACAAACTGAACAGCGTGAAAGCAACGAAAATGGAGTTATTGTTTTGCGTCATACGCCATCATCTAACTTGCACGTGCGTGCTATTGATGGTAAGGGCATAATTTATACGCAGGATGAAAACGTGCTTACATTAAATAGAAATTATTGCAATTGTATTGTATCTTATTGCTTTGAATATAAAAATCCAAGGACAAATCTTGTTGTTGGCGAACGCTTTATAAATGGTTTTTTGTCTTTAGAGGGTCGCACAAGATTTAAAGATGATAAAACAGGAGCCAATCATACTGGCATAATCCAAATTCCAAAACTGAAAATCGTATCTAAGTTTACTTTCCAACTCGGTGAAAATGCTATGCCGGTCAATGGTTCATTCGATGCGATTGCATATCCTGTAGGGCCGCGAGGTAATGTTAGAATTGTTGATTTATGGCTTCTTGATGAAGACATAGATGCAGATTTCTAAAGGAGGAGTAAAGGATGCCTACAAATAGGACAACATCTGGGACAATCAATCTAAAGGCACTTTTAGACGTTAGCCAGATTAAAAAAGCAGCGGGTGACATTGAAAGTGCATTGAGTGGGATTACGCTCCCAAAAAATATTGACAATGCTTTAACAAAGAATTTGGAAAAAATGAAGTTAGAAATGACGCGTCTTGACCAAATTCTTGCGGGCGATGTTACAGCTAGTAGCTCTAAAGAGGCACTTAGTGCCGCACAAAAAATTCTAAAGGCTTATGCTGATATCAAAGTCGCAGTTGCGCAAGCCGCAAATTTGTCGGATAGCCAGCTTAAAAAGCTTTTCCCTGAATCTGTCGCTGAAAATATTGAAAAGGCTAATAGAGCACTTGAAAAATATAATTCTAACTTAGAAAAATACAATAAAGGCATAGCTACTCGAAAGGGGAATATAACAAAATGGCAAAATCGTGAAGCTGAAGCTCAAAGTAAACTTGCCGCGGAGCAAGCCAAACCTACAAATGCCACGGTCAATGGTCAAGTTTACACTGCGAAAGAATTGCGCGATCAAGCTAGTGCCGCTCAGAAAGAGATAGCTGAAGCCCAAAAAAAGATGCAGCAGTGGTACAATACCAAGGCTGGACGAGAGAATCTCTCTGAGGGGCAAAAACGAAAATCTAGCACTTATCGGCAAATAGCTGACGAATTGGATGCTGCAAAGAAAAAACTTCAAGAATTTATAAATGCGCAGACTACTGTTCAAGATTCTTCGGCTATAACACGTTTTGTCAATCAAATAGCTGAAGCTCAAACAAAAATCAAAGATGCTCAAAAAGCTTTACAAGATTTTCAGACGCAGAATAGTAGCTCTGCTGATTTCTCAACATTGCGCACAGAGCTTGAAAAACTTGGAATTGATATGTCTCAGTTACCGCAAGATGTTAACGGGGCAAAAGCTGCGATTGCACAATTTACAAGTGGAGAGCTGACTAAGATTCAATCTCAAATAAGTGGTGTTATTTCAGCTACTAATAATGGGACTAGAGCTTTCGATGGTTATGCGGATGGTGCTAATCGTGCACGAGATGCTGTTCGTCAGCTCAATAATCAAGAACGTGAACTCCAACAATTTCAATCTCGCGTTGAGTATTTCTTTGGTTTTAACAATAGTGTTCAGCTATTGAAGCGCGCAGTGCGCGATGCAATTGACACTGTAAAAGACCTCGACGCAGTAATGACTGAAACCGCGGTTGTCACCGACTTTAGTGTTGGTGATATGTGGAAACAGCTGCCGAAATATACTGATGAAGCTAATAAGCTTGGTGCTACTGTTAAAGGCGCATATGAAACATTAACATTGTTTTATCAACAGGGCTTGAACCGAAATCAAGCTTGGGATTTAGGTATTGAAACAATGAAGATGGCCCGTATAGCGGGGTTGGATTATGCTAATGCAACTGACTTAATGACAAGCGCTTTACGTGGTTTTAATATGGAGCTAAACCAAGTATCTTCACAGCGGGTTAATGATGTTTATTCTGAATTAGCAGCTATAACTGCATCTGATGTTGAAGAGCTTGGTGTTGCAATGAGTAAGACCGCATCCTTGGCTCATTCCGCTAATATGGAATTTGAGACAACGGCTGCCTTATTAGCACAAGGCGTTGAAGCAACACGAGAAGCGCCTGAAACTATTGGTACTAGCCTTAAAACGGTTATAGCTCGTTTTACAGAAGTAAAAGAGCTATTTACAAAAGACCAACTAATGGGCACTGACAGTGAAGGCCAAGTTATCAATATAAACAAGATTGATACTGCGCTTCAAACCGTTGGTATTGATTTGAAGAAGTTTCTACTTGGCGAGGAAGGGTTGGATGATGTTTTGCTTCAACTTTCTTCTCGTTGGGGTACGTTAGATTTAGCGACGCAGAGATATATTGCGACCCAAGCAGCTGGTAGTAGACAGCAAAGCCGTTTCCTCGCAATGATTTCAAACTATTCCCGTACACAAGAGCTTGTTGAGGCAGCTTATAATAGCACAGGCGCATCACAAAAACAGTTTGAAAAGACTCTTGATAGTCTTCAGGCCAAAATCAATCAGCTTACCAATGCGTGGGATACATTCACAATGGGCTTGGCCAACAATGTTATTATAAAAGGCGCCGTTGATGCTCTTACTGGAATTCTTACTATTATAAATAAAATAACAGGCGCATTTGGTAATGGAGCTGGCGCTGTTCTGAAATTTATGACCGCAATGTCACTCATAAAGGCTGGCGGTGTGGCTTTCGGCAGCGGTATGTCGTGGATTACGCAGGCGAAAGGCGCAATTGATAAGGGACAGAAGATTCCGAGTTTTGGCGCGGCGGCCAATGCATATACTCAGACGCAATACGGCAAAAACTTTGGCGGCGCATTGGGTAATGCTTTTGTTGGACCTTGGGCTTGGTTAATAAATCGGCCAAAGGTGGTGAAACATCAGCTTGCTAAAAATGCTACTGCATCAGAGCGATATAATAAGTTAATGACAAGAGTTGGAGGGGACTCAGAGCGCAAAAAACGTCTTGAACAATTCGCTCAGGCAAGAAATAGCAGTACTCTAGCAGGACGCTTTGGCCTTTGGGCTTCTAAGAAAGGGTTTGGAGCGAATAGCATTGGTAAAGATACGGCTAATAAAATTCAAAATACTCTTGGACTAGTGGGCGCTGAGGGGGCCAAAGCTGCAGGCGCACTTGCAAAGCTTGTCAAAATTTTGGGCGTTTTCGGTGGAATTGCTTTGGCCGCTTTTACTGCAATCAAACTAATTGACCTCCACACAATCGACACTAAAGAAGCTCAAGCCGCAGTTGAGGCTCAAAAGTCTGCTCAATCCCAAGCACGCCAAAATCAAAGTTCTTTTAAAGAACAAATCTCAACCTATCATCAACTCCAAACCACGCTCAAAGAAACTATAAAAGGTACTGATGCGTGGAATGAAGCCCTTGTCGCTGCAAATGAAAATGTCCTTGAAATGGCGAAAAATTGGGGGGATTTGGGGCTTACTTATTCAGTTGACAATGAAACTGGCGCGCTTCAGCTTGATAAGACTTCACAAAAGAAAGTTGAGGATAAGTTAGCATTTGCTACAAATGAGTCAGCTTTCAAGACTGCTTTTACGCAGGCATATGCCAATGCAGTTCAAGGACGTGATTATAATCGTCAAAAGTTGATAAAATCAACTTCTCTTGAAGAATATCAAGGGTATGAAAATAAAGCTCAAGCTTCACTCAATACGGCAAACAGCTTACTCGATAGCGGTCTATCCAATATTGTTGATAGCTTTGATGGTTTTGGCTCAGCAATTAGTAATGATTTGCTTGATGAGAAATATCTAAAGGATGCTGGTAAAGAAGCTGCAAAATACATCTGGCATACTACTGGAGATATGACCGAAGACTTGATGTCTCGTTTTGGTTTGACACGAGAACAAGTTCTTTCAACATACGGTAACGGTGAAAAGCTTGATGTTGAACTTGCGCATAACGCATTAGGATTGGATGATGCGGCCAATAAGCTTTTGACAGAGGTTCAAACTAAAGCTAAAAATTTCTCACTAGTTGCGGGAGATGCGGGACAGGCATTTCTTGATGTCTTCAATGGAATCGAGGGAGCTGATCTCTCTAAACTTGAAGGCTTTGGGGAGAAAATGCCAAAAGTTCTGTCAGCTCTTGGATACACCGAAGGCACAGAAGCTTATGATACAGCTTATACTCAATTTCTTACGAACTTTGTAGATGCCGTAAAGGCAACAGCTCAAAATGAAGCTCGTGCGCGGACTGTTCTTGGAGATAAGTTTGATTCGCTTTCTTCTGAAACTCAAAAACAATTTGGCTCAATGCTTTCTAATTCGTCCAAATATTTTGGACGCAAAGGTGCAAATGAGTTCCAAGACCAACTTACGACTCTTTCAAATCAAGGCGAACTTGATGCTGACCGTCTGACTCAAGCCTATAATTCAATTGACTTTTCAAGTCCAATTCGCGCTATGTCTCAATTGCGCAAGATGGCACAGAGCACAAATAAAGAGATTCAAGCTCTTGGCCAGCAAGGACTTAAATCTCTGTCTGATAATACTAGTGCGCTAAGTCTATCGAATCAGTTTGAATATCTCTATGAGAATATTCTTTCTTCTGATGAAAATCTGGAAGACCTGCTTGACGAATTTGGCAAACTTGACGCTGATGACATCTACGATTTAGCTGACAGCTTCTCTGACCTTAAAACCTTCTTAAAAGAAAGCGGCATTAGTGCCGCGGCTTTAGCAACTACACTCAATCGTATCAATAAGAATGGCCTCAACTCTAATCTCATAAGCGGTGAGTTCTTAACAGCAATGTCTAAACTCAATTCCTTTACAAATGGAATTGAAGGTACTATAAGAGAACTCGATGATATTGATCTCGGTACAGATTATGGGCAGATGACTGACTTTGTAGCTGATTTGCTTGATCCATGGAAAGAAATGATGAATAATGGTGAGTTTGGTAATGCTCAAGCTTCCGGTATTTATGATTTGTTCTTTGGCACAGGATCTTGGCGGAAAGTTACTCAGCAAGGCGAGGCAATGGTCAAACAGGAAGGCCAGCGGCTATTTGACTTGCTCAATGATGTTGTTAATACAGGCGATTTATCCCCCATTTGGGAAACTGTCCTTGGCTCTGATACTCTTACTGGTAAAGGCTTCAATGCTAAATGGAATGATGAACTAGGCCGCATAGACTGGGAAATTACAGACGCAACCTATCAAGACATTTACGATTCTCTCGCAGGAAAGGGCTTATCTGATACTTTGATAAAGCTTTTGATAGGCGACGCTGCGAACTTCTCGATTGATTTAGCACAGATTGTTGATGCTAATGGTGTTGAGGAAGCTCTCAAATATCTTATTGAGAATACGAAAGGTATAATTGATCAATCGCTAATTGATACGATTATAAATCAGGCAGCTGACCCTGTTGAAGCTCAAAGAATTGCAGATGAGTATCTCGCCAAAAATAATCGTAAGACTGATACTTGGACTGGTACGACTCTTACATCTGGTATTCAGGCAGCACACGATAGAGCTGAAGGGAAAACACCCACTAGTCTTGGAGAGTATGAAAAGGCAATTGCTGGTTCTTATAGAAGTGGTCAAAAAGAAGCCCCTATTGAAGAGTATGCTCAAGCTGTTTTAGAACTTACTAATTTTGAAAAGGAAAGCTTAGAGGCTGCTGCAGGCAATGCCTCGTCCTTAGAGGATTTCCTAAATAATTTCAATGATACTGAAAGCAGAGAAGCCGCTGAAAGATATTGGAAGGCTTTCAATAAAGAGGGGCAACTTACTTTTGAAGGTTGGAATGTTGATAAACTCATAGAAGAAACAGGGCAAGATGCAGAAACAGTTCTTGCCAGCTTGTCAGCAGATATTCAAAAGCAAGCCGCGGATATAATTGAACTTGATTGGCAAGGCAAAACAATTGAGATTAGTCCTAAGATTCTCAAAGAGGATTATGAGGGCGATCTTTTGGCTTATGCAAATGATGCTTTAGATCAACTTGAGACAGCACAATATTCCGAGACAATAACACAGGCCATTGTAGCCGCCTTGAAAGCTTTCGATAGTGAGCTTGAAATTACTGTCGATGGTAAATCAATTACTGGACAGGTTAGTTCGGCTATCAATAATGCTACTAAAGGTAAAACTTATACAGTCAAGATTCAAGGAGATGTTGAATTACCAAAATCTCTTGATGGTTCAACAACAACAAAGAACACTTTCAACCATGTAAAGAAAACAATAAGCTCTGCAAACGGCACTTACGTTCCCTCTTACGCGGGCGGCACTCGTCGTGCAAAAGCTGGTCCCGCGCTTGGTGGTGAAGAAGGCGCTGAGATTGTCTGGAATAAAGAAAAAGGTTATGCCTATATTATTGGTGCGAAAGGCCCACAATATACTAACCTTCAGCCGGGAGATAGAGTTTTCACAGCGCCACAAACCCGCAAGATTTTGAGTAATTCTGACCGTGGAGCGACTCCAGCTTTTAGCGGCGGCACCGATGAGACAAAGTACCCGTGGTCTTATCCCGGAAAGGATTGGTTGAACGATGGCTCCGGATCAGGTTCCAGCTCCAAATCTGATGATGGCGACAAATGGCGCAACGAATTTGACTGGCTCTACAACCTGATGGAAGACCTTATCGAACTTGGCCGCGATCAAGAGAAGCTCGATGAGAAATATGAAGATTATCTTGCAGATATTTCCAAAACAGCGGGCGATCTCGTTCGTGTAACAGCGGAGCAATATCGCAATCTCTATGCGCAACAAGTTCGTCAAGAACTTGCCTATGAGAAACGTCTCAAAGAGATGCATGAATATCTCGAAGTCAACGCACAATACGCTGAGTATGGCACTTATAATTTTGATGACCAGACAATTGAAATCGACTGGGATAAAATTGAAGCTATCCTTGATGAAGACCTGTACAACAACGTGAAGGATTACGTTGATGGCTTAGAGGAAGTTCAAGATCGCATTGACAAGGCGGATGATGAACTTCAAGACATTGAGAATGATATTCAAGACCTTCGTGAACGTTTCATTGAAGAATATGTCAGTTTTGAAAAGCGCATTTTAGAGGCATTGGTTGATGAGCGTCAAAAACAAATTGATGAGCTTAGCGATATAAATGATAGTATTAAAGATACTAATTCCAATCTGTTTGATGCAATTCAAAAGTCAATTGACAAACAGCGTCAGGACCGCGATAATCAAAAAACTGAGGACGAAATTGCTAAGAAGGAGCGCCGCCTATCTTTCCTGAGACAAGACACTTCAACTGACAATAGTATTGCAATCAAAGAGCTTGAGAAAGAACTCGGTGAACTCAAGCAGGACTACACTGATGAATTGCTTGATCAAAAGCTGAGTCTTCTTCAAGACCAAGCTGATTTCGCCGCTGAGCAACGTGAACGCCAAATTAAGCTAATGGAAAGTAATCTTGAATTTGACCAAGAGACTGGTCAACTCTGGGGACAGATTCATGATTTGTTGAATAATTCTGTTGGTGAGGATGGCAAGCTTTTAAACGATAGCGCGCTTGTTGCTTTGCTTCAGAAGAGCGAAAGTTGGGAAAGCTTGAGCGAAGTTCAGAAAAAGATGTGGCAAGATGACCTCATCAAGGACTTCAATGCCGCGTATGCGTATATATTGTCGCAAAATATTGATGAGACAAAAATTAAGCAAGATGAGACTAACAAGCTACTTGAGGAACTTGTCAATCACTTAGTGCCGAGTCATTCGCAAGCCGCTGATAAGAATTCGAGTGGTTCAAGTGGCGGTAGCGGAGGCTCTGGCGGAACTGGTGGAAAAACAAATTCGAATGAAAATTCGAATCCTTCTAAAGAAACTTGGAGTGCTTTCTATGGTGGGCAACTTGTCGCTTCTGGCTTTTCAACAAGACAGGAGGCCCTTAATGCTGCAAATAAATACAAAGCACAAGAAATTAATAAATATAAGGTTTTATTAGGAAAAACTAAAAACGAGCAAGTCAAACAATTAGCCGAAAGAGATTTGAAAAATGCTGAAAAGAAAGTTGCATCCGTAGGGCGTACAATTGCGGTCTATAAAACCGGCGGCCTTGCAGCTCAAACTGGCCTTGCTTGGCTTGATGGCACCAAGTCTCGTCCTGAACTTGTGCTCAATGCGCGTGATACTGAAAACTTTATCCAACTTAAAGATGTATTGTCCGACCTGTTGCGCGGTGGCTCCGCAGCAAGCAACACAACCACAGCCGGCGATAACTATTTTAGCATCACAGTTCAAGCAGAAATCGCAAATGACTACGATGTTGAGCGTCTTACTAAAAAAATCAAAGACGAAATTTACAAAGATGGTTCTTACCGTGGTGTAAATGTAATTAGAAAAATCAGATAATATGAGGGAGGTTTATCCTCCCTCTTTTCTGTATTTTAAGACAAAAAATTTTACTTATTTTTAGAATAATGGGTAAAGGAGGCTACCAAATGGGAGTTGGCAAAGGAGATTTTATGGGCTTCCAGTATGGCGGTTATCATTCTTCACAATTGGGGATAACTCGCGTGAGTGATGGCAGTCGTTATACAGAGGAATTAGCGCCCACTATCAACGATAAAATTATTGAAAAGCCGGGCAATGATGGAACTTATTTTTTCGGCTCTTTCTTTACACAAAAAACATTTGATTTATCAATGGCTTTTGATTCTATTACAGAAGCGCAACTATATTTACTAAGAATGATTTTTTCAACCAAAGTACCACAGCAACTTATTTTTGATGAGACGCCTTATAAGTTCTATTGGGCTAAACCTGCAGCCGCTCCTCAATTCAATTATATTTGCTTTGAGGAAGGCGATGAATTACGTGTTTATAAAGGAGAGTGCACGGTTTCACTCGTCTCTTATGACGTATATGCACATTCTACCAAGAAAACGCTTGCTGAGTATGATGATGAAAATGTAGCTGAATGGTCAGATGTAATCGCGCTCAAGCAAACGCTTGATGGAATTGATACTTTCGGCGGCAGTCCTTTAATGGCTGAACTGTGGAACGCTGGTGAGATTGAGACGGACTGGACGCTTAGCTTGAAAGGCTTTTCAGCAGATGTTGTGAGCGATTCTGGCATCACAACTCCGGGCAAGCTCGGCACATCTGATGGCATACATATCTATCTTACAGATAATACAGATGCACAGCTTTATTTGTCCCAAATTTCACGAATTGGTTCTGACGATGAAGTCCGCATCAATTCAGCAACTAACTTGCTTGAGGGTTACAAAGATGGCAAACGCACTGGCAACTTGTATAACAAACACAAAACAAAAGGTACTTTCTTTAAGATACCTACTGGCCAATCTTATATGGCCTTAACTGGCATAACCGATGCCGCGCAAGTGGGTATAGATTATGATTACCTCTTCTATTAAGGAGGTTCCTATGCTTTTACGAGAATATGAAATTAGTGTTTGGGAGGATATGCTCTCAGACGATAAAACAACATATAATGAACATCCGATTGCAGTCATTGGGTCTAATACAATGACTAGTGATTGCGCCGCACAAGACGCTCATTTCAATAAAAAGACGACAGGCGAATATACTCTTAGTTTCATTTTATATACGCAATATTTTGACAAAACTGAAGGCACTTTTGTTGATAACCCTTTCATCAAATTGCTTGTCAATGAACGGAAGATTAAACTTCACTATAAAGACCAGTGGTATGACTTTGTTATAAAGAATATTGTTGAAGATTCTGATGGTAAGAGCTATACTTATACAGCACAAGCTTTGTTTATCAATGAGCTGTCTAAAAATGGCCTTGATATTGTTTTCAGTATTGAGAAAGAAAATTCAATTGGCAATATAACTACACTCGCAGCTGAGGCTTTGAAAGGCACAGATTGGAAAGTCTCTGATGAGTCTGATTTATTACGTCAAACTATAATTGAGCCATTGTATGTGTTGACAACCACATCAGTTATTACTGCGAAAAATCTTTTAAATCGAAACGCATCTAGTATTTCCATTCCTGCGGGTTCAATTATTTATGGATTCTACTCTTGTGTAATAAATAAAGATCCATTTTTTCAGTTTCTCTATCGAGATGATGGCGCTTACACAATCGACACGGATACTGGCGCGATAACAAATAGCACAAACTGGTATATAGATAATGTATCTTACTCGAACAGTGAGAGCACGCCTTCTTTCTGTAAAAATGAAAAAGCAATCAGTATTAACTATCGCGGCAAGAAATATATTCGCTCTACTACTAATTTTTATGACTCTAAAGTTGATGAATATATAACTGTTTATGAGGACGCTGCTGGAGAAGAAATTCGTGGTTTTACGAAAACAGAATATTTGTCTCCGACTTTTACTCAAAATTTGGTGACAAATTCTTCTAATTTTGAAAGTACAACTGGTTGGGATAAAGAAGGTTCATCTTACGTCCGCTCTTTGTTTCATCCACCGCTCGTTGATTCAGATGGAAATGATCTGAAGGGCCAAGATCTTATCAACGCATTGGCTACTTCAAAACTTACTTTACAGTTTGACTTACAGAGCAGCGAGTGCTTTCACAATAGTGGTTTAGTTGATAATAGAAAATTATTTGTTAAAAATGGCATAGCCCGCGATGAACGATATGTCTTACGTATAAAACTTAGCGAAGATTCAACAGCAATTTCTCATTTGAAAGGCTTCGTTGCTTTCTATGATGGGATGACGACAGATGGGAAGTATAATATACAAAAGAACGGTTCGACTGAACTTCACATTTTTGATTTTTCTTTCATAGGAAGTACGGTCGATTCTGATGGGTATTATATACAAAGTGCTAGCGCGAATCAAAGTGTGACTTATCAACAAATGTTGACAGGTACTTTAGGTTTATTCTTTCAAACCGATATTGCAGGCACTTACATATTTGAACAGATTGATTTCTTTAAATATTATAGACAGGATGGAAAAATTCTTTATCCTGAAAGTGTGCCAAGTGCTGAGGCACAAACCGTTTATTATTACTATAGCCCTAGCAAAAACATAAATGCAACATCATCCGATGAAATTAAATATGAATATGTCGGTGCATCACCTTGCATTGACTATGTTGTCAAATATGACGAAAATTGCGAAAAACGACGCTCTTATGAGACAGAAAAAACAAATCGTTTTAATATCCTACAAGATCTCGCAGAATTGTTTGAGTGCTGGGCTGATTTTGTTATAGAGCACAATGAGGATGGTTCTGTTAAAAAAGATGCTAATGGAGTACCACAGAAGTATGTAATTTTTCGCAACTATATTGGTGTTGAAAATTTTGCTGGTTTTCACTATGGAATCAACCTCCAGTCAATTGAGCGCACCATTGATAGTGACCAAATTTGTTCTAAAATTGTTGTAGAAGACAACGATAATGAGTTCGCCACTGATGGCTACTGCTCCATTTCACGCGCGACTGATAACCCGACCGGTGAGCTTTTCTTCTATGATTTTCGCCACTATTATACTCAAGGTTTGCTGAATTACAGCGAACTGATGAATGATCTTTATCTTGAAGTTGATCCGTGGCTTGGTTATTATGTCAAAATGAAGCGCATCAATCAGAATCGACAGGCACTTCTTGAAGAGGCATCCGCAATAGCAAATTCAATGAATAATTTGTCTGCGTCGAATCAAACTTATTATTTAATATATACAGAAGCAAGCACTCAGTTGAATGACAAAAAGCAAGAACTTGCTAACTATCCTCCTGCAAAGGGGTATAGATATGAAGACTTTATCAAGAATCCAATAACAGATAAATATGTTATTTCCTTAATAGAACATGACCCTGAGATTATAGGAATTATAACGACAATCGCAGTTCTTAAGCGGCAAGTTGAACAGAATAAAAAATTTTATGATACTTATAAAGAAGCTTATGATGCGGCTCAAGCTCGTTATAAAGAGATTCAGAAAAGCCTTGAATCCTCAAAGGCTCAAAAAGAGGCTCTTAACAAAAAATTCTATGAGAAGTATTCACGCTTTATTCAGGAAGGCTCTTGGACAAGTGAGGACTATCTTGATGATAATCTTTACTACTACGATGCGGCAGCTACACTTGCTGAATCAGCAAATCCGCAAATTACTTATTCAATTAGCGTAATTGACATTGGCTCTCTTGATGGGTTTGAGGGCTACACTTTCAATCCGGGTGATAAGACTTACATTGAAGATACGGAATTCTTCGGTTATGTTTATATTGATGGTGTAAAGACTCCTGTTCAAGAAGAAATTGTCGTAAGTGAAATTGATGTTGTTTTAAATGACCCATCACAAGACACAATAACCGTTCAAAATTATAAAACTCGTTTTGAAGATATGTTCCAGCGTATTAGTGCGACAACGACTTCTCTTCAATATCAGTCTGGCAGCTATGCTCGTGCGGCCAATGCTGTTACAAAAACTGGCGAAATAAAAGCGGAAACACTTCAGCAAAGTTTTGCTAATAACGCTTTTACACTTGCTAATGCGGGTGATCAGACTGTTTTGTGGAATGAAAATGGTATTACAATTTCAAGCCCACGTACACCAAATCAAATTGTTCGTATTATAAATGGTGGTATTTACTTAACCAAAGATAGTGGTACAACTTGGAGTGCGGCGATTACAGGGGCAGGAATTAATGCATCTTATATAAATGCTGGACAGATTGATACTAATGTTATTCGTATAATGAATGGTGCATTTCCAACTTATAAGTGGGATGGAAACGGGTTAAGCGCATATTGGTTTTCTCAGAATTCTGATGGCTCGATTGGTTCAATTAATTATGGCAAGTTTGTACGATTTGATCAATATGGCATTTACGGTATGTTGGCCAATGATGAAAACTGGATTGCCGCGAATTTGAATGATGTAAAAACTAAAGCTAAATTTGGTTTGACTTGGGATGGCTTCTTTCTTAAGAATGGAAATGATTCTGGTCAAATTGAAATTAGTAGCGATAAAGATATCACAGTTAGCGCTGGTGGATATGATCGCATAAAGATTGGTAAGATTGGTGATGAAAATTATGGCTTATCAATAAATGATGCAACTGGCGCGCAGGTATTAGCAACAGAAAGCGACGGCTCTTTATGGCTAAAAAACAAACTTTCTGTTTCAACCTCTCTTGAAGGAAAAACCGTTCAGATTGGATATCTTAATGATATTGATGAAAAACACGGGCATCAGGTCATTAATGCGACAGATAATTTTATTGTTTATGAGGATGGACACTTATTAGCAAAGAGCGGTGAATTTACTGGAACTATAAATGCGACAGGCGGGAAAATTGGTAACTTAACAATAGAAGAGCTTGAAAATTCAGGCTATACTATTTTAATTACCAGCGACAAAGGCACTGTTTTTAAAAATGATTATCCAGAAGTAATAAATCTTACCTGTGAAGTATATAAAGGCGGAGAAAAAATCAATAACTCTCTCGCGTATACTATTACATATCAATGGCAAAAAAACCATATTGATATATTGGATGCAAATCAAATGACTTATGAGGTAAAGGATGAAGATGTTACAATAACAGCAATCTATACCTGTGTTGTAAACATTACATAAGGAGGTAAAGAGATGCCAAACTATTCCGGCTCAATTACACTGTCAAAAATATTTGATGGGCAACCGGGCGCGGATGGCAATTCTTACAATCTTGTTTTCAATAAGCAGAAAGTTATAAAATATAAGGTTAAAGATGGGAGCAATAACTACTTTACACGTTTTGCTCCCTCTCGCCTGATTTTTTATGCCACAAAACGAGATGGTAATAATACGCCCGCGAAATTGAGCGATGATGATTACGATTTTACTTTTGCAATGCTTGATATGCTCGGTTCTGATGACACTAGTTCTTTGGAAGAATTAGATAAAACAAGCCCCTATTTTCAAGCTTTTAAGCCCTTCCTTTTCTATGATAATGATGATTCTTCAGTTCCCGCGAACTGGATTTTTGAAATACAACAATTCTGGGATATATATATTCTGAGTTCTAATGACTCTGATTACAAAATAATTGTAAAATATGCCACAACAAATGGTGGGATACCACAAGATTGGAGTGCTATTAATTCTGGCCCGATTTATGCAGGTGTTTATTTTCCACAGAAGATTTTAGATGGAGGCGAAACTCAATATTCTACTCCATCTAATGCATCTGATTATCATTGGTATTTACTTGGAAATAAAACGGCTGGGCAAGATGATCCAACTGATACAATAAGTAATGGTATTAAGCAGCTTCTTCAAAAACTTGGCCGCATAATGGGGCAAGATGATGCAATTTATATTTTTAAGCTGAAAAGTCCCGAAGCGACACCGCAAGAATGGGGTACATTTCCTCTAATACAACAATGGGCAACTACTGAAAGTCTTGCATCTTTCGCGCTCAATGCAGATAGTATCAATATGGCTGTAGATAACACAAAGCTTCGTTTCGATAGCAATGGGTTACACGTTGTAAATGGTGGTTTTGATATTACAAGAGTTTATGAGGACGGCCGTGAGTCAGAAAAAGTTTTCTGGGTAGACGACAATGATGATGGTGATTTGCATATCAAAGGTCGTTTAGAAGCAGCAACTGGCACTTTTGCAGGTGAACTCACTGCAGCAACTGGCTCATTTTCGGGTGAATTGAAAGCAGCGACTGGTTCTTTTTCTGGTAATCTTGATGCGGCAGGTGGTACATTTTCTGGTACTTTGGCAGCTGTAACTGGCACTTTCAAAGAAGGCTACATTCAGAAGGCTATAATTGGTAATGAAAATAGTAATTATATTTTATTAAGTGATACAGATGGAATCATTCATCACGATGCAGGAAATGAAAACATTAGTAACTTTTCAATTTCTCTTGATGGTTCTGTAATTGCAAAACGTATAACTCTTGATGAAGGCTGCATAGGTGATTTGACGTTCAATAACTCCACAATTCGTGGTGGTGATTCTTGGTATATTAATTCAACTGATGCTGTATTTAATAATATAACAGCCGCTGGTAAAATTACAACAGCGATTTTTGAACAACAAAAACTTCAGTTGTGTGGTGGTACTTTCTTATTTAAAGATGCCTACCGAATTAATGATGTTGAGATTCAAATAGGAGCAACTTCATTTATTCCTGTTTTCCGCGATTCAATTCAACCTAGCTCTACCAATCTATACATGGTTACAAATGAGAATCGATCTGCGCAATTTTATGCTAGTCCAGCTGAGAATGGAGTTTGGACTATTTATGGCAGTGCTCAATATGGTATTTATAATTTAGTTCTTAATTTAGGAGCTATAAATAATGGGAAAACTGATGACTGGCTTATTGCAATAAATTCAACGGCTACTGACTTAACAGCATCAGGATTACCACAGAATAGTGTGAGTTTGTCTTGTCTTGAGGCTGATAATGAATCTTATAAAATTGTTCCTAAAATAATCTTAGGCAAGATTCCTGCACGAACAATTTCTACAACAATTCAACAAGATACTTATGGGCTTTATGCTGAAAGCGCCTATCTTACTGGCACACTTACTACACAATATTCAGCAGATGGTGGAGTCGGTTATGCTGGTGTTAATACACTAAATGGCGCACGCTTCAATAAAAAAGTTTCTGGACTGAAAGATGATAATAGTCGTATTGTATTTTGGGCTGGATCAAATGGTTTGACAGACGCAGCGATTCAAAATTCAGTTTTTCAAGTTTCTGAAAATGGTACGCTCTATGCAAGTCAGGGCTACTTTGAAGGCTCTATTCTGAGTAAAGCAACAATTGAAGCTTCAACGCTTCGCACAGTTAAAATTGAAGGCGCAGGAACAGGCCCCGCGCTATCAATTAGTGATTGCCAGACGGGTATTGTTTTTACAGGAACAAAAAATGGTATCGGACAAAATATTTTTTCTTTAACAAATAATGGAATTGAGTCATCTGTTCCTTTAACTTTTACAGGAACAACAGGCTTCAATATTATAAATGCTCGTGCGTCGATGGATAGACTGATAATTGTAGATAATCAAAATCAGTCTGGCACGATTGTCATAAATCCACTTTCACTTGACTTTTATAGTCAATATAAGAGTGATAGTGCGCTGGCTAATGATTATACTCACGGAGATTATCATTTGCAAGTTAGCTCTGATGGTCTTGCAATTTATGACACTGAAAAGCGAGTAAATTTTGATAAGGATAAAACGAGCATCTATTCTGGATTGGATATACAAGATAATCTTTCTTTTGGCAATATTGATAAAGAAGAATACACTGCGCAGTATCGTAAAGTTGCTGAAGCAGATTCTAATGGGAAGAATTATCTAATTGGATTAGACCTTTATATTTCTAAAATAGAGGTTGGGTAAAGGAGGCAAATATGGCACAAATACATTATAATTGTCTCGTTCCGGGCTGGACAGTAGATCAATGGAATGGGCAAGTAAATATAGGTTTTGAGCTTTCTTATAATAAAAATACAAATGAAACTACTGTAATTTTTACCGCCAATGAATGTTATCACAAGTATTTTGGTATTAATGGATGGGGTACTGAAGCTACCACTAATATCACAATTTATGCAACTGATAACACAGGTGATAAAAAAACTGGCTGGTTTTATACTTACGGATATACTGATGGTGGAACAAAACAATTCAATGCAACACCAAGTAATATTGTTGTAAAGCACTCAAATGCAATCGGTGCAAAAAGTATCATTATTGAAACTTCGACTGCAATAAAGGTATATTTGAAAAAAGGTGTCCAATCAACTGGCACTGGTACTTATTCTGAAGCAGTTGCTTTACCAGCATCTCCAGTCAGCGTGCCGACTAGTTTTACGACCTCTGCGCAATCAATAATCATTCCGACTGGCTCAATTCCTTTGAGCTGGTCGGGTGCAACGGCTGGTATAAATAATGCAATAAAAGGCTATCACCTTTTCTGGAAAGTCGGCAGCGCGCCAACAGCTAGTTCATATACAGATAAAATTGATGTTTCAAATGCATCTTATACTATTAAACTAAATTTGGGAGATAATCAACGAGGGCAAACGATCTATACAGCAATTCAGACTTATGGTGAGATGGGGGTCAATTATGATTCTGACTTATTGGCTGGCCCTTCTGTTAAAATAAACTCACGACCAGCCGCGCCGGCCCTTTCGGCAACAAATGCAACATTGCCGTCAACAGCGGGCGCTTATAAGGTAAAAGTTGTGGCTGGTAAGGATAATGATCTATCACAAACTATTCAAGTAAGACAAGGAGACGATGGCGAAGCGCAGGCAAGTGGAACGCAGTTTTCTTTTAATGGTGCTGGCACTTTTACATTCTACTCTTTTGATGGATTAGAAAATTCAGCTACTGGAACTTCTATTACTATCATTCGTAATTCTAAACCTGAAGTTGGCTCAATAAATACGACTTTCTCAGCATCAATAAATACAAATGATAAGACTTTTTCAACAGCTCAACTTAAAAATGCAGATTCAAAAAAGCTAACTGCGGCGCAATGGTATATACGTTCAGCGGCTACTTCTGCTGGAATTTCAAGCGCAACCACGAGACAAATTACAACTGGCACAATTACAAACTCGTCAAGCGATGATAGCTCAAGTTGTACTTTGATTATCAATCCATTAGCTTCTACCCCAATTGTTAATCCCGGCTACTACTATCAGATTGGCGTTCAACTCAGAGATGAGTATGAGTATAGTGATATTGCTTGGTCAAGTAATATAAAGCAAATTTATGGCCAGCTTTCACTTACTTTGAATTCTATAACCGCTACTCATTTTGAAACAGGAATGTCGGCGACTTATGCGTCTTATTATCGTATACCAAAAATAAATTTAAGCTGGAAATCACCTACTACTTTTCCAACTGGTCTTTCGTCTTTATGGTATTCAATTTTCTATTCAATAGATGCGGGTAGTTCTTGGAAACAATGGAATAGTGGTATTCAATCACTTGCTGCTAATACAACTTATACTCCCACAATTGATTTTTCAAGTGTAGGCCGTGGTGACTTTTTAGCAAAAATTGTTTTATATGATAAAAAAGATGGTAGTAACCAGCAACTTGAGACCCCTGTGTCAAACAAATTATATTATTCACCAGATCCGCAATGGATGGCTGATTCAACTCCAACATTGACCTACACAATAGAGGCAGATGATAATCGCGTTTGTGTTCGTCCAAATTATGGTTCAAAAGGAACTAATGCGCTTACTTTATCTGTCCCTTATCCGAGCACAATTAATACGCTACTTCAAACTAATAAAGCTGACTTACAATATGCAATATATCTCTATCAAGATGGTAAAGATGTAAGCGCTGAAGTCCAAAGCAAGCAAAAAATTACAATAGGTGATAGCACTGCGACAGAGGCAGGCCCATTAAAACTTAATATTGCTTATAGCGAGCTAACAAATCTTTATTCAGCTTTTTTTGATAGTGATAAGACAAAATGGGTTGGCCCTTATAATATGTCCATTATGGTGCGATTTTTTGATGCTTTTGAAGAATCAATTGATACTCCCAAAATGAGTTTTATTTTAGACTTCCGTGAAAAGCCAAAAAAAATTGAAACTTTAAAAATAGGGCGTGATGGTGTTCTATCAAATGACTATGCCGCGGTAGCTGCAAAACGAAGCGCGAATACTGTAATTTTTCCGACTAGTTCCATTGACGCTGAAAAATCAATTTTAGTCGGTGAACATTTAATAATTGCTTTTCAGAAGCCAGCCCTAAGTTATGAAGCGCAAACAATCGGGCAATATATATTTACACTTTATAATACTGAGCATAGTGCAATTTATACATATAGAACAGCCAATATCATTTCAGCTTCAATATATGGCGAGTCATCACTAAACTGCGTAGTAATTCCAGCGGCTGATTTTCTCAGTACAGCAACTACTTTTTATGCAACAATTCGTCAGCAAGATAGTCAATCTTATAATGATAATATTAGTATCGAAAGCGATGAAAGTAACTCATTATGTGGTGGTTCATTAGAACAACCGGTAATCAATTTTGAAATGCCGGAGTTATCCGTAAGTAGCGGTTCAATGAACATAACTGTCACTAAGAAAACGGCTTCTTTGAGTTGGAGCGGAGTCCAAGCAAAATATAATTCCTATTTACGCACTATGGTATATGGCGATATATCTTACAGCCCGCTTTGTAATTTATTTTTACAAATAAGTGAAAATAATGATTTTAGTTCATCTTTTGAACTTCCATTAGCTAGCTACTCAAGCACTAATAAAACCTATAAGCTGGAGGCAAATGAATTTTCAAAAACTTTAAGCGGCTTGGCTGGTAATTGCTTTGTTCGTGTTGGTGTTATTTATAATACTGGTTTAAAGCTTGATTCAAATGGTAATATTGTCGCTAATCAAATTACACTTTATTCAACCCCCAAGATATTCTTTAGCGAAGCTCCAACTGTAAGTTATCGCCAAAATCAAGTTGGCATAAATGGCACCCCTGATGCTAATACTGTTTTCAAAGTGTCGATAACTCAAGACAATTATCTTGTAACGCTTGAAGGCTATAATGTAGCTGATCCTACAATAATCCATTCTATCACATTTGACCTATGCAATGGAAAAATAATTTCTACTAATTTTATGGCGACGCAAGATGAAATCGATCAAATTTGTAATGGTACTTATATTTAATGCGCGTGGACTTGCTAAAATTTGATTTTTTCTCCAATTTATGTTATACTATTTATATATAAAGTAAAAGGAGGATTAGTATGCAGCTAGCCGAAGTAATACAATTTCAAACTGTATATAACACACTTGCTGAAGCAAAGCTTCCATTCAGGGTGGCTTACAAACTGAACAAGTTATACGAAGAAGCTCAAAAAGAAGCTGAGTGGTACAATAAAGAATTTAATTCAATCTTGAACGAATATGGAATGAGAGACGAGGGTGGCAATTTCATTCATACCGCTGACGGTCTTGCAATAAAGATACAGGAGGGCCGTGAAAGTGAGTGCCAAGCAAAGATTCAAGAACTCGCGCAAGTTGATGTAGAACTGAAATCTCCAAAACTTACAATGGATGATCTTTCAGCAATAGATGCTGAACTGACTGTGCGCGAGGTCGCAATTTTGATGAATTTCATAGAATGATAAAAGTCCCGAAGAGGCATAATGCTTCTTCGGGATTTGTGCATTTTGTTCAATTTATTCTGAGATAATTGAGTAAATTGCTGAATTTCTTTTACGCTTACCAATAAAATGTCTAATAAGTCCACTAGTGCTCTTCCATATGAAGAAACAAAGGAGGTAGTAAAATGAATCCTTTTCAAACCAATACCGTGCAGCCACAAAATAGATTTACGCCATCTATGTTTATGACGCCGCAAGGTAATGTTTATGTCATTGATAGTCCACTTGAAGTAGCCAATGTTCCTATGGGGACGGGTTTATCTGTCGCAATTTGTCCTAATGAAAGTCTTATGTATCTCAAGATGTATCAAAATGGTGCGCCATCAATTACGGCTTATAAACTCGCTCCCTATGAACAGCCAACTGGCAATAGTAATTTAGACAAAGTTCTACAAAACATAACTGATAGACTTGACAAAATTGAAAAATCTCTTTTACCTAAAAAGGAGGAAAAAATAAATGACCTTCTCTAATCCTTTACAAGCACTTATGCAGATGGGAAGAGGCCCAATGATGAACGCTCTTCCCAATATACAAAAACTAGCTCAAAATCCCCCAATAAATATACAACAATTGAAACAAGCACTCCCGCAACTCACTAAAGAAAATTATGCGCAATTGGTTTCTCAGGCCCGCGCACAAGGAATTAGTGAGCAAGACATTGAGTCAGGACTCAATTTTCTTTTACAATTAAATTGATTTGCGTCCGGGGTAAGTCAATTTATATTATAAATTTTTAGGAGGTTTTTTGTAATGAACGAAGGACTTAGTGCTAGCGATATTCTCGCTTTGACACGCGATAATGATGATGGTATGAATAATGCTTGGAATAACCCTTTTATTTATCTTGTTTGGCTGGCATTGTTAGGTGGTAATGGCGGGCTCTTTGGCCGTCGTGACGACTGTGCAACGCAAGGTGCGATAACTCGTTCCGACTTGTTCGAAGGTTTCAACAATCAAGATGTAAATGGCCAACTTCGCGGTATTACTAATGGTATATGTGATGGCTTCTATGCTATCAATAGTGAAATGAAAGACAGCTTCTATGGCAATCAAGCCGCAATTAAAGATGGCTTTTATTCCACTCAAGCAGCGCTTGCTGAAAACAGATTTGCTCAGCAAAATTGCTGCTATAATAATCTCATGGCAGCCTAACTAGTAATAGTTAGTAAAAAATTCGGTGAATTGCTGGAACGCTAAGTTCTCAAAAATCTATATTCTTATTAGCAATTTTCTACTTACTAATAGAAAGTTAGATAAGGAGATAGATAATATGTTTTATGTTTATGAATGGTATAATGTAGATACCCAGGAAATCTTTTATGTTGGAAAAGGAACTGGTAATAGATATAAGCAAGTTTCTCAAAGGAATAATCTTTTCAAACAGTACTACGAAGAAAATGAATGTGCCCCAAGAATCATAAAAACTTTTCAAGAGGAAAAAGAAGCATTTGTTTATGAACATCAAAGAATAACTGAGCTAAAAGCTCAAAATCAATGCTTCTGTAATTTAGATAATGGTGGCACAGGTGGAGTAAATTTTATTTGGACTCCTGAAATGAGGGAATATAAATCTATTTATAATCCAATGAAAGAAAAAGAGCAAAGAGAAAGAATGAGTCTTCACAATCCAATGTATAATAAAAAGGTTTCTGAAAAAGTAGGAAGGTCTAAAAGTAAAATAGTTTGTTATCAAGGTAAAGAAACGACTTGTCGAGAAATAGCAAATGAAAAGAATCTTCATATTGCTACAGTTCAAAATTGGTGTAAAAGAGGCTATGATACTGACGGAATTTCCTGCTATTATAAAGGAGAATATATTGCTCCAAATAGAAAAGTAACTTGTAGTAAAGCTATTCTAATTGATGGAAATTGGTTTCCTTCTCTTCGTTCTGGAGCTGATTTCTTAGGAGTGAAAGACACCTCTCCTTTATCAAAAGCTTTGAAAACCAATCATAAATATAAAGGACATATTTGTGAATATGCCAATCAGCAGCCAAGCGATACGAATTCTGATAAAAGTAGTATCGAAGGTTCAACGACTAATGGGTGAGGACAGATACCAATAATCCCAACACGAGTGCCGAACTCCTTTCTAAGGAAAGGATGAAGATATAGTCTGAACTTATAGGAAACTATAAGAAATATAGGATAAAGAGCCTATATGATAACATTTGGTGAGACGAATCGCAATATTGACAACGTTCGCTCCGAAGCCTATAAGAACACTTGTGAAATTACCACCGCAATTCATAATGAAGGTGAAGCAACTCGTGCTCTCATAACCGCAAATACAATGCAAGAACTCCGTGATAAGCTCGCTGACCGCGACAGAGATTTGCTTTATGCAAACTTCCAGAACTCTCAGCAGCTCCAGAACGCATATTTAGTCGATACTTTGCGTCCTGTTAGTAGACCTGCATATATTACCTGCAGTCCATATCAATCTGTTAACTCTTGTGGTACATCTAGCTGCGGCTGTGGCTATGGCATTTGAGCCAACTCACCGTGAGTACATATCCGTATCAGGGGTGAAACTAAATGGTAGATAGTTATAATATTCAATCTCAAACTGTTGATGTAAATGACTTACTTACATTTCCTATCAATTCCATATTGACAGGCTGTACTGTTAGCCATACAGCAGGTAGCACAACATTCTCACTTAATAAGCCCGGACTTTATTTTGTCTCCTTTAATGCGGTTGGCACTATATCTGGTGCTACTGCTGGCGCAATAACCGTTCAACTCCAGAATAATGGCACAGCAGTTCCGGGCGCGCTTAGCTCAGATACATCCGCATCAACAACTGACGTTCGCAATCTTTCTTTCACAAAAGTAATTCGAGTCAATCCATCTTGCTGTGCGGTCAATAATCAAGCCAATCTGACATTTGTAAATATAGGACTTGGTGCGATTTATACCAATGCTAACGTGGTAATTACCAAATTGGCATAAGGAGGCAATATGGTAAAATATAAAGCGCTTTATAAAGCAATGTATGATGACTTGAAAGATAGTGAAATGATGATTTGTTATGCTAATGAAATTCGTGAAAATAAAGAAGATGCGGCTTTGGCCGATGTTATAGCCAAATATGCACAATATAGGCTAAATCACTTTATGGAGTTTCATAAGTTGTTCGAAAATGAAGCGTCAAAAGAGCCGCAAGTCAATGCTGAATCAGTAGCTTATTGTATGTGGGATATAACCCACGAAATGATGATGGACTGGTATGGTTCCATCAAACAAAAAATAGAAAAATTCTAATTTTGAGGGAGGAGCACAATGCTCCTCTCTTTTTATTCCCAAGAAATCATTTTTCGGTTTGGCGCACACTGCCGGACGGCATAGGTGCCAATTCCTATTGCATCAGCTTCATCTTCACTAACGGAAACATCGTACCATTGTTTTGCTAATAAACGCATAGAGCTTTTTCGGTCGCTTCTCGTACGCCCTTTGACTCCGCACTCTTGACGCCAAACCCCTGTATGACATAAAGTGTAGGCAATTCCTAACTCAAAGCAGCATTCAATCAAAATTCCTTGAAGCCATGCAAGTTGTTGAAACACATCAACACCCATCATACGCTTGCCTTCACTTTCGTTCTGGAGCTGAATGTTCTCCAAAGCTACTAAATCTGGTTGCCAATTATGAAGCATATTGACGAGCCAAACTTTTACAGCATTGCTGCGCGCAATTGTATCGGGTAATTGTGTTTGATAAGTTCCATATTTGATAAGCTCTTTGTCGTCAAAAATTGAAAATCCGGTAATATGTGTCGCTTGATCGAGAGCGAGTACACGAAAAATATTTTTCTTTTTTGGAACAATTTTAGATGTTGCGGCCTCTGTTTTATATACATTAGCTTCACACGTCGGACATATACGTTTTGCACGAAGTTTTTTCCACGGAGCGAACACGGCGTGTCCTTCAGGGCACTCAAACCGCATTTCTGTTTCAAGATTGGTATATGTATCGCTTATAACTTTCCAGCCGTCTTGCTCTAATTCTTCTTTAATTGAATCTAATGAAATTTTTGCCATTAGAACTTTCCGGTAGAACCGAAACCGCCCTGACGGTCTTCCGCTCCATAAAGAGTTATATCATTCACTTCTTGCCAGCTTATTTTAGGAATTTCGGCAAGAACTAACTGGGCGATTTTTTGACCTTTTGTTATATAGACGGGTGAACCGTGGAGAATTGATGTGATGATAGGGCGATGAGTTTCATCATCAAAGTCATAGGTTATATCTTTGATTGCGGGTTCATTGTTTTCGAGGATTATACCAATCTCATCATGGAATCCTTCATCAACTGTGCCTATTCCATTCGCAACACGCATATGGGTGCGAGCTGACAAACCAGACTTCGCGCGCACTTGTATTTCATAGCCTTTTGGTAAGGCCACTCTCAAGCCTGTTGGAATTATTTTAATTTCGCCGGGGTCAATCGTATAATCATCGAGTGCGAATACGTCAAGACCACTATCAGTTGTATGAGCATATTCAGGAAGTTTTACTTCATCGAATAACCGCTGTATAGGCACACTTATGACACGACGTGCAATTCGCTCATTCTCACCGAGCGCATTTGCAACTATACCGAGAATAGATTTGAAGAAATCTATTTTGATTTGAGAGATCTTACCATCTAGGCTTTTTTGAAGATTTTCCGCAATGCTAGCTAATTCGTCCATCATATCTTCGGCTGCAACGCCTTGAATAGCAAGGTTTTGCGCAATGCCAAGTTGAATTTGTGGGTCTTTGAAAGATGAATAGAATTTTTCTAGTACACCGGAGGCAATTACCATAAATTTTTCATCATCAAGACTCATCAGACTTGAAAAAGCTTTGATATATTCATCGGCTTCATCTTCCTCAATTAGGTTACCGAAGAAAAATGAAAAAGCATCACGCAATACTTGTTCAGTATCTGCGTCTGCGTCTACGGTTTCATTTACGCCTTTCGGCATCTCAATTGGCTTACCTGAAATATCTACTATATCGTTCACTCAAGTCCCTCCCATATAGTGCTATACACCATCGTACAAGAAACAACTTCACAGCTATCAATTATTTCACCTTTGGATTTTTTGTCTTTATGGGTATAGCCACACTTAGTTATCTGATAACCCTTCTCAGGCGCTTCAGTACGAAGCCTCTCCATTAGATCCTTTGCTTCATTTTCACTTTCAACCCTATATTCCTTAGTTTCTTTGAGCAGTATCATTTTATTTCTCCTTTTATCCAATACATATAGAAAGGACTTCCTTTCCTTTTTATAATATAATTATATCATAAAAAGATAAGGAAGTCAAATTTTTCAATCCTTATTTTTCAAAATTAGATTAAGAATTATACCAGCTATAAGAGCAAGTGCAGTAGCAGAAATTGAGAAATCGACTCCACCAATTGCAAGGCCGCTTATACCAAGAGAAAGAACTGCTGAAACAATTATCAGATTTTTTTGTTTATTCAAATCAACTTGTTGAAGCATCTTTATACCACTACAAGCAATAAAACCATAGAGAACAATAGCCGCGCCAGCAAAAACACAAGCTGGGATTGAACTGATAAAAGCTTGAACCGGAACGAAAAATCCCATAAGTATTAGAATGAGAGCGGCTGCCCCGCTAACTTTAGCTGAGGCTACTTTACTAAAGCCTACACACGCGACACCTTCTCCATAAGAGCAAGCGCCAAGTCCACCAAGTAAACCACTAACAGCATTTGCAAGTCCTTCACCAGCGAAGATGCGGTTAAGGCCGGGCTTCTGATATAGGTCAATACCAATTATGCCACCAAGAGCAGCGTGGTCGCTAAGAGCTTCCATCATCGCACTTATAGTGTAAGCAATAAATAAAATTATCAGAGGAATAAGCTGTGGTAGTTCAATGAATTTGTGCCAATTGACATGAGAGATAGCTATATCAGGCAAAGCAAAAAGTCTCATATTTTCAAAAACACTAAAATCTACAACAGGAAAAATATTTGTAATTGTAAGCGTGACTGCATAAATATAGCCAACTAAAGTGCCAAGCAGGAACGGGAGAATCTTTATAATTCCTTTCGCATAATGTGAAAAGAGTGCAATTGCTATCATTGTGATGATAGCTACACTAACGCCCCACATATTAGTTTCACCATTTATCTGAACATAAGTCAAGATAAAAGGCATAAGATTAATACCTATAACAACCGTGACTGCGCCGATCAATGACTTAGGAAAAATTTTATATATATTTTCAACAGGAACACGGTTAAAGATAAGACCAAAAATTGTATAAACAACCCAAATTACAAAACAGCCAATAATTGCGCCTTCATAACCGCAAGAAGTAAGTGCAATTATGATAGGAGCGACAAAAGCGCCAGAGTTTGAAATGAACATTGGGGACTGCCCTTTTGTTATAAGAATATAAGCCAGAGTACCACAGCCCGCGCCAACGAGTGCACCAGATACGGCGACACCACAAATATTAGCAATGAGCGTTGTGGCAACTATAATTGACAGCATCATCTGAATGGCAAACAGAATCAGTTTGCCAAATGGAATTCTATCTCCAAGTGAATAAATCATTCGTGAGTCGCCTCCCAGTCTTGAAGCCATTTTATTACGTCTTCAATATTATCCACTAAAACGCCGCCTTGCTTAATAAGACCAACCGTATAAAGATTCTGATAACAGAACTGATTCTCACCAATATCAAGACGCATTATTTCGGCTTTGGCATCATTGTATGTGCGATTTGCCATACGACTATCAGTACAAATACCGATAATCATTTTCTTGTCTCCGCGCGCAATCTTTTCGTGAAATTTGCCAATTTCTGCACTTGTTCCAGAAGGAATCACATCGCCATCAATGCAAGCAATAAGAACATCAGTTTCATCCAAGCGCGCATTATCTCCATCTGCAATCTGCCAAGAGCTTGCACATTTTGTTTTATCATTTATTTCTTTATTTTCCAGAGGATTATAGAGGTTGATTCCGGGAATAGTATCACGAATTTGTACACTCCATTTCTCATTTCTTATTCTATCTCCTTCACAAAAGATTGGTCCCGCCAAATAAACATTCATTCGTCTATATCCTCCAAATAAATTATTTTTTTCTCTAATTGCTTTGCCCATTCAATTTCACGTTTTGTGGATTCACCAATATAGCCATTCTTGTTTATTACAAAAATCATATCAGACATTGAAATTTTAGCTAGATGCATACGGTCAAGCTGTTGTTTTTCTTTCTTTGTCATTGTATCACCGTAATGCCCATAAATCTCAGGACTTAGGACAATATAGCCTGCAATTGTAAATTCTTTGCGATATTGCTGAAACAAAGGAAGAAACTTAGTACTGCCACACAACGTAATGATGGGAAACTCATTTTGATAGTTCCGCACTAAAATTTTATTAGTTATTTGTTGTCCCACGTTCATCCTCGATTCCCAACGCTACACCAGCGGCTTTATAACCCTCAATATAGCCCATTGTATGTTCTTTATTCAGCCTTTCTTGAATATTCTTATAAACTTGCGGGAATAAACTTGCTATCACAAACTCAAAAGAAAGTTCAAGCTCATCTGTGTTTCCATTATACGTTTTTTCTACTTGCTCAATTACTCGTTTTATGTGCGTGAATCGAACCTTATCTAAATTTTCGTCCATAATGTCTCCTTTCCATAATGTAGGGTTAGAGCGCCAAATGAATTACCTAATGCAGCAACTAAAATTTTTCGGAAGGAAATTGGTATAGAGCTTGCTGCTGAATAAAACATATTGGCAATGCAGTGATCAAAACCACAATAAACAAATAAAAATACAGGGAGCATTATAGCAAGAAGAGACTTTGTTCGTTTGAATCCTTCAACTGCGCAATAGACACATACTCCGCACAAGTAGGAGCTAAAGAGTAAATTGGCATATGACATTTCTGCTTTTGAAGAAGCAACTGAATCGGCCAAAAATGGATTTATCCACCACACCAATAAACCCAATAGTGCAGCGCCAGCGAAATTCGCAATAAGCATTATACTTAAATCAATAAGACCTGCGCCATCACCTACATAAGCAATACGGCCAGTATAAAGTGGAAGGCTAAGTTCTAAAATTGAAACAAGCCCAAAGCTAAATAACAATGCACCCAATATCTTATTTTGGCTAATGAGGTTGGCATATCCACCAACCCCAATTAGCATACCTGCAAAGAAAGCAGGAATTATATTATAGTTATCTTTTTTTATCATATTTATATTATACTAAAATTTTGATGAAAAATCAAATTTTTAATTCACAGATTTGATCCTTTTCCAAAGTTTGGTGAACGTCTATAAGGCGCTGATTACGTGAGCCACGAAACGGTAAAGTTAAGTCGCGCTGTTCAAGAATAAATGGGCCATCCACAACAACATCGCACATTGTAAGAATTTGGTTTATAACGATGTTTGGATCTTGAAAGTCGTTATTGTCTAAATTATAACCCGTATAGAGCCAAATATCCTTATCGGGGAATTCTTTTTTAATCTTTTGCAACAGACCATAAACCGCGCCTCGATTTTCTGGTTCTAAAGGGTGGCCACCTGATATTGTAATTCCCTTTACCCAAGGCTTAGAAAGAGCTTCAAACAATTCTTGCTTTGCGGTGTCGTCAAAAATTTTTCCGCTAGTGAATTCCCACGTTTCAGGATTGTGACATCCGGGACAGTGCATAGTGCATCCTGAAACCCAAAGAACGACACGCACGCCAAGACCATTTGCAATGTCACATTTTGTTATTTTGATATAATTCATTACGATTCTCCCAAATGCAAGACGCGCTCTTTTATTTCTTGGGTACGGCCAAAATTCCAAAAATTAGAGCCAATATAGCCGCAGGTACGACGTGCAACATTTAAGGTAGAATGGTCACGGTTGCCGCAATTCGGACAATACCACTCCATATTATCATCAATGAGAATTTCGCCATCAAAACCACATTTTTGGCAGTAGTCGCTTTTTGTATTAAGCTCAGCATACATTATATTGTCATAAATAAATCTATAAAGTTCTAAGACAGCGGGAATATTATTTTGTAAATTAGGAACTTCTACATAGCTTATTGCACCACCTGGGCTAAGTTTTTGAAACTCAGCCTCGAAAGCAAGTTTATCAAAAGCATTGATTTCTTCAAAAACAGGAACATGATAACTATTTGTAATATAATTACGGTCATGCCCGTCGAGTTTAATAAATATATCATTGCCAAATCGCTGTTTTAGGCAACGCGCAAACTTATATGTTGTACTTTCAATAGGAGCACCATAGAGAGAATAATCAATTTTTTCAGCAGCTTTCCATTCAGCACACTTCTCATTTAAACGTGCCATTACTTCAAGAGCAAAAGGTTTCCCATCAGTCTGTGTATGGCTATGTCTTGTCATATATTTTACGCACTCATAAAGACCAGCATATCCAAGTGAAATTGTTGAATAGCCATTATGAAGCAATTTATCAAGTCTCTCACCTTTTTCAAGACGGGCGAGTGCGCCATTTTGCCAAAGAATAGGGGCAACATCACTAAGAGTTCCCTCAAGACGCTTATGTCTAAGTTGAAGTGCTTTGTGGCACAATTCAGTACGCTCTTCAAATAGCTGCCAAAACTTATCAATATTACCGCCTGAACTAAAAGCTAAATCTGGTAAACTAATTGTAACAACACCTTGGTTAAAACGACCATAGTATTTTGGGTTATTATTTTCATCAACATAAGGAGTTAGGAAGCTCCTGCAACCCATACAAGGATAACAACGGCCCTTACCAGTTTTGTCTTTTTTTAATTCTAACATCATTTTTTCAGAAATAATATCAGGAACAAGACGCTTTGCTGTACATTTTGCTGCAAGTTCTGTTAAGTAAAAATACTTATCGCCCGGCTGCAAATTATCAGGTTCAAGGACATAAAGTAACTTAGGAAATGCAGGCGTAATATAAACACCTTTTTCGTTCTTGAAACCTAAAATACGTTGTTTAATAAACTCCTCTATCAGCATTGCTAATTCATTCTTATATTCTTCTGTCTCGTTTAAATACATAAATACAGAAAGAAATGGTGCTTGACCATTTGTTGTTGTCATTGAATTGACTTGGTAGTTGAAAGTCTGAACAGCATCAACAACTTCTTTTTTTGTATCAAGTTGCGCATACTTATGCGCATTCTCATCGTCAAATCCCCAATTTTTATACTTCTTGAGATAAGCTTCATAAGAGCTTCTAACAAAAGGTGCAAGATGCGTAAGAGTAATAGTAGCACCACCATATGAAGAAGAAGCGACGCCAAGAATTACTTGCGTTGCAATCGTAGAAGCTGTCAGAATTCTATGCGGCTTTTCAATTTTAACATTATTAATTACAGTACCATTTTGAAGGACATCCTCTAAGTTAATAAGATCGCAATTATGGAGGGTCTTCTGGCCGAAATAATCAATATCGTGGAAATGTATAATACCTTTCTCATGCGCGTCCACAATCTCAGGGGGAAGAAGAAATCGTTTAGAGATGTCTTCGCTAACAATACCGGCCATATAATCACGCTGTGTCGTTACAAGGTCGGCATTTTTATTTGAATTTTCAGCGTTCCAATAATCACTTGTACCACTGATTAGTTCAAGTAAATCTTTGTCTGTTGTATTACCTTCACGCGCGAGTCTATGTTTATACCTGTATTCAACATAGCGCTCAGCCACATCTTTTCTTGAACTAGCCATAAGCCGCTCAACTACTAAGTCTTGAATTTCTTCAACGCTCAAATCTCTATTAAGCTTTTCTATTTGAGTAGCCACCATTCGTGCCTTATTTTTGGCATAAGATGTTTCACGTCCATCTACTTCCAAAAAGGCTTTGAGAATGGCGACTCTAATTTTTTCTTTATCAAATGGAACCGTAGTCCCATCACGTTTTATGACGTACAAATCAATCCCTCCCCGGTTCCTCTAAATAACAAAAACGACAGTAGCCATCAATAAATTCATGAGTACATTGCTTCTGTAATTCACGATTTTCTTTTATCAGCGCAGCTACTGTATTGTTCAGAGTATAAACATTCGGGGACATAATGGACTGAATTATATCATTGTTTGCCTCAATTTTTTCGTGTATTTCTTGGTTAGACATATTCCAGCTTTCCTCCTTTTAGTTCTACATTGCGGGCCTCATAGAAGGCCCTGAATAAATCATAGTTTTTTACACGGATTTTTGTAAGAGAAAGGCGCGCATCAATCTTAGTGGGGACGTGCGGCCTTTTTGTTTTTTCGTCTGGTAATGATCGACAAAATGCATAAACACTATCGCTACCAAGATATTCCTCAAAGATATCTCGATGGCGCGGAGACATTAGTGATACTGCATAGCAATTCATCAGATCAATTGTTTTGTCCCATCCCATTTTCTCAAAATATTCTTGGTCATAACGGAATTTGATTCGAGAAAATGTGTGGCGAAAATATATAATTTGCTTATGAATTAGCGGCAAAACGCGTTCATAAAAATCATCTTGTGAATTACATTCACGTGTAATGTCACATTCAAGTTTACTTTTCTTTTTATCCCCTGTTATATAGACATTTTCCAACATATCATTCGGAATAAGTCCATCATAAAGGAAAGTAAAATATTGAGATGAAGTCGGCAAGCTCATCCATTGAAGAAGCGAGTTCGTATTCTCCGCATAAACAGGAAATTTACTTGAAATATATGGATGAAAAATTCCATAGTTTTTCATTTGCTTCAACAAGTCTTGAATGACTTCAAATGCCCCATCTATCTGACCGGGCGTGAAATCGTGTAAGAATAAATTTGTTTTTGAGTTAAATGAAGAGGCAAGCTGTCGCGAAAACTGCGGGTTTATTGTCGTCCCATCAAGAGAAAGTCGTAGATGTTGTGCTTTCGTAAGCGATTGGAACGTTAGTGCCATTACCTCACTTGTCTCAAACAATCGTCGTTGTGTCTGATAGATAGATGTATCAGGCGGCAAATTTTCAATTTCTGGTGGTAATTGCAGGTATTGATTGTCTGAAAAAGCAAGTCCACCAGTTTCAACATTCTTATAAGCTCGGAAATTGGGAATGAAGTCACCATCATTGTAATCCTTGTAATAATATAACTTGGTATAATATTCTGGCGCGAAAGAGGGAGTTAAAGAAATGATATCCCTCTTTCGGCGGTAATATGTAGCCATTTTCATTATTTCAAGATTGAAAGCTGTGTGAGTAAAGTGCTTCATATCTTCATCATAAAATCCAATTGCAGCCATTTACTCACCTCTTACATGAGTTGTTATACGGCCATATTCATCAATATCTGTTATTTCTTCAACCAGATGGTATGGGGTTCGGGAATACTTTTTTGCCAAAAACCCGTCATCCCTTCTAATGCCGCACACAATTATTTTATTTCCTCTACTAAAGACTGATTTTTCGATAACGTGCTTCTTTCCATCAAGCCCTCTTTCCGAAATTTGTTTATCATAATTAGCAAACGCCTCGCCAAAAATTTTGACCTGAACAACACCATCTTTTGTCAGCAATGAAACAATTTTTTTTGCTTTATCTCTATCTAACACAGTTCCACAAATGCGATGTATTCTATAAATTGGAATCGGCGCGCTATCACTATCTTTGCCGCGTGGTTTGAAATAAGTCTCAACATCAGGCTGCTCTTTTAACTTGAAGAAATTTGAAAAACCTTGAGCGTGCTCATCAATGTTTTGTAATTCGTGCTCGTGGAAATAACATGAAACACTATCCATTTCCCACTTGCTTATCGAGCCAAGACAATACTTATTCCATACATCTCGCATCAATCGCTCATTCACGGTATCTAATAACTCGTCGTGATTTTCCTTTATCCACTTGCGAACATTATCCATATATTTCTTATAGATTTTATCCCAAGCTGTAATACTAATTTTAAAACCGCTTTCGGTTTCATCACTTGCACTCAAATAGTCGAGTGAAAAGTTTTTATCGAAAAAATTTAACGCGATATTATCTAGTCCATAGAACGAGGAATCTAACTTCATTTTTTTGAGGTATTTCGTGAAATTATAAATACGACGCTCAAAGTCAAGTTCTTCTGGTAGCATCCCAAAATTTATCAACATTGCCATATTTTGAAGAGTAATGCGTTTTTTTGTATCACTAATTAGGCCGACATATTCACGCATTAGATTTACTCTATCGCCAAAGGCATCAAAAGCGCCGCATTTTATAAGGTTTATCATTTGTGGCTTGTTAATTTTGACTTTAGAGAGAAAGTCTGGAATTGATGTGTAAGGACGATTGGCAATTATAGATTTGACAATATCTTCACCGACTTTTGTTATTCCTCGAAGTCCATAACGAATAATATTATGTTCTTCATCTGGAGAAAAAGTAAAAGTAGATTTATTGATATCGGGTGGAGAAACTTTGATTCCTGCACTTACCATCTTACCAATCGCAGAAGCTACTTTGCCATAGTTTACTGTCTTAACTTTTTTCTTTTCTTTTACAGTTTTTATTTCTTCTTCATTGTCATCATCATCATCATCATCAGAATTATCAGAGCTATCTTCTATTGAATTTTCTTCAATACAAGTCTCATCAGGAAGCTCTTCCTCCTGTTCTTCCTCGATTGACTGCGAATTGACAATCAAACAAGCTGTATTCCAATAAATAATTGGAAATTGAGTTGCAATAACAAGAGTCTGAATTCCAATGAAGCTATATAAAAGTGCGTGGACTTCAGAGAAACTGTAGGACATTTGTGGCTTCATCATTGTTTTCCAACAATATTCCCCAAGTTTTTTAGATGGGCATTGAGAAATAAATTTCTCTTGAATTACAGGGATTTCCTTTATCTTTTTTTTCGCCAAGACTTTTCTACACTGATTTGATTCTGCCAAAGTAAAATGAGATATTTTCGGATCCATTACCATCAACATTAGCTGTTCCTGAGAACAAGGGACGCCATAATCTCGTTTATAATAAGGCTCAAGAATCTTTTGTTCTTCTTTTGTCAAACCATATTCATCCATTTCACGATACCAGAGATTGATATCTTTCTTGAAGCGAATATATCGGTCAAATGGACGTTCTTCTCCTTTTGGAGCTACAAGACGCATCAAAGCATTGGCAGAAGTCATTTCTGCCGGAGTCCGCGGCTGTATTGCTTGCGCCGTTTGAATACCAATCGCTGTATTGAATTGAAATACATCTTGGACTTCCCCGTTTGCCAGAGCTTCCCAAAGTCGTGGATTTTTGACGTCAATCTTTTGAGGATGAAGATATTTATTATAAATTTCCCTTAAAGAATGACACTCACTAAAGTATCCATTTTGGGACAATAAGTTCAATGCAACAGATAATTTATCACAAATATCCGTTACCAAAAAGTCGAATTTTGTATCACCTGCTGACTCGCACTTATGGAGGTCGTACTGTGTTGTAATATCTCCATTGGGACTTCTCATAAGTGCTCCGGTTTCAAATGGTGTCTCATTATATAGAATAACACCAGACGCGTGCTGCCCTCGACGAACGACAAGGTTTTCAACACCAAGAGCTATTTCTTTTAGTCCCGGATATTCTTTGAACTGATTTATAAATTCTTTTATTGGTTTTCTTTCTTTTTCTTCATTGCCCTCGAAACATTCTTTCAAAGACCAAGTCAACCCACGTTCACTTGGAACAAGACTGGACAAATAAGTTGCAATATCAACATCTATACCTTTCGGGTATTCTTTTGAACGATATCCTCGGCAAGCAGTTCCTATCGCGGCTTTTGCTGAAGTGGTCCCAAAAGTGGCAACTTGAACGACATTTAATTCCCCTCGTTCTTCTCTTATCTTTTTCAAAACAAGAGGACGCTTTGAAGGAGCAAGGTCCAAATCTATATCGGGGAGTTCCGCTCTATCTTTATTGAGAAATCTAAAATAAGGAAGCTCCCATTCAACAGGGTCAAGTTGAGTTATACCAAGGAGGTAATTACTTAAAAAAGAGCCTGCACTTCCTCGACCGGGGCCAACTATTGAGCCACATTCCCAAAAAAGGTCAATATAATGACGAAAAGTATTGAAGTAAGCATATAGACAATTTCCCAATTTTTCACTTATATAAGAAAGAATACTAGCTTCAAGTTCTAGCCTCTGATAATGAATCTTATCATCAATCTTTTTCTCTTTAAGAGAAATAAGGCATTTATCAAGCCATTCTCTTTCTTGATCGTTCTGACTCGCACTCAAATCTGAAAGAGTTGGATAATCAATAAGATCTTCATTTCTTTCAGGAGGGGGTGGGGAAACTTTCACAGTGGGGATAATAGGAGAATGAAAAATATCGTATGCTCCAATCTTATCCATTATCTCAAGAGAATTTTGACAAAACCCTTCAAATTCTTCTCTCGAAAAAATGTCTTTGATTTGGTTATAAGCTTCTTCATCATCCATTAAGTGAGCATCTCGATAAAAACTATCAACTTCGCGTTCACCATCTTTTGAATTCAAAAAAGCCTTATGTATCTCTCTATACTCTGCCGTCAAGAAATGTGCGTCCGTTCCTATTACTATTTTTATCTTATAAAAATCAGCAATAACTTTCACACGTCGATTGAATTTCTTTTGGTCAGATGACACGCCCGGTGCTATCTCAATATAGAAATCATCGCCAAACAGATCAAGACAGAACTTTAGAAATTTATCTATCTCAATTTTTATTGAGAGAATTTTTTCGGCATCGTTTTCTTTTTCAGCATCCACTAATTGTAAGACAAGGCCGTCAAATTCACTACCCAAGCAGGCCGTATCAGCCACTAACGAATTTGGATATTTCTTTACAATTGCTGCTAATTCTGTTTTAAGAGTTGGGACTCTTTCAAGTCGCCTGTCTGTATAACTGTTCAACCAAGCTTGAGAAGATAACTCTCGTAAAGCGCGATGCCCCGCCGTATTTTTTGCAATGAGAATAAAGTGCCAATATTTCTGTTTTGGCTCTCGCGTGTCAGTAAGATAAATCTCATTACCAAGCGCGCATTTGAAATCTTGAGGTATCTCGCCTTTTGATTTTAATTCTTTCTCTAACTCTAACCATTCGATATGCCCGCAAAGAGCTTCGTGGTCAGTTAGAGCAATTCCTCCATAACCTAACTTACAAGCAGTGAGAATCATATCTTTAGGTTTGTTTATACTATCAATGAGACGGATATTTGAAAAATGAGAATGGCTATGTGTTTCAAACCTCATTTCTTCTCATCTCCTCCCTAATATTGTTTTTATAAGAATGAAGTTCTTTCCAAGTTTTACATCTATTTATTCTAGAGATAGTTTGCTGACTTACAGAAAACATTCGTCCAATATCAGTATAAGAGAGGTCTGTTGCCCCAAGAAGTTCAATTATCTTATAAACTTCTTGCACAGATAACTTTTCAAAAGAAGAAACTCTTTTTATGTGATTTTCTTCTCTAATATTTGAACCATAATTGTGAAGATACTTATGCGTTTTTCCAATATTTATATCTTTTATAATATCTTCTGAACAAGAATATTTTTCAGCAATTTGAGAAAAAGATAACCTTGTACTAATAAGGTCTTGAATAATTTTTGAAGCTATTGCTTCTGAAATCAAAGAGTTAGGATGCTCATCTCCTTTTGGATGAGGCGCGCCTTCTAATCCTTCTCCTCCTTTTGTCTCATTATACCCATCTTCATAAGTATTATAATGTTCAATCCAATATTTTTCTCTTTCAAATCTTTCTTCTGGCGCACACTCTTCAATAACACTAAAAGTAAAATTCTCTATGCCATATTTTCTAAAAGCCTTATAAAGAGTCTTTTTCTTTTGAGCTTCTCCATCCACATCTCTAAGATGCTCTTTATATCTCTGTTCAATATGCTTTGAAGCCCCTATATACTTATGATGATTAATATTGTTTTCAAACATATAAACTCCGCACATAGTTGCCTCCTTCTTTATTTTCTATATATATATTATATCAAAAATTAGCCTAAAAGTCAAACTTAAAAGCTCCACTCCGCGTTTTCAACCTCAACATCTATGATTTGTAGCTGAGGGGTATAGTTTCCCATCCACTCATTAACGTTGGGCTTGCCCACAATTGTTAAACACATTTCAGGCCACTTGTGAAACTTCTCAATCAAGTCTTTTGCACGAAACTTTATGTATGTAATTCCATTTTTTTCAATTCGTATTGTGTCTTGATTCTTACCAATTATTTTTACGTCATCGGGTCTTATGTAGAGATTTGTTATCGCTATGAGGCTCTGAGGATTATTCTGGCCCCAAACTCTTTCATAACGCGAGAGATCGAATATGATATTGGATATGTCATTATCGCTTGCTTTGCGAATGAAATCAATATCATAGTTATTGTCACCAAAGTCATAAGATGCTAATTGAGTATTAGAAAGATTCAGTAGTTCATTGCAGCTATCGGCTGGAATAGCAAACCCAGCTGCATTAGCGTGCGTGTAATCCCTTGTTTCCAAGGGCACTGACTATTTCTTACATATGTAAAAACATATGAATACCTATTTCGGGCGGCGTACCAATAGCCGTCCTACTCTCCGAAGTGGAGATAGTCGATACAGGTGCCTTGCCTAAGCAAGTCTTCCCACGAGATTAGCTTATCTTTCGACTTAGCCTTCCTCGTTAGCCGCGAATGCGACCCCACTGGTAAGTGGAAAAGGTATAACGGGCCAATTTCTCAACCCTGTACATAATCAAACAATGACGTATCTAACAAATAATCTTTGAACGACGTGAGCGCACTCTGCGAAAGTCCTCTAATACTTCCTTTTATCATCCCATCTGAGCCTTCGCGTCCTATCATTGTTGGCTTATGGTATCGCGCGCTAAGTTGTGTGGCAATTAGACCGTTCAGCTCAGAAGGAAAGTCATCATCATCGTCAAGTTTAACAAACAAAATTTTATTTTCTAACAAATCATACTTGTGTATCTTATACTCAAGTTGTTCGGTTGCTTTTTCTTTTGCTCTATCTTGATGTGATTTTGCATTTGTACATTCACGCGCACTTTCAATCGCAAGTTTTTCAAGTGTTCCTTTTGCTCCGCGCTTGCCACTTGGCACAAGTGTTTCACCCATAACAACCGCACGATAAAGGCGTTCTTTCTCCTCTTGAGAGCCTACACGAATCATTGCGTTTATCAGTGGCGTTATGTAAAATGCAACAGTTGTCGGATTGATCTCGCCACCCATTGAGTAGGACTGTTTTTCAACAAGAGTTTTGAGAAAAAAGTTTTGTATGTTAGAACAACCACACTGAACAATAAATTGATTTTCATAAGACAACATACTTACCATATCACTAATGATACCCAATGCCGCCAAATCAGTATATTCCCAAGCCCAATTATGGCCGAATGCAGCATCGAGCGCATGACAGAATTGCCACACAACACCAGCGCCGCATAGATCTTTATTCTGATAGACAGAGCTTGTTTGGTTATTTATAAGAATCATATTGGGTGGGATTTCACTCGTAGGCTCTAATTCGTGGTGATCAATAACCAATACGGGGCAATCTAATTGTTTAATATACTCGCCATCATTAGTCCCGGCATCTGGAATTAGAACACCGCTCCAACTATGTTCAAGTAATTGTTCCATCACATCACTACAGCCGTGCTGCTTACCACTATGTATTATCTGTATAATATGTTTTACAGGATTGAGTCGCTTTATATATTGATAAATAATGCCACTTGATGTTAAGCCATCAGCGTCACAATCACAAATAATAGCCAGTGGGTTCTCATCATCAATGTTTTGCTTGATGAACTCGATACCTTTATCTACATTGTCCAGTGCGCGATAGCTCTGTAAACACGACTCATCAGGATTTAAGAACAGCTCAACATTTTCAATTCCTCTCAGCCGTAAAATTTGTTCTCCATAATTATCATATATTCCATCATTTGTCAATTTATATTTCACTGCACTTTTACCCTCCTACGCAGCAGTTCACGAAAAATCTTTTCGCCTTTATCAGTGGGACTATCCTTTGGTTCAGTAAGTCCATCTCTATCATAAATAAAAGAAAAATTAGTAAGTTTACTATACCTTTTACACATTGCGTAGAGCTTGTTGAAATATATATCTTCACCGGGCTTTTCTTCGTTATCAAAGCAAAGAACAACTTCATCTGGACGTCCAACTTTAATAATTTCACGCATTGTCCATTTGTTCAAATGAGAACCACATACTGCAACAGAGCAATTGTTCATATTGAAGTTCTCTTGCTGAAGAACGGACTTTTCTCCTTCGTAGATATAACAGATATGATCTTGTTTTATTTTCTGTTTATTTTGATAAAGTCCATACGGGTTGAGCGAAAGTGGATGACTATACCAAATTCCTTCAACCTGAACTGGCATATATTTACCTACATTTTCAACTTCCCATGGATTAAGCGCACGTCCTCTTATCCCAACTAGCTCTCCTTTTATATTATAATGAGGAATTATAATTTTGTTCTGGCTTATCGAATAACGAATGTCAAACTTATCCATTGCTTCTTTTGTAATTCCATCATTCAACCATTCGGGCGGATAAAACTTTGTAAATACGTCTAAAACACGTTTATCATAGATTTTCAATTCTTTTGGTTTTTGTGGTTTATACTTGTCTTTCTCACTTATATATGGCTGAATCAAAGATGAATGTTCAGCCGCTGTGTAAGTAGAACAATTCAATGCGGGAAGTAAAATATCATTATGCCAATCATACAAGATGTTTCTTGTGTCATAATAATGTTTCAAAAAACTAAAAATGGACATATTACCGCACTCACTATAGCAGACAAACAAATGAGTGTCAAAATAGTAATATAATTTTGGACTTCCTTCGTATGTATTATGGCAAATTGTTGTGCAAACTAAACAATTATTTTTTCTTTGGACTTCTCCGCCAAGCTGACGGAGTAGATTCTCTACCCCATCTGGCGTCAGCCCTTTTACAATACTTTCGTAATCAATCAATCTTATTCAACCTTTCTATCAGCTCTTTTATTTCGTTTGCTTCACTATCATCCCAGTTATATACTTCAATTTCATTGACAACAAAATCATCAAGTGGTTCTAGCAAAGAGTTCGTAATAAATAAATCTTTCTTTTTTAAACGCCCCAAATCAACATATGACCAAATGCGCGTTTGCGTCCATCGTCCACTCCTCAATTTATAAACATCTGCAACCTGATTGGGTGTTCCATACATACTGATAAAATTATCCTTTAGAATTAACAATTCATCATTTGTTGGGCGTGACATAATCAAACCATTATCCGCTTTATTGATGATTGCGCGGCTACCCGCAAGAGAGGATTCATTTCTTATATCTTTGTTATCATCAGCTTTTGCATTTACCTGTGTTGAAGTGAAAACCGCGACATTTAATTCAACTGCTAAATTTTTCAGTGCGGTTGTCATAAATAAAAGCAATTCATCATTTCTAAGTGCAGTCCCTTTGAATTCATTTACTAACGAAGGGCTTATGAAGATATAGTCGTAAAACACAACATCAACTTCATTTACAATACACTGGTCGCGCACAACCGCATTTATGAGTTCAATTGTCGGCTCTGGCATACGTATCACAATAAAGCTTTTTTCATATTGCTTCATTATTTCAAGAGCTTGTTTGATAATACGTTGTTCTGTCTTATCAAAATTTGCATAGCGAAATCTATCTTCATTGATGTCAGTGAGATAAGCTAGAACCATTTTTTGGATCTCTTTTTTCTGCTGCTCTGTTATAATAAATAAAACTTTTTGCGTATTACCGCACTGAATCCATTTGCCATTCTCTGTATTATAACGAACAGGATAAGCAAGATAGCAAGCATCCATTACCGCAGTACGCGTCTTACCGAGGCCACTACTAGCTGAACGAACTGTCAAAGTTCCTTTTAGCGCGCCATTCATTATCTCATTACAAATCGCGCCCTGTATTGGATAACCAATTTCTTCTGTGGAGCCAAAACTTTCAACCAATTCCTCAATACCATCTGCGAGACTTTCAATTTCAACTTCTTCACCAGCCGCATATTCACTTTCTAAATGAACAAGTTGTTTTTTTAGACCTTTGATAATATCTTGCGGTGTCAGCTCTTTGAATCTCTCATTTATCTCACTTGCACGTGGAGCTGTTAAATCTTTCTCATAGAACGATTTGACACTATATCCTTGCTTTTCAAGGTCTGTCATCAAGTTGAACTTTTTGAGTTGGTTATAATAAAAGCCAAAATTTTCAACTTCTGCCAGCTCAATCAAATCCTGAACTCTTTCAAGCCCATTTGACTGTTCAAATAAAGACTTTGACATTGGGTCTTGTCCAAAAACTCCTTCAATGTCAATTGGCCTTATTTTAGGGGCACCGCTCGTATATAACATATAAATGGCTTTGAAGACTCGTCTATCAAACTTATCTTCAAAGTCTAGCGGTGTCAATGAATATTTGTCTGTTTCATTTAGGAGTTTGGGCTGAAGAATCAAACCGCCAAGAACCTGATTTATAGAAGTGCGGTCAATCAATCTTCATCATCCTCCATTGAATAAGTTTTGCGATTATTTTTCTTTTTAGAAGTGGTTTGCCGTACAATCTGTTTCTGTGTTTCAGATTGTTTTTTTGCTTGCTCTTCAATTCGCTTGATAATATCACTATCGCGTTGATTCTGTTGTTTCCAATATTCGCGTGAATCATCATAGACATAATCTACAATTCCAATCGCGCCATTAGAACGTTCAACTGAGTTTTTCTTTACATCATAAAAATATACAAGTGCAAAATAAATACCTTTCGGAGTGCGTTTCTTTTTGAGATTCGATTGCCATTGTTTATCAAATAATGGATAATTGACAGCTATCTTTAAATGGTTCTTCAAGAAGTAATATGTACTATCTTTCCATTCGGCCTCTGATGCTATATCCGTTATCTTTTTTGCTTTTCTAAACTCCATTGCTTTCGGATAACATTCGGTGTGATAAAACCACTTTGTTGGACTTTCAATCCACGTGTCCTCTGGCACGACATTTCGGTCAAACTTTTTGTGGCAATAGCGGCACTCGACTTCTCTTTTTGGATATTTCAACTGTGTTTTTGCCACTTTCTCACTCCTTTCATATATAAATATTATATCACAATTTTTCTAAAAAGTCAAATTAGAAAAGGGCGACTACAATATAAAGTATTCGCCCGT